TGCTCAATGGGTCCCAAAGAATCGTAAGTATGCAGGAGAAGATTGGGTGACATGGTAAACGTGGACACAGATATCGACCTTCAAAAAATGAGGTGGAACGTGCTCATGCTTCTTGTGAAGCTAGATTTGTACCCTAGCATACCATTGGGTGATGGCATATGGCCAGCTAGCAAATATTCTATGCAGTATAAGGAATGGTATGCCGCGCGTTAATTATCTGTTTTATGGAAATCCAATAACTGAAACGGAGCAAGATTACAACGCTAGAATGCACTTGAAGCAACTATTGTCAAACTTAGGTTTACGCCGACGTAACTATGATTTAACTTAGGGGTGGGAGGGGCTTCAATGCTCTCAGGAAAGAACAAAGATGAAGATATCAAGGTATTCAAGACGCTTCCACGATCCGTGGGGTAGCAAGCAAGGCAACCGCTGCGGAACGATAATCAAGTTTCAGTTTCAGGCTGGAAAGATTATGCTTGAGAAAGAAGAAGGTTCTGTGCACGACGGCTACCACATAGACACAGTGAGCGTACTTGAGTCTACGCACAAGAAGTTTGTTCGCACCGGTAAGAACTCCTCGGAGAAGTTAAGAAGATGAAAAGCACAAAGTTTGGATCAGAGTATGCACTAAGAAGATTCTTAGCAAAACTAGGAGTTAAGTCCACCATCTGGGGCCTAGAGATGCAACTTAGAGACATGCACATTAAGTTGGCACAGAACTCTGGCATGCCCAATAACATCATCATGAACCCGCATGTCTACAATGAAATTGTAAAACACCTTAAGAAGTAACTCGATGAGTTTGCAGGATTATCATCAGGAAGTTTCTTAGCTCGATCTTGTGAAAGAGAGCTACTAGCTCGTGGTGGTCGCCGTTAACATCAATCTTATCGATGTGGTTTTCCATAATGATTCCTTTGCTAAAGCTACTTTGCGCAGCTATACTTCTATCTTAGCAGGAATTTAAGCTAACTTGTTATTGTCCAAGGTCCAGTGACGTGTACTACGTTTAACTTAATCATGAACATAAGTAGAGACCATCTTGCTTGATCTTGCTTTGCCTTATCTATTGGGCATGTACTTATTTTTTGTCCCATTTAAAATCCTTCCTAATGTCCTCTATCTCAACTTCATCATCTATTAAGTAGTGGTGGGTTAGAACATCTTGAGCCATCTTCAATCGCTGTTCCTGACTTGGAGGTATCGGGTTTAAAAACTCTGGTAAGCATATAGCACGAAACGGGCACTTCTCGCACCTCTTTGAGTTCATGCACTGCCCGTCAGTGGTGACTATCTCTTCTAATATGTTTTTGTCAGTGGTTGATAACGCCATCAATCAGTCTCGATTGCGTTATTTAATGTGATATCTATCAATTTGTCTATTGCGGCTGTTTTATACTTAAGATCAGCTTCTTCTTCACTTAAACCATCTATACTTAGAGCTTCTACGCAGCTCATATATTTTCCATTATCAGACCTAACGAGTTGTCCTAATGGACATTGAGCGCATATCGAAGGGGTTGCCCAAGTACATGAGCCATCTTCATCAACTATGCGCTCAAGAATTTTCACACCATTCATTGAATCAGGTTCCCCATACTAGATTGTACTAGGGCGATAGTTAGATGGTTGAGATGGTATAATTGAGTTTAGGAGTGACTTGTGGCCGAAGATAAACCAACAGCTATATATCCATCTTACCCAACTAGTTCACCTAGTGAGATGCCTATGTACAACCCTGATCCAAGCATCAGAGGTTCGTCATTCGATGATTTGCTTAAGAATCGCGGAGTGAGAATGACTCACGAGAAAGCAACTCCTTGCCCAAACATCTTGACGCTTGACAGCAATGCGCACGAGCCTCAATGCACCTTCTGCGATAACAATGGTTTTCAACATTACGGCGCCAAAGATATATGGGGCACTTTCACAGGCAACTCTATACAGAAGACCTTTGAAGCTCACGGCGTGTGGGAAATTGGTACTGCAGTTGTAACTCTACCCACTGAATATCCTGATGGCACTGAGGCAGACTTCAATGCTTTTGACAGGTTGACTCTTCCAGATTTTACCGTGAGACTATGGGAACTAAAAGAGTATGAGCCAAGACCTGGTAATGTTCAGCAACTTAGATATCCTATAGAAAAAGTTGATAGAGTGAGCTCAATCCTTCAATCGGGTCAAGTAGAAAAAATCTACACCCAAGGAGTTGAATTCAATATTGTTAACGGCAACATTGTTTGGGTCGACGGGATGCAGCCAAGTTATGACCCCTTAACAGGTCATGGAGAAGTCCTTACTTGGTCATTTTATGCCCACCCTGTATATTTAGTTGTTCAAACTCTTCGTGAACTTAGAATTACGCAAGAGCTAGTAGCTGGACAGAAGGTAGCAAGACGTTTACCTCAACAAGTTCTAGTGAGAAGAGATTTCTTGCCTACGGCGGCTGAAACCTTAGTTAAACCATAATGTTAACTCTCAACTTAAGTTATAATGAGACAGTTAACAGGAGTATAGAGTAATGCCCGCTGCAGTAAGTCGCAGACAATATCGCATGATGATGGCGATCGTTCACGGCAACGTGAAAGATGGTCCGCGCGGTCGTCCTCCAAAGAGTGTTGCTGCCAAGTATACCGATCCTGGCAAGGACGCACCGGATTCCAAAGACAAAGACACTGGCGGAACTTGGGGCGAGAAGCACCATAAGAAAGCCAAAGAAAAATCCAAAGAAGATCGCATTGCTAGAAAGAAGTCTAAGAAGGACCTTAAGAAGTCTTTTGAAGAGTATCTGGAGAAAAAGCATAAGAATAGTAATTGTGCAGCTGTTCTAGTGATGGATCAACATAACCGCATTCTTCTTGGGACCCATAACAAAGGCGGTCTAGCTTTTCCTGGTGGTCATTGCCATGAAGATGAAGCATTTGAGTTAGCGGCTGTAAGAGAAGCTGCAGAAGAGACTGGTTGCCCAGTAAGAATTAGCACTGAAATTTTTAGAGGTAAGACTAACGGAAATAACACTGTTGTTTATCTTGGTGAAATTGTAAGTGGAAAACCAAAGAACACTAAAAGTGATAGCGGCAAAGAATCCATGACCGATTGGAAGTGGCATGAGATTGATGAGCTCCCATGGAGCGATCTACGTGCCTGCTGCAAGAAGCCAATTGAATCTTTTATCGGCACTCGTTTTGGTAAGTCCCTTAAGGGAATGGTTGCTCTTGAAAAGTTAGAGAAGAACATTATCCGTCAAAAGGCTGATGCTGTATTTGAAGTGACACACGGTGATGCCCTAAGACTTGTTGGCAATGGCATGTTTAGAACCCTCAGGAAAGTAGTTGAGGGGATGCAAGATGAAGAATTTAAAGATGTTCACATTGATACATACGTAATGAGCATCAGAAAGCATATGAGCGACGTTTATTCTGGCAGGGTAAATGACGGACATAAGACTATCTATCAATTCACTAATAAAAGTTTACCTGAACTCACTGCTGCACTCATGAGCGTATTCGAATGGTATCTTCCAGAAGACGAGAAAGAGCTAAACATGCTCGATGACTCATCTCTGGATGATGATGCCGTTCATGGTGGATTGCATCACCTGATTGAAGAATATAAGCGTCACAACATTGGTGACATCTACGAAGAGATGGAATCTATTCGTGAAACTATGCGCAACGGTGTTGCGGTAGATTTGCAGCAAATTGAAGCTAGAATAATGAGCTTATTTGATAAGCTAGAAGAAGCTGTTCATGACGTTGTTGGCAAGCATAATCAACTTGCGCAAGCGGTTGGAAAAGACATGGACGAGCTTGAAGCAAAACTAAGAGAACTTCAAAGTAAGATTAATGATCCCGCGCCAACTCCTCAAACGGTAGAAGCTTACTCTGCCAATCCTGCAAATAAAGATAAGGTTCACGACGAGTATTACTCCTACCTTTCTAAGCCAAAGATTGAAATTTCACCTAACGGAAAAATTACTATTAGTTTTGCTCAAGATTGGCAAGGCGAAGAGAAAGATAACTTTTTGCGTGACATGCGAGTAAGGGTGCTTAGTAAAAAATAATGCAATGTGCATTTGAAAACTGCAGTAAGGGAAACCGCTAATGGCTAACATTTTTTTTGAGCTTGAGAAGTTGAGAGCAATCCTTAGAAATAAGGGTCTTGACGCAAGAGCTATAGAAACCATAGTGAATAACGCCAGTAGAGAAATTTACAGCGTATTTGAAGAGCAAGGTGAATCTGCAATGGAACTAGCTATTGAAGCTGGTATTGCACAAAGATCTCCGGAATTCATTAATGAGCTAAGACTTGATGCGGTTAACATGAGTCTTACAACTGACTCTGGTAACCTAGAGTTCACAGATCCTCCTTACCCCATGTTGAACAGATTACTTCAAAATGCTCAACCTATGAAAGATGGGTCGGGTGTTTATAAGGTTATCCCTATTGGCTCTTCAGGGAATGATAGACCAAAAGTGTCTACTAATATTTATGATGCTGCAAAGCAAGTTAATGCAGAACGTATTGAAAACGCTAAGAGACAATATCAGTCTATCTCTCCAACAGGTAAAAGAGCAGTTCAGTTTAGGACTGCAACAAGCAAACAAGATCCTAATCAAGCGTGGGTAAGACCAGCTAGAACTAAAGATTTCTCTGAAGATGTTGGAACAATCAATAGAGAGCTGGCTGCCTCAATAGAGTCAAAAATAAAAGACATAATTAGGTCTTACGAGGAGAGTTTTTAAGTGGATTTAGAGTACAAGGAGCATAGACGACTTTTACAAATTTCTTGGCGTGCTAAAAATAAGCAGCACATAGATCACATTGTTCCACTAGCTAGTTTTAACTTAGAAGACTATGAACAACTTAAAAAGGCTTGTCATTATACCAATCTTCAACCTCTATGGGCTAAAGACAACATGGCTAAAAAGGACAAAATATGTTTGTAATGCCGGAGTTGGTAATAAGAAGGTTAATTGATTTTGGCATTAAGGAGTTAAGGACTGATAGAGTTGCATTTGATGACTTATTTGCTCAAATGTTAGATACAGAGCTCAACCCTGATTTCGGTCCGCAATATGTTGAACAGATATGGCAATGGTTTACAACAACGAAAATACCTGTAGTTCAAGCATGGTCATTTAATGCTCAAAAAATACCCTGTATTTCTTGTCACCTTGCGAATGAAACAGAAGATGAATCTAAGGCTGCAATGGAAGACTTAGTTGGTATAGGTCAAAACTCTGTTGTTGGAACTGGTGTCTTTACGGTGATGGTAGATATTGGCATACATGTTGCTAGAGGCGGAGACCATGTTCTCTGGCTATACTACATCACATCTTACATTCTGTTTAAGTATAAGCCACTTGCCGAAAAATGGGGTCTAAAACTTCAAACTTATAGTGCCTCTGACTATGCAAAAGATGCAGATAAAGCAGCTAACAACTTGTGGACTAGGTGGGTAAGATTTAGATGCACCACTGAAAACTTCTGGGCAGCTGAACCACTCAAAGAGATTGACTATGTTAACACTGATCCATCTATAGGAAACCCAGTTTCTTGTGACATATCTACCAGCCTAGACGTCGATCCTAACTTAGTTGATAGAACAGCTAATAAGGGCATAATTGCTCGACCAGTTGAAGAAGATTGTGAAGAGTACGACACGTTCATTGACCCAGATGACATCGTTATTTAAGCGCTCAAGTGAGATATATTAAAGAAGGAGCAATTATGGCCAATATGGTTAAAAAGACAGAAGCAGTTCATGTGCCACCAGCAACTCAACCTGTGAAAGTTGATTTCGATGCTTGGTGGGCTATGAATGAGAAAAAGATTCCTGTGCAACACAAGAAGGAAATCATTCTTGCTGACTTTCGCGCTAGAGGGTTATCTATGAAAGAAACGCTCCAAGCTTACAACGACGGACTCAAGAAGTACGGCGTAAAACTGAAGTAATTAACTATAGCGACATGTTATAATTAGTTTTGACTTAACTGACTTAGGAGATTTGCTATGGCAATCAACGTAACATTTAACGGAGCTACAATTTACAAGCCAGGTGGCTACTCTGAGGAACTCATCGACCTCGGTGGCGGTTTTCCTGTAGGACCAACTGGTTTGGTTGCCATCTTTGGCGAAGCCGCAGCAGGTCCTCCTGGATCGCAAGTTCCTGATCTCTCTGCGAACGTGTTTTCGCCAGATCAACTTCCAGCTATTCAGTCTCTTTATGGTTCAGGTCCAATTGTAGACGCATGTAACTTCTTGTTTGCCCCAGGCGCTGACGGCGCAATTCCAGGCGGTGCACAGCAGGTTTATATCTATAAGACAAATGCAAGTGTGCAAGCAACTGCTGCGCTCTCTAATTCTTATGGTTCTCTTCTTGCGAATGTTTATGGATCTGGCGGAAATCAAATCACATATCAGGATGTAACAGCTCCAGCAATGCCTGCTACAACGTCTTCAACTGCTCCATTTAATCTCACCGGCGCAGCACAAAGCGGAGACACGATGGTGTTGAGAATTCAAGGTGCAGTAAGCACTCTTGACAACACCTTCACAATGCCTGTTTCTACGATTACTAGAGCCGAATTCCAAACTGCGCTAAACACTTCTGGAAATTGGTCAAATGGTCTTCCTGCTAACATGACATTTACTGTTACTGGCACCTCTGATGCTGCAGCAAGTCTAACGATTGCTCAAGGTCTTGGAACCAATGCGCAGCGCAATGGGTACGGTATGAACTTCCAATTGGTAAGTGGAACTCTACTTGCAGCAATTAATATTGCTCCAGGTTTGTACACTTCTGAAAGTGAAGACATGGCTGTTATCACCATCAAGAACAATGCTACTCTTATCACTGAGTCTGGCACTGTCGGTGGAAACATTGTTCTTCAACTTGGAAGAAACGGTGGTGTTGCTCCTGCAGTGACAATCACTGCTACTCAGATGTTTTTGATCAATAACTCTGTTCATGAGTATACAATAACCTTGGCGGATTTCCCATCCTTGTATACACTTGTTCAGTACATTAACAACACAACCGGTGGAAACTGGTTTGCACAATTGAGCAGCACGCTTGTTGGCCAACTACCTCCCAGTGTTCTTGATGAAGTAACTAATCTTGGCGCAAATGGTTCTAGCACGATCTTGCCAGCACAGATTAAAGATGATGCTTACGAAACTCAGCAATTCTTTGCTCAGTCTGCAAGCGTATCTCTAGTTCAAACTACTGGTGAAGGTGTTGTTGGTCTTCCAGATCCACAGGGTCCTACCTATCTAACTGGTGGTGCTTTGGGCGGAACGTCTTCTGCTGATATTGTTAACGCGCTCACTGCCTTCCAGGCAATCCGTGTTAACTCGGTCGTTCCTTTGTTTTCTAGAGATGCATCGGCTGATATCATCGACGGACTCACCGATCCTAGTTCTACTTACACCATCGACGCTATTCACCAAGCTGTTAAGACTCATCTCAGTTTGATGGCTACGACAAAAGAAAAGTCTGAACGTCAAGGATATCTATCTTTGAAGGACACGTATTTGAACTGCAAACTTGAAAGTCAGAATATGGCTGATGCTCGCATCCAGCTCAATATTCAGGACATTCGCCAGGTTAACTCTGCTGGAGTAATTCAGTGGTTCTTGCCTTGGGCTGGTTCTTGCCTAGTTGCAGGCGCACGCGGCGGTTCACCAGTTGGTCTGCCAATGACGTTCAAGTATTTCAACATGTCTGGCATTCGTCAAACGGCTCAACCTATGACAACTCCAGAGGCACAGATTGTTCAGGACTTCAACCCTGGAACTCAGTACGACGACGCGATCATGAATGGCATAACCTTCTGGGAAAAGCCACAAACTGGTGGTTTCCGTCTTGTAGTCGACAATACGACTTATGGCGCTGATGCAAACTGGGTTTATAACCGTGCCAATGTTCTATATGCCGCTGACGTTCTTGCTTTTGACTTCCGTAGTCAACTTGAGAATATTTTTGTCGGTATTAAGAACACTATCTCTGCAGCCTCTGTTAAGTCTACATGCGACAGCATCTTGACTGGTTACTTGGCTCAAGGTATTACGGTATCTACAAGCGATGCCCCTAACGGATATAAGCAACTAGTTGTTCAGATCGTTGGTAATACGATCAACATCTCAGTTGTTGTAAAGCTTGTCGAAGGTATTGACTTCGTGTTGGCAACGATCACGCTTCAAAGAGCGTCTTCTAGCGCCTAATAATTAAGCGAACTAATATAGAGCCCTGGTATGTGTAAGCGTATCAGGGCTTTTAGTTTAACTTAGTTTGTGGTATTCTTAAGTTATCTACAATGTTGTAGATTTAAATTCTCGGTAGCCAGAACCGAACTGGCAAGGAGTTAGTATGGCAGGCATGATACCTTCATTTATTACTGGTGCAAATGCACGAGTTTCCGCAGGCGGAAAGACATTTGCTTATGCATCTGATGTTTCTTATAGCGTATCAATCGACACGGTTCCTATCGAGACGATGGGTCGTTACGAAGCAGTGTCTAATGAACCTGTTAACTATTCAGTTGGTGGAGAGTTAAGTATCGTTCGCTATACAAAACTTGCAACTACAAATCCTTCTGTTACTGGTACTCAAGTTCCTCCTAAGGGCACTGTTGCCACTGGTAACGGTCTAGGTCAGATTACAACAACTAACGGTGACAATATGTCAAATCAGATTAATCCTGGTAACATCTTGCTCTCTATGACTTGGGACCTTAACGTTTATCAGAAAACTGTTAATACTACACCCGATAGTAATGAAGTAGCTTTCATCACTATCACGGATTGCAGATTTAACAGAATGTCTGCTGGTATCAATAAGCGTGGCATTCTAGTCGATCGCCTCTCTTTTGTTGGCATCTTGATGCAGGATGATTCGTTTGCTGCAACAAGCTCTGGAGATCTAGATCTAAGTACAGGCTAATCAATAATTCAGTAAAGTCATAAGATTGGCAGCCTTGAAAAGGGCTGCCTTTTTTATTTCTAAGTTAACCTATTAAGATCTATAATGAGCATATGGGCGGCGTAAAACCTTTTTTTCTTACTGGAGCTAATGCTAAACTTGTCTTAAACGGCAAAACCTTAGCCTTTTGTACAGATTTTTCTTGTTCTGTGATGATAAGTCATCAAACCCCTAAAGTTCTTGGCATGTATGAAGGCGTTAGTGTTGAACCACTAGGTTACAATGTTGCGGGAACCTTTAGTGTGATCAGGTATGTTAACAATGCTGCAGACAACATTGGAGCAGGTGCTACACTACCTTTTGGAGTCACTGCAGCCGGTAATGGAGTCGGCAACTGGGGAAGTATTTGGGGCGGTGGAGCGCTTGGAAACCTGCCTTCGCAACTTGGAACACCAGGATCAGGAAGCGATGGGCGTGCAAACGAAGCCTTAGATCCTAGCACCTATTCACAGGGCACTACCTTTGACATTCTCATCTATCAGCATAATCCTAACGGTGATCCACTCGGCGTGATTAGAGTTAGAAGCGCAAGAATTAGTAAGGCAGATTTTGGCGTCACTAAAAAATCAGCAGCCATGGACAGATTTGAGTTTATAGCTCTATATGTAGATGGCGACGCATATCAAGCAAATCCATCTGGTAATGGACAGCAGAATAGTTAATTATGCCAAATACCGGTTTTGATAATTCACCAGGCTTTTCAGAAAATCTAGTTAACAATGTTGCTAGTAACGTTAGCGGCATTTTCTCCTTAAGGCCAAATGCAAAGTTTATGAGTGGTGCTCGCTGCACGCTCAAGATAAATGGCAAACTTGTTGGTTTCGCGTTCGGTATTAGCTGGACAATTAATACTATGGTAACAGAGATCAATACCGTAGATGACTATTTACCATATGAACTTGCACCACAAAGAGTAACAGTTGAAGGTACCATCTCTGCTCTACACATTCCAGGCGTAAGCGCCAACACAGAAGGATGGCAGCCGAATGTGTTGTCATTCTTATTTGCCCCATACATATCTATTGAAGCTAGAGATGAAGCAACTAACCAGATTATCTTTGCAACAGATAAAGCAATGGTAGTAACTAGAAGTGAAGAGTTAAGGGTTGAGCAACTCTCTAATGTAACTATTCGTTGGAGAGCAATTGGCTATATTGACGAACAAACTCCTACGCCTTTGCATAACTATAATCAACCAAATAATAACTTGAATAGTCCACCTACAAGTCAAACTAACCCTGTTACCAGCGCAATCTCTGGCGCAGCCTCTGCTATCGCCAACGCAGTTGGCTTGTAATTGGTATAATCTAAACCAGAGGTTTAATACATGGAACTACCTAAGAACGAAGCCACATTCGATGTTGATGTCCAAGGAGATACTACATTTAAGCAGTACCAAGGACAATTTACTTGCCGCTGTGTGCTCTCTATGGGACAAAAGCATGGCATGGAGATTGAAAAATCAAGACTTCTAGGAAGCTACGTAAACCCAACGAATGAGCTAGAAGGGTTAGCGATCATATTTGCCAGCCTAAGAGCTAAGATCGTCGACGGACCAGAATGGTGGAAGCAAAGCACTGGTGGCGCAACCATCAACGATGAGAATGTCCTTGTTGATCTGTACAACAAAGTTGAGAAAGCAGAAAAAGAATGGCGTCAGAAGGTGAAAGATTTAGCGAATCCCTCGATGGACTCACAGTTGCCGAATCCATAAGGAAGATTGCTGCTAAAAATGCCAGAGCAGACCTTGACAGCGAGGAGCAACTTCTTCTGTTCCTACAAAGCTGGTGGTCTAGGCTTTACAACAGGCCTCTGCTAGATCCACTTCTTCAATCCTACACACTAGAGCAGCTCCTATACGAGTTCTGGGACCGCGTTGAGCGCAAGGCGGCGGAAGAAGAACGTATAAAGGATGTAGAGATCGAACACGAACAAAATAAAGAAAAAGCTGACCTTGATTGGGCCGAAAAGATGGAGCAAGAAGAGCTTGCCCAAATTAAGGCGAAAGCAACTATCTCGGAAGAAAAGAAACCTTTAGATCCAACTAAGGATCCTGCTAACATTAAGTGGATGGAAGAGCAAATGAAGTTACACAAAGAACAATTTGGGGCTTCTTTTGGTGAAGACATAGAAGAGAACTTTGAATGAAAAAGCCACTTGATAACCCGTATTCTAAATACAGGTTTGACAATACATTCAATCCGAAGTTTAGAGTTGAGAATAATCTTACTAGACTATACGGCATTGAACAAAGAGCCTTTAAGGACAATATTAAAGACCAAATGCCAGAGGTGCCGTCTACCTGGGTCAACAATGGCGCAACATGGGTTGTAAATAACGTATATAAGTGCACCCAGATCAATAAAGTTGATCAACCAGTCGTTAACGATAAGAACGCTTCAAAGCAAACTTACTTTAAGCTTTTTAAGTTATAATAGCCTTCTATGGCTAACACCCCAAACAGCAGCGATAACGGAAACAAACCTAACCAGATAGGTGACTTTGGTCTGTCCCGTTTAGCAGAAATTGCTGCTGAAAACAGACCATCAGCCAAAGAAGCAGCCGACAGAGCAAAGGCTAGAGTAGCTAGAGAGGGATTGCGTGTTGACGCTTCGCTTACCAGCGAGCAACGTGATTTCGAATCTATCGCTCAAATTCGTAAAAGCAATATCAACACGATGCACAGGACCGAACCTAGAATTAGGATCGCGGTCGAGGCCAGACAGCAGCGCTTATCCTCACAAGCTGTTAATGCCGTAAGTAAAGAATTCTCTGAGTCCACAATAAGTGGAATGATAAACGAGTTGTCAAGTTCACCAGAGGCGCAACATGGCGCCATGAGCATGATGGGTGTTCCATATAATGATTTGGTAGCACAACAGCGTTCACGCATGGCTCGCCTACAAGAGCTTGGCGCCGTAAACAAAGGTTTAGCTGGAAGAGTTATTGGCAGAAAAGGTATCAATCAAGATATCTATGGGAATATCCAAGCCAATACACAAGAAGCTCAAGGATTGATGAACGAGCTCGGCACTATCAGTGCCGCGTTGGGACAGCAAAAAGCAATTGGCAACGATCCTAGGTCTCGTGCTGCTGGGCTTGTTCAAGACGTTGCAATGGCAAAAGGCGTTTCTAGCTCAGATTCAACTTACGAATCCGCTCAAACATTAATAAAAGCATTTGAAAGATTAAGTGAGGTCACTGATGTAACCTCTAAAGAGTTTTTAGATCTACAGAAAACTACAGATGAGGCTCGTAAAAACTTTGTAGCGGGTGGCAGTGGCGGTGGAAGCAGATTTGCTAACTACGCTGGAATGGCGCAAGCTGGATTCGGTGCATTCAGCGGTGCAGTGATGCAAATCGGTGTAAACCAAAAATTAGCACAAGCTCAAAACGCTACTGGGTTTGCTGACTGGGAAAATCAAAAATATCAAACCTATAAAGCTGCAGCTGGTGGTGACATAGCCTCTCTTATGCGCATGTCGCAATTCACAGGGGCAGAAGCTTTTGGAATTAGAACAAGAAAAGCAGCTAATTTAGCAGTTGGATCTCAAATGGTAGGCGGTCTTGCCGGCGCAGTTGGCAGCGGCGCAGTAGACGATATCTCTGGTTCAATTGGTAATCTTAGTGGTTCCGCTGTTGCTCTATCTGACTATGCTAGAAATGTAAGTGGTGGTCAAGCAGAAATTGCTGCTCGTCAAGCAAGACTCTCTGTAGCAAATGCAGTTAATGCAGTTGGTGCAGAACAGATACAAGGATTTAGAGATTTCTCAGTTGGTCTTGGCACTGCTGCCATAGGCATGGGTTCTAGCGGTGGCGACTTCTTAAGGAGATCTATCTCTGGCGATAACATGAGTCGTATGACTGCTTCAAGAATAAGTCCAGAACAAATGGTTCAGATGACTCAAATGGGCGTTGCTAACATGGGATCAATGTTCAACGAGAATCAAATCTTTGAAGCACGTAACTATGAACGTCGCGGCTTAGGTTCGATGGGTGAGAACATGCAAAGAATGGCTGGACTTGCTGCGGCAGGTTCTAATAATCCTTCTAGCTCATTAAGCGCAATCACCGAAGCAGCAATCACAAGAGGTTTAGATTCTTCTAAGGCCTTAAATGCTGTTGTTGATCATACGGCATCTATGGCTGCATCTACTGCTGGTAGGGCAATGGGACTAGATACTACTGCAGCATCAGCAACTCTCCTTATGGCAGGCGTTGCTAAGGATGCTCCAAACAAGGAAGCAGCCATTGAGCATGCCGCTGCGGTACAAGATATTGCCCACGGTATTAGTGCCAACATTGGTGCTAACTATGCAGGAATGAGTGCGGTTGCAAGAACGCAAAGAACTCTTGGTGTAGGTGGACCACAAGCAATTGCTGCGCAACTAATCGATGTTGACACGCTCAAGACAATTCAGGGATTAGGCACACCAGGAGCAAAAGCTGCTGCGCTAAGAAACAAAGGTGTTAATGTCGCTGAAAGCACCGTAGACAAGTCTATCTCTGGAATGTTAAGTGACGCAGAAATGAAGTTATTAGAAGCAGGCGGAAAAGGCATTGCCCTTAGTGGTTCTATTAAGGGCGGATTAGGTGGTCTTCGCTCTCGTCTTGACAAGGCCGGTGGTTTTGGAGACTTATCTCCTGAAGATCAAGCTTCATTAGGATTAATCGGTGGATTTAGTGGAATGAAGGGTGGCGGCAAGGACATGTTCGGCGTCCTTAAGGGCGTCAACGCTGAAGTCGGCAAGGAAGCATACGGACCATCTGCGGCTCCAGATAAAATGCTTGCATCACTGGATAAATTGCGCACCACCGGATTTGAACAACTGGCTACTGCAGCTCAAACAGGTGCTGCAGCCTTTGGCGGTGCAGCAGAAGCAGTAGACAAGTTAACTACTGCATTTGATAATCTTGCCGCATCAATGCCTAAGATAGAAGGCGAAAGCACCACTTCTGCTGGTCGAGCGACTGCCAGTGGAAGAGGTATGAACGTAGATGTAACAAAGTTTAATGGTGCAATTGATAAGCTTGACGCAGTTCTAAACAAGGCACTCAAGAACGCAGGCGTTGTGGAAATGCCTAGAGAAGCTGTAAATAAAAATAACTACGGTAAGACCGGATTAAGTCATCCATGACACTTAACCAAACAAACAATTACAGGATAACGACTCCGCATGCGGCCGTCATTGTATGGAACTACAATGACCGTTTGGGTGCCGATCCAACAGACGCTAGCTCAATTAATGATGTGAATGAGATCATATTAAGCACTGTATCTTGTACTTCGATTCAAACTAGTAAAAGCAAAGGTTCACCTGCAGGTTCATTCACAATTACTTTAGCACCTACAAGAGATTGGGTTTCAGCTATTACAGCAGGTAGCTGGTGCACAATATTAATGTCTAATAGACCTATAACAAAGGCGCAACTAGATAACGCAGATCCTAATTTTGTTAAAATGATTGGCAAAATAGATACAGTTCGCGCTAACGTACAAGTTGATGACGATGGCGCAAGACACACAACATATGTAGTCACTGGAAGTGATTGGGGTTACATATTTAATAATGTGTTATATATAGATAACCTTATTGCTGCAGCCAATGATCCAACAAACCAAGGTAATACTATTGCGTTAGCGCTTCAACAACAGTTATTCGGAGAAGGAAATACTCCGCAGAGCTTTAAGGTTGCAGATAATCTAGTTGCGCTACTTGGAATATTTGGCGTATCATCCTCTGGATTAGACGCTGCTGGAACAGACATCAACAGAATTAACAAGTCAATATATGACTTTTTAATACCCGTGCAGATGTCTACATACTTTAACTTCATTGATGCAGACAATAATGTTAATCAGTCAACAATGCTTTCAGATTTGCTGACATTGCAGACAGGTAAATTAACATCATACAACTCTTATCAAGACACAAATGAAGCTTATGGATTTATAGATCCATTTTCACTACAAGGGACAAACTCATTTTGGCAGATTCTTATGGACAATAGTAATCCTGCCTTAAATGAAATGTACAACGAGATTGAGTGGGAAACTAGCAACAGTGGAAAGATAGGACCATCTCTAACTATTTTTAACAGAATTAAGCCATTCTCTTATAGAACTGATCTATCTACCACAGATTCTGAGAATAGTCTTAGGTCTCAATTTACCCTCTTAAAGACACACACTATTGACAATGTTAAGGTAACTTCTGTAAACGTTGGAACTAACTGGCGTGACAAATATAACTTTGTAGAGATTAGGCCTCAATTTCAAGACTTTGAGATATTGGCAGGATGGACGGCTCAAAAATCGCAAGGCGCAGACACGCAAGCCTTTAATAGAGAAGGATTTAGGCCTCTTATAATTGGTACTAAACAATTCCCGGTTGATCCTTCTGTAAAAGGTTCTCAATACGATGCTAGTTTACTTACTAGTTGGGTATCTCTTCTAAAAGAATGGTTCTTCGATACGCACAAGCTACTAAATGGAACAATCACCGTGAAAGGTGGAAGTGAGTACATTGGCGTAGGCAACAACATACTATTTGAGGCTGCCTTAATCAACCCAACCATGAATCTTAACTTAGGTGCTAATAAGAGCGTTAACACTAACTATATTCTTGCCCATGTAGAAAATGTAGATCATACATTCACAGTTGCCGATGATGGCGCGCGCAACTACACAACAAACATTCAGTTTGTTAGAGGCATAGTAGTTAACAAGAGTAATGGAAACTTTACACTGGTTGGAAGTGGATCTATAGATGAATTGGCATCTGACATTGCCGGCAAAACTGAAAACACAACAAACACCTTTGGCACATCTGATGGCATATCAGACTCAACTCACCCGATCGACCCAGATCCTCGCAAGTTGAGAGGAACGTAATATGACGGTAAAAGATAGTTCTATCTGGTCAGATCCAGAAAGCACAGCAGTTGTTAATAGACTAGATGGCCTAATTAGAATAGGTATTGTGAAGGGTGCATTCAATGACACTGCTTCGGGTGAATTACGCTATCTTGTTGAGATTCAAAGCAATGCCAAAAAGATTAACATGAATTGCAGGATGTTAAGGAGATTTGGTGGAGTCTACAACTATGAAGATTTCATTGATAGAGGCTATAAGACAAATGACTCTCCAGATCCTGTTACAGGCTTTAATGCGAAAGCAGGCGATGCTGTTCTTGTGGGTCAACTCAACGGGCAAGGCAGAGAAGGAATAATACTTGGTGGATTAACTCATGCTGCTAGAACAACCAATATTCAAGCAGTAGATGGACCGCAATATGACTCTGAGTTCAATGGTATTCATACTAATATAAACGTAGATGGAGAGTGGACCTTAACATTCAAGGGTCAACCTACTAACTTAGACTTACTTGACAATAATCCTTCTGGAGCAATTCCGCCGCCAACATATGACACTACAGTAGGTAGCAGCTTCATGATGTTCGATAAGGACGGCGGCTGGACTGTAAGTGACAACGCCATTAGCGATCCCCAATCTGTTGTCATAGATAAAGCCAATGGAACAATCACGACAACGGCAGGACAAGTATCTTTGGTGATAAGTAAGCAGGACCAATCAGTCGAGCTTACTTCTAAAACTCTTACCTTAAACTCTTCTGACTCAATTAATGAGTCTACAAATGATTACAGTTTACTTGCCAATTCTAGTGCAAAATTTGATTCACCGCAGATTGCAATAGGCCATGATGGCGTCGAACTACTAGATCAACTTACACAACTCATAGATGCACTAGGCCAATTAACTGTAATATCCCCAATGGGGCCTTGTTCACCAGTGATGGCATCACCACAATGGGCTATGGTAACGCAGATACAGTCTAAGATTAAGCAAATAATGGGTTCTTTATAACTTAAGTGATAGAATATAACTATGGGCATCTTTAGTTCTTTAGCAGATACATTTAGCGTTCCAAATCCATCGCAGGCTCCTAATACGGCCTATAACGATGTCATTGCCGCATCAAGTGATCTACAACTTGACAAGATGTACACACCAGATCCTAATAACTGGTTCACTGCTAAACCATATGGTTTTAAGTTTACAAAGAGAGGTACACCAGGAACACCTTTCACGATGTTCTTGCCAATTAATCCTAGTAACATAAACGTGTCTACTAACTTTGCTACAAACATTGTTCCAACATTATATGGAACTGTAGAAGAACACTCTGATATTAGATACTACGACATAGTCATCGAAGGAACAACCGGTATGTCGCCGAAGTTTGTTGAACCAACAAACAGCACAGATCCTAGTTATGCTTATGGCGCATTACAGCAACCAGGAAGAGCTAAGTTCAAGATTGCAACTACTGCAGCTGGTGGATTCTTCTCTAACACTATTGCTCAGGTAGGAAACATCTTGGCTCAAGCTGGTAAGGCTGTTACAGCAATCACTGGATCTCAGCCGATGGAGACTGCTCTTTATAATAATCAAACTGGTTATCTTGCTTTTCATAACCTATATCGCTTTTTGATGAAATATAAGAAAGACGCTGCTGGCGTAGAAGGCAATGGTCCGCGCACCACTCATCCACTTACATTCTTTAACTATAAAGATGGTAACGAATATGATGTCGCTATTAGAAATTTTACTCTAAGAAGATCTGCAGAAAATCCAATGTTATATTACTATTCAATCACCATGAGAGGTTACAACATTAGACCTTGCGGCGGCTTGAAGAATCTTGAAGATCTAAATCAACGCTTAAACGATCTTGGCCTTAACGGCGTGCAATCATCTAGTTTGCTATCCAGTGTTAAGGGAGTCTCTGATGCAGCTAAAGCAGTTGTTGGTTCTGCAATCAATGGCGTCAACTTATTTGGTAGGTAAATATGGCAACTATTGCTCAAGCTTATCAAAGTATAGCGAATATCAATCTTTGGTTTAAACTTCAAACTGGAGATCAACTTGTTCTCACCGATGTTCCTTCAATAATCCCTCTAAGGTGGACTTATTTTAGTCAATCATGGAACATGATTCTACCCACACTACAAGCTAAGGTAGCAGGATATGCACAGTCTGATTTATTTGCACAACAGCTTATAGATTTCACTAACTTCATAGATGTTCAAAGAAACAGCACTTCCATCGTTAATCCTTTATCAGATAGTAGCACACTGTATAAGTTTTACACTGTCTTTGACAATATCACTATTAAGTCAATTAACTTAAATAATCAAGAACAAACATTATTGAACAATGCAACAACTATAGTGTCTCAATACTCTAAAAATGAATTTTTAGCACTTCAGGCAAATATAGCTTCATATAGAGATAGTCAAGCAGATGTTGTTGGATTAACGGATGCTACATACAATGCCACATACAACAGAAGCGCAATTACGGCTCAAACAACGGCACAAGTTCAAGACATCTCATACTTAGAAACCTTACAAGCTTCTATTCAAACTATAGATTTTATTCTTGCTAACTTATTTGCGGTTGATACTGCAATAGATCCGTTCTCAGTGGCTAGAGCAAACGCAAACAATCCTGCTATCAACATTGGTCAGTACTCATCAGGACAATTAGTGAGATTCCAATACGGTGATGACTTAGAAAGTTTAGCCAATAGATACCTTGGTGATCCCGCAAAATGGATAGACATTGCAATAGCAAACGGTTTACAACCTCCATACATTGATGAGATAGGTCAAAACATTCCATTACAAGCTAATGGTAGTGGCAATCAGATAAACATTGCAGCAACTGATGCAAGTGGAAATGACAATAGTGAGAAGTTCTACGTAAATCAAACTATATTCTTACAATCTAGTGCACAACTTTTCCCTGACCAAAGAAACATTATCAGCATAGAAGAAATTTCCGCTACTGGAGACTTAATTATTAGTTTGGATGGCGCAAGTAATCTAAGTCAATATACGACAGCAGCCAATGCTTATGTGCTTGTATATGCCCCAAATACTATAAATAGCGCTCTATTCATTCTTATCCCATCCACTAATCCTCTTCCAAATCAGAGGCAAGACACAGTGCCTTGGTTTTTAGCAAAAGACGCAGAAGATGAGAAGAGAATGGGCATAGACTTGTTGATTGGCCCAAATGACGATCTCATATTTACACCAAACAACGATTTAAGTTTAAGTTATAGTTTGCAAAATGCCACACAAGCAATGAAGTTAAAAATAGTTACAGAGTTAGGTGAACTTCGTTACCATACTGGTTTTGGACTAGTTAATGTAATAGGTAATAAAAACAACAACATAAGCTCCGTTAAAACTGCCATAACAAACTCCTTAATCACTCAAGTGGCACAGGATAGCAGATTTGACAGAATAGAATCATTAAATGTTGATTATGTTATAAGTGGAAATTCTCCGTCTGCCTTGGTTATAGAGATGAATGTAAGGTTGTCTGGCGGTAGTCAAGTAATACCTATTAGTTTCAGCGTCAACTATACATAACGTCATTCAGAGTAGAATAGAGTAGCAATGGCGTCACAGATTCAAATTCAGAGCTTTAATCAGTTTCTAGGTGCGATGATTAGAACAATCATTGCAAACACTCCACTTAACGACGTTAACCAAGGATCAGTTCTCCTAACGATTCTTGAAGCGGCGGCAGCTAATGACTTTGAAAACAATGCTGCAATCTTAAGTTTGCTAAATCTACTGAATATCAGTACGGTTTCTGGTAGTGACTTAGATAATAGAGCTGCTGACTTTGGTTTGACTCGTAATGCTGCAACTAAAGCCTCTGGCAACATTACGATATACAACACCAGCATCACTAAGCAAAGTTCTAGTTTGTACATTATCAAGCCCGCACCCATTGCAGGACAGACAGTCCTATACGTTAATGATACGACTGATTGGTCTGCTTCTGGAACTCTTTATGTAGGCAGAGGAACGACTCAGTTTGAAGGTCCAATTCCTTATAGTTCTATAAACGTGTTTCCGACCTATTCTCAGATTAATCTCTCAACGGCGTTGCAGAACAACCATCTCATCTCGGACACCGTTATAAACTCCCAGGGTCAGCCGGATCGCATTATCGCGGCTGGTACGATCGTCAAGATCCCCGCAAATAATCAATCGCCTGAGATCGATTATAGCACCCTCAGAGACGCCGTTTTACCTGCCGGTGAGACACAGGTCACAAACATAAACGCTATCGCTCTAGTTGCTGGATCAATCGGTAACGCACCAATTAACAGCATCACCCAATTTAACACATCTCCTTTCACAGGAGCTGGAGTATCTAATACTTCGGCCTTTTCCGGCGGCAATGACGTCGAGACTGACCAAGAACTAAGAGACAGAATCAACTCATACCCTAACACTCTAGCTAGAGGAACAGAGGGTGCTATTCTTGCCGCAGTAGAGCAAGTTTCTGACTCAGATGACAATAAGCAGGTAGCCTCTGCTATTATCGCGGAACCTGCCGCAGTTGACGAGCCATCTATCCTATATATTGACGATGGTACGGGGTTCCAACCCTCTTATGCTGGTCAATCAGTCGATACACTTCTTACTAATGCTACTGGTAAAGAGGAGTTTTTACAACTTGCCAATTATCCAGTAACTAGACCACAAGTAATTAATACAGGTACTGGCCCATTTGCATTGCTAGATGGTTCATTCTTAAGAGTTGCTGTTGATGGAACTACAGAAGAGATATTCTTTTCAACTACTGACTTCGTTAATATCTCTTCTGCTCAAGTTGCAGAAGTTGTTGTAGCTATTAACAAGCAATCAACTAATTTTAGCGCTAGATTGACCAACAATTCTGCAAATATTTTGCTTTATCCACAGGCATTTGATGCCGAAATAATTCAAGTATTACCACTACAGACCAATGATGATCCTGCATTGAATGCAAATGCGTTGTTTGAGTTCCCTGTTACTGAGTTTTCTTTTATTGCTCTATTCCAAAATAGCACAAGACTTAGAGAAAAAACCATTACAGCTCAACTTGAAACAACAGGATTTGCATTCTGGAACATCACCGGTCCAGGCGATTTAGCTATATCTGTTGATGGAACCCCAGAGCAAGATAGAGCCTTTAGTCTAAGTAACTTTCCAGGCGCATCTTCATTTTCTTCTTTAACTCTTGCTGATTGGGTCACTGCCTTTAATCAACAATTTGCTGGCATCACAGCTGTGGCAACTGCTAACCAAACAATGCAGATCAACTCTAATCAAGGTGGATCTAACTCTTCATTGTTAATCACTGGTGGTTCATTGCTGTTGAACTTATTCCCTATTCAACCGTTAAGTGCTGTTGGTCAGACTGGTCAATTCCTACTAAATAGGCAGACGGGCAACCTTCAAATCTTAACAACTATAAATCCTGGCGATGATATCACTGCTGGCACAACTGATGCAAAAGGTTTCGTAGTATCTGCTGCATCTGCTAGCGGTACATATTCGCTATCTACTGATAGTTCGGGGCGTCCAGCTGAGGCAATCGTTGTTGCAGATTCAACCTATTGCAATAAGCGCACTCTTAATGCGGCAATTGGAACCACACTCACAATTAGTAATCCAAGTGGAAACATTATGAGAATAATGTCTAGTTCACTTACTGCTTTGGTTACATTACTACCTGGTGATTTCATCTTTACGCCAGTGCGCACCACAGCATGGCTATCAGCGGGAAATACTGGCCTATTTAAGATTGTCGACAAGGGAAGTCATACTGCCGCAGGCGTAGACACGTATGTTGACGTCATGAATCCAGCTTCCAACATCACTCCTCAAACAGTAACAGTAGCTGATCCTGCAGACGTGCAAGCATTCTCTACGAATGGCTATCCACAAATCTGGTTTGGCTCGTTCACTCCAAATCCTCCATTAGCAACTATTGATGATATTGTGGCATCATTCAACAATGACCTAATTAATGTTATTGCTAGCGTTTATCACTCAGATGCTATCAAACTTACATCAACTACTGAACAAGGTGGAAGCATTGCGATCCCTGTAGTTGTTGGTAATGCATTGGGGCTATTTACTCCAACAAACACAGCTCAATTCGGCAATCCATCTGAAATTGCAAGTATCGTTTCTCAAAAGAGCTTACTAACCCACTTTAAGATTGCACAACCCACTAACAAAGACACATTCTTAAATAGACAAGTCTTCACAGATTCAAAAGGTGCACTAACGTCTAATGCAATCCCAGCAGCACCTCCATATACTGCAACATACAGTGAAACTCTACAATCTTCTGGTGTACTAAACACTAGCTATGTAGATTATGACAGCATTGTTTCTTTCACAAGAGGGAACAATAGAGACCAACTTAGAAGCGTGGCAGCATTAATAGCTGGAGACGAATTAGGTACCCAGGAAGCATTAGCGAGAACTAGTCTAGATCACACTGTTGGCGATGAATTTGAAATCGTTAAGCCACTACAAATTTCAGCGACTGACACTATCGTTGTCATCGTAGACGAAAACCCTGAACAGAACACGATAAATATTCCTATGTCAAGAACTGGACAAGTAAACTCTGGTTCTAACTCAATGACGTTTATTCCAACCTCTACTGAATTCTCTGCTAATGATTATGACCATGATCAAGCAGCTCCGCCTGTTGGCATTGACTTTTCTAACGCTAATGTATGGAGCACAACGCTAAACAACACTAATTTTTCTGACTATGCTGTTTGGTCTAGATCTAGAAACTGGTATGCCTCAGGCGGAGTTGGTTCTGGCGAAGGTGCAATGCTTGTTAGAGCCGTTGAATACGGCCCAAATGGCAACTTCTTACGTTTCAACGTAATGTATCCTACTATTGCTGCTCAAGCGGCAACTACATCGTTTGTTAACACTCCTTCATTCTCAACGTTTTCATACTATTTTGGGTCTGGCTCTGCTAGAGGAATAGCATTGACGGGTGGTAACACAATTACTGTTTATGGTCCATACCCAGACACAACTACTAATTTTCCAGATGGAGCATCATCTTCTGGTAATTATTATGACTATGCATTCTCTGCCGGAAATTTTGCGTCTGTTCAAGTTGGGGATGTAATTAGTGTTACTGGAGCATCTGGAGTATCTACCCCAAATCAAGGGCAATTTAGCGTACAAAATATATCTGGAAACACCATTCGTGTACTAAATGTAAATGGTTCTGCTTCTAGTCCAGGTTCACCAGAAATTGATACAGTAACGACAGTAGCAGATGTGCTTGGAACACCTACTGCTTACGGTATTACTACTACTGCAGATACTAGTAGTTCACTAAATGGTAAGTATTTCATTGTCTACGACACAGCAGGATCTGTGGCTGTGTGGATTAACGAGTCAGGCACTGCTGCTCAACCTGCAGCTGGCGCAAATAGATATATTATGGTTGGGACTGTTTTAGCCAATGATGATGCCTCAACAGTGGCAACTAAAGTGACTAATGCAGTTAACCAAGATAGAGCATTTACTGCTGGAGTAAGTGGACCTCTTGTTACGATAACAAACGTTCAAAATGGTGCTCTTGCAAATGGCAATGCTGGAACTTCAGGATTCACAGTGACCACAACCGCTGGAACAAACAACGATTCTCTTTCTGGAAAGTATTTTATTGTCTACGATGCAAATGGTTCCGTGTCAATTTGGTTTGACGTAGGCAATCAAGGCATTAATGAACCTTTTGATGGTGCAAACAGAGGAATAAGAGTCTACAACTTAAGTCCTGGAGCAAGTGCTGCAACAGTGGCAAGCGCAATTCAGCAGGCAGTAAACTCTGATTCAGCATTTACTGCAACTTCAACTGGTGATACAGTTACTATTACTAATAACTTTGACGGTAATGTTACAAGTGGCAACGCAGGAACTTCAGGATTCACAGTAGTATCCACGCCGGGAAGTAAAGCTGGTCCAGAGGCGATTACCAATCCTGTTGGTGTTAATATTTTCCCACTCACTGGTACATCTGTTTCTAGTATTACTGCAACTATCAACCTTAGTGCCCTAATGAGTGCGACTCCAATAGGTATACCTAGTTTAACCATTACTAAGTCTACAGAAGAAGATAAGTATGCTTACGCTGGAAATGCTACAGCTCTTGGTTACGGCCACAATCCAGATGATCCTAATGCAGATAGTTTTATTGCCATGTTTGATGGGGCAAATTGGGTTAAAACATTTGAGAATGCAAATCCTAACTTCATACTAAAGACTCCTTATACATTACAGGGCGTATCGACGATATACTCTATGGATACTGCCCCTAACTTTGATGTTGTGACCAATGGAGAACTATTTAAGCTAATTCCAACTACAGTTCAAAACCTTTATCACCAGTTAACACAGAAAGCTCTATCACAGTTACCAATTGTAGCTACTGTAAACATTGCAGATGATAGAAAAAACGTTCAGATAAAGTCTAATAAACTTGGATCTGCTGGTGCAATTGAACTTGTTGGTGGAGCAGGCAATCAGTCAACGATGTATATTCAGACAGAAGCTGAAACAGATACTGATGCTAATGGCAGCGTCCTAATCGTAAAAACTCAAGCGTTCCCTGACACATTTAGCGTAGGTGACACAGTATTACTGCAAAACAATGCTGGAGTTCAAAGATTCAATCGTTTAACATCTACGGACACAATTGACGTGTTAAGTGCCGGTGTTAATACATTTGAATACACGTATAACGCCAAGACAACAGGGATTAACTCTGGAACACTGTTCACGATAACAGATGTTGGCGCATCTTACTCATTACCTGCTGGCTTTGTATGGAGATGGACAGCAACAGATGCAGGAGTATCCTTTGCCGAAGTAAATGCAGGCGATTTACTGTACGCGTTCGGATCGTTGTCTGGCTGGGATCATAACAATCAGGTTCATCCATCGGGTGATGCCCAGGTTTCAGGTTTCCCTATTATTCATGTGAATATTGGATCAAATTACGTAGATTTGGTCAATCCTTTTGGGATTGCAATGTCTTCTACGGCAGTTGGATCGGGCACTGTGCAGATTTGCCCAACGCCAGCCATTAAATGGTATCTTACCCATGCAAATTACACACCAATTGTGAGTATCTCTTCTACTTCAGATGTAGTAACAGTAATCACCTCTGGTCCACACTATCTAAGCACTGGAAATACTGTTAATATCCGTGATAGTTTTAACTTACCTGACGGCACATACACAGGGATCACTGTCACTGGGGCTAATACGTTTACTTTTAGTTATTCAGTAACAGATTTCACTGAAACCAACACTTTTGCTTCTGTAATCATGGGCACATTAACTCCAACGAGATATAGACTACAATCCTTGGGCTTTAATGGTCTTGTTAGACTTAATGCAGCTAATGGTCAATCACCAAACTTTTTAAGTTGTGGTGTTGCTGTTGATGATTACATACTAATCAGCGGTACAACATTTAGCTCAAATAACAATGGACGCTTTAGAGTATTGGCAGTTGATAATAATTCAATAATTCTTATTAACCCACAAGCAAGTGATCAACTAAACACTGTTACCCTGATGAACAACATGGACATTAATGTAACCTTTGTCGCTAACACAAACACTGTCACCGGCGTTGCAGGAGCATTCAAGTATGTCGCAGTTGGTAACTGGATTAAGAAGCAATCAGATCCAGATAGTGCCTATTTACAAGTTTTGAGTCTAAACAATTCCAATCCTGCACTTGCTACCTCTATTACCCTTGGCAGCAACTATACAGGATCAGACAATACAACTATTGGCGTTGTATATGACGAAACTCAAAACTATGATCAGGGTGTATATTTGCAAAATGCTTCCGATATACAGATATTTGAAGGCGATTCAGTAGTCGAAGGCGATACACTCTTTGTTCAAAACATTGTAGACGCATCTTGGTTCAACATTAGTAACGTAGGAAGTTTTCCTGTGGTTGAATACGGAACCGAGCCATCTACTTACTTACCATTTATTAGAGTAACGAACGAAGGTGGAGTTGCTCAAACTGATGTGCAAATGTCTGTGAACCCTAATGGGCTTTACACAATAGAAAGTTTGGCTAATAAATTTTATTCAATCAGAGAAGTGACACACACCGTATTAGACGATATTGCGCCCAATCTAAGAGACATCTTTATTACTCCTTACAGTAGAAGTTATAAGTTTAGTCCATCTAATAATTCGACAATCACCCACCTTGGGAAAATTGGGTACAGTAATGAAGTAACCATTGGAACAGATGGTTACACTTACTACACAGGTCTTTTACAAAAAGTTCAAAGAATAGTAGATGGATTTGAACCTGATGCAGAAGACTATCCTGGTCAACGTGCAGTTGGAGCAGCAGTTGAAACTCTTCCTCCTCTTCCGTTTGAACTTAATTTAGCTCTAAATGTAGTTACAAACATTGGTGTAAACCTTGGCGATGTATCTAATAACATCAAATCGACTATTATTAACTATGTAGAAGGTTTAGGAGTTGGTCAACCTGTGATCCTCTCTCAGATTATTGCTGACGTGCAACAAGTAAAAGGCGTTGCTTCTGTAGTGTTCACCAATCCTGCACCAAGTACGCCAAGTATAACACTATCTAGCAATGAAAAAGCTATTATTAGCTCTAACAATATCAGTATAGCATAACATGGAAAATCGTAGCAAAATAGATCAAATTCATGACCTAATGCCAGCTCATTTCAATACTAGGAATAATCCTAATTGGAATGCTCTTATTAGTGCTCTTGGTACTTCTGACCAAGCAATTGTTGACTTGATCACAGAAGTAAAGAAGCAATTCTTTGTCAAAACAGCATATAGACCATATATAGATAATCTTGGCGCTAACAGTGGTGTGGCGCGCCCACCAGGAGTTGGAATGACCGACTCCACTTACAAGAAGTTTATTCCTATAATGGCCTACACGCCAAAACAAGTGAAGTTGATAGTTGATCAACTTTTGAATATTTTCTTTGCTAAAGAAACTACAACAGCATATGTTATATCTGGACAAACTCAACCATTTCTCCTTGAAGATGGCTGGGAATTAACTTACACTGTTGATGAAATTTATTACGAATCTATTTACTTTCGTACGTCTGACTTTACAAACATTGCAGCAGCAACAGCAGAAGAAATTGTTGCCGCTATCAATAGGCAGGCTCAACACAGTTTTGCTGAAAATTATTATGACAATATTACCAAGGGGTACTACGTCAAGATATTCACTAACACTATTGGCTCTAAGGGATCAGTACAGATCACTGGTGGACGAGCAGATATTCCACTTCAATTTAATGGATTCATCACAGGAGCAGGTACTGGTCCGGATACAACTTGGGTAGTTACTAAAATTGGCGACCAGGTTACATATCAATACACTGCTGGCACAAACCCAAACATTAATCTCCTTGAACCTGGAGACATGATAATCTCTCTGTTACCAGGAAACGTGGGCACGTTTCCTATTACTAAAGTAGATCTAGGCACTCAAAGTTTTACATTAACTAATCTCTTTGGTACACCTGGGATATATACCCAAACTGATGATACTCAAACCAAATTTTTCGTATCAAATAAGTATGTTGTTTATACTCAAGACAGTAGAGCTATCACATGGGAAATAACACCAGGTGAAGTTATCATTGAGATGCCTGCAACACCACCAGTTGTCAAGAGATCCTTAATAGGTTCTGCTCACATTAATGGAGCAGAAAGTCCTGTTACTGCGACAAACAGTAGTACCTCTTTGACAGTGACAGATGCATCAAAGTTTCCGCTATCAGGCACTTTTTGGTTGCAACAAGAAGAAGAAATAACTACCAGATTTTTCACTCCTAGCGAAAACACAATTGCTTCGACTACCTTTAATACTAGATTTCAAGGTAGACCAACAGAATACACATATGCTTCAAGACTAGTACTTCAAACAACTGGCAACACTGAAGTAGAAAGCAACCAAATTACTAATTTAGCATCTACTGCAGGATTAGCCGTTGGTCAAAATGTGTTTATGGCTGGTGTTCCTTCTTATGCCTTAATAACAGAAATATCAGGCACTACAGTGTTTATTGACTGGCCCGCTAATGCAACCAACAATACAGTACCTGTAATATTTGCAGGCAATGTGCTATCTGGCATCACTCCTAATCTTCCTGCATTAGCCTTCTTAGATGAAAATCAACTTACTAATCTTACTAGATCCGGTAACATAGTTACTGCCACCACTGCAACTCCACATGATTATCAAGTTGGTGATATAGTAGCCATATATGGATCAAGTGGAATAGCAACTCAAGTTTCTACTGGCACCCTGCAAAATGGCACTACCGTTATTACAAATGTAACGCCAATCGGTATTATTGCTGATGGAATGATTGCGGTCGGTGCCAATATCCCTTCAGGATCACTGGTGGACGACGTGTCTGGTAACACAGTCATAATCTCTCAGAACGCAATGGCAGATGTCACAGAATCTATTACCTTTAATGAAGATTTAAATGGAGCATTTGTAATCACGTCCGTAACTAGTAATACATTCACGTATGGCTTAGTTGGCGTCGATGGATCTTCTACAACGCCTGGAACAGCAAGAGTTGACACAATCGGAATGGCGCCAAGCGGATCATTGGTTTTAATCACTGGGGCCCAACCAGTAAGTTTCACTAGAATTACAGGCCCATACATGTGGGATGTTACGGCCCCATTTGTATTGTCTGACAACTTAGCAACAATAGTTGGAAACATTCAAGCAGGACAAACTATTACATTGTTGAATTTAAGTGAGAACACTATTCCATCTCAAGGCGGTTTTGTTATTTTTGACTATGGTTTAAACACGCAAGAAGGGCCAGTTAGATACCTATATGCCCCTAATGACACTACAATAGTGATCGACCCATCATATATTTTTCAATATAGTCATGCTAATGGTTCTAGCATAGTTGCTATAGATCACAAGGGCCCACACATCATGAGTGGATTAGGCACAGAGTATCCAGCTTATATAACAGACCCATCAGCTGTTATAATTACACTAGAAAATCTAATTCGTTCAGTGACCAGTTCTGGCATATTTATAGACTTTTTGGTGCGCTATCCAGATCAGTTGTATAGTGTGCTACCAACGTATACAATAGTTAGTAGTTGACTACAGACTAGTCTATAGTGCTGTATAATCTAGGTTAAGGAGATACTTGTGGCCGTACTAGGACGCTTATTGATGTCAAGCGCTGAAAGATTAGATCTTCCAGATCTACTCAGCATTGATAGTTATTCAGCAGGTGATTGGCAGTATTTTCTTAAGACTATAGTTGGGGAAGATACTCCATATATCATTAAGGGATTTGACATCATTAATCCTGCTGCTACTATTGGCACGCAGAATTGCTCTATTAATATTGCTGATTCAGCCATGTACTATCCAGGCTCTGGAGCTGGATCTTTCTACTACGGACTTCCTGCCGGCAATCCTAACGCGCAACCACTAGTTCCTGAGTTAAGAAAAAACGCGACAAATTACCTGTATCTTGTATTTACAACTTTAGCAACTGCTGAGGATGCCAGGGCATTCTGGGATCCAGACGCAAATGGTGGGGTTGGATCTGAGTTTACTCAAGAAGTTAATACTGAGTCTGTAATTCAAGTTCAAGTTAATGTATCTACTGGTTCATTTCCAGACAACACCGTCCCTATTGCTATTGTCAATGTAGGTCCATCTGTTATCACTAGCATTGAGGATGCAAGGCCTTTGATGTTTAGATTGGGCACTGGTGGGGTATCCCCAAACCCTTCTGCTAGATTTGCATGGCCAGCTATCCCTGACGCGGCGCATGAGCGCCAAGAAACCCCAATAACAATTAATTCCCCAATTGGTTTAAACCCATTTCAAGGTGGAGATAAAAATCTAACCTCTCTTAAAGAGTGGATGGACGCTGTTATGACCAAACTCGCAGAGCTTGGTGGTACACAGTATTGGTACGAAGATGCTTCAGCATTTAGTATCGTTAATATCTTTCATGATGCACTAGCTACCACCTTTAAATCTAAAGGTCAATATCTACATAGCTCTGTTACTCCTGGTCAACTCACTTACACAGAAGATGTCTTAATTTTAAGCGCATCAGATCCAAGAGAGTATATCTTGCGAGCTGGTGTCATACAAATACCAAACGAATATGTTGCTTATCTTGACTTAATCAGAGCGCAACCAATTAATACTCTTAACGAAGCAGTGTCATGGACAAACAGTCAACCGTATGTAAATACGCCTAATGGCTCTATTGGATTCTTTGCAAATCTAAATCAGGGCGATTGGATAACAAAAGTTGGAGATGATCCGACAGAATTCTTAAGAGTTGAACAATTTTATGATTCAGCTAATCTAGGCGGATCTGTTACCACTCCTGCAAACGCTAAATCAATTAGACTTAGTGCAGCATACCAAGGAACAACTTCAACGGATGTCGCAGCGTATGACAAGGGAGTTTATTTATCTACAGATATCTTAATTCAACCAAGAACTGATGCTGCAATTACTGCAGCTGGTGGAGATTTCTTGTGGTTGGCTCTTCGTAGCGATGTTATCGAAGGAATCGCAAGCGTTGTTTCCACAACACTATCTGGTACACTTACAACAGGTAATGGCTCTACTGCAGAAATCGTATCTACTGCTCATGGTTTAATAAATGGTGATGTAATCACTGTTACTGCACCTGCAGCATATGCAGGAACATATACCGTTGAAGTTGCAGATGTCAATACGTTCTTTATTGGTACAACAGTGACTTCTGCCGGTGGCGCATTTACTGGTTATTACGCATTACTCACTACTGCAGCTACTACCAATGGATATGGTTTGCAACTTGAGTCTGCTGATCACGGTTTTGAAACTGGTGAAGAAATCATCATCAGTAACACAACTAACTGGAATGGATCTTATGTTGTTAGTTATCGCACCGCAACTGAAGTTGAGATCGCCGCACCATCCGCGCTAGCAACAGAAACTTCCGGCAATGCAACTTTAGCTAGAATGGACGTTCGCACCGAGAGAGGCATCACAAAGGTTGTTCAAGGTGAAATCATCGACATCGGCGAAAATGATAGTAAGAACATTCAAAGTTATATTGGCATGTTATCTCTAGCAGAAACTAGTCCTACATACTTTATTCCTACCGGATATAATACTTTCTATAATGCTGCTAACTATAATGGAGCCTCAAATGATAACTTGACGCTTCGTGCAAGTCAACTTACAGCCATGATGGCTGATAAGGCTCAGGATAAAACTATTAAGTATTTGACTAATGCTACAAGCGTAACTAATACTACAAGTAGTGCTGCGCAACAAATTACCTTTCAACAACCTGGTTCAACATTAACAATCTTGCAACCTGGTTCTTCTGGTAATGCTGTTATAACTTTGCCAAGTTCTGGTGCTGGCATATCTTTGCTTGTCAATCAATCAGCCTATGTATACATAAATAGAAATGCCGCGACCACGCCAAGCATTATAGTCGCAAACACTTCCAATATCCCAATTGATGAAAATATCATCGTTATCGCGACTAGACTTAGTGATGCGAGTATCTATCTTTGGAACGGTGAAAATTTAATCGATTTTGCCGTTTTGACTCCAAGTTATCCAGCATTAATTAAAGTAAACTTCTATGACCCTGTGAGCACTACACTTCCTGTTGGTAATCCAGTGACAGAAGATGGATTTAGTGTAACAGCCGGAGATTTGGTCTTATTTTCTAATTTGGCGAGTGGTAACAATGAAATATACATCGCTAACGGTACTGGGACCAATGTTACTGGTTGGACATTACAATATCTATTTAATGGAAGTTCTGTACCAACTGGTGCGGACACAGTTATTGTTCAACAGGGCAATGGATTTGCAAACCAGATAGGTACCTTCAATGGAACTACATGGACATTTAATTTTACTGTAAGATACTTCAACGGAACTGACTATTTTGAACAAGACGCCATCTTTACTACCACCTTAACTGATAATACTACAAATGGTACCGTATTCAGCATTGGGGCAACTGGTAGCGAATACATGGTTATAGATTTCTCTCTTAACAGAGGAACTGCTAGAGAAACTGGAACTCTTTATGTTACATCTGATGGTACAAACGTCAGCATAGCAACTGATGGAGCATATTTAAACGCAAGCGGTATCACCTTCACTGGCACTATCACTGGCAGTAATTTAGTTGTTCAGTATACAACTACTTCTACTGGCAGCAATGGAACAATGAAGTTAATGATTCGTAGGTGGTCAAATGCTCCTGGTGGTCCAAGTGGTGTGCCAAGTTATTCTGCAACTGCGAGTGCGGGACTTGCAGGCGGTGCCAACGAAGATGTTCAATTTAATAACAGTGGAGTCTTAGACGGTAACGCTAACTTCCAATGGGACTCAGGAAATGAAGCCGTTGTTTTGGGTGGTTTGCAACAGGTTATATTGCAAACTGGCAATACAATAGTTAATAACTCAACAGGTGCGCTATTTCAATATCCTGCCGCAACTTATCCATTTGCTGTTATAGAGTATTCTATAGTTAGAAATGGAGTGTTTAGTTTAGGTCGTTTGCTTGTTGCTAATGATACCCACATTACGGCACAAAGTTATGATTTTGTGCAAACTAACACTGTTGGAGTAACACTTAGTAGTACAATAGTTGGAGCAAACGTTGTTGTTTCTTACACAGCCTCTGCGACAGGTTTTAACGGCGTATTCAAATATTCCATGAGAAGATGGAGTTGAGGTCTAACTTATGGGCGTAAATCTTTTAAAAGTTGGAAATGGCGTTTCGTTAACACCTCATACACTTCCTACAAATCCAACAAATGGTGACTTCTATTATGATGCTGCTGCTAATACATACATCTATTACAACGATGGATTTTGGATTAACTTAGCGTCTCAAGTAGATATTCCAAGTGCTGCATCTCTTACAAGTGCTCAATTTACACTTGTAATTACTCAAAACACATTAATCAGAATTACAGGTTCTACTGCATCTACCATTTACGGTATTTCTGCTTCTGCCCCTGCTAAAACTGTAGTTATTTTTAACGCAAGTTCGGCACCAATCACTATTAACAATGATGATCCAACAGAGCCTACACCAGCTAACAGAATTATCACGTTTGGTGGCACAGACATTGTAGTTGCCCCAACACAAACTGTTCAACTTACATATGACTTAACTCAAACTAGATGGATCTTAAATTCACCAGCTTACATTCCACCAAGCGTGGCAGAAATTGCTGGCCAAGACATTCCAGCATTAAATCCGGTGTATATTTCAGCTGGGGCATCAGATGGTGGGAGAACTGCCGGAGACATCTATCCTGTAGATACTAGCGTAGCAGAGGGTGCCTTTAGAGCTGGATTCATTGGATTCACCATTGCTGCAATCACTTCTGGATCATCGGCCCAAATTGCCCAATCAGGCATCTTAGGTGGTTTTTCAGGTCTTACTCCTGGTGCTATCTACTATGCAGATCCTACTACACCAGGCGGAATAACAACAATAAGACCAGTATTATCTGGACAATATATTGTTCCAGTAGGTACCGCAATGTCTACAACTCAACTAGTAATCAATGCTGCTTTATATAGCTCAGCAACCATTGCTTCAAGTTTCGATGCATATCCAAATTACTTTGTAAATACAGAGTCAGATTTATCTACTGCAATTACAAATGCAACCTCGTTTGGTGGCGGTGTAATATGCTTAATGAACAGTTTCACTATCTCTTCAGCTCACACCCTTCCTACTGGGACAGTATTAATAGGAAGAAAAGGTGGAACTATCGTGACAGTAGCTAGCGGTGGTTCTATCTCATTCGCTAGTGGCGCTAGGATGGAAGACGTGTGGTTTACCACCACTTTGACATCTGGAAGCATGGTAACTATTCCTAATAACTACTCAGTAGTGAGAGGATGTCAGTTTACGATTCCAACTGGAAGCACTGGACAATGCATATCTGTTTCTGGTAACAGAAATATAATGTATGACAACACTTTTATTGGCGTACTCACTGGAACCGCTATAGGCATTAACTATACAGCTGGCTCAGGCAATGCCGATGAAAATTCAATTTTTAGCTAAGGAAACAACAAATGCCTGGAATTAACGTAGCAGTAGGAGCAGCATCAACGAGCGGAGATACAGCACCAGTACCAACTGGTTGCTTTTTTCCTTTTGCTGGATCAACATCTCCGAATGGTTGGTTATTTTGTAATGGGGCAGCAATTTCAAGAACAACCTACGCTAGTCTTTTTGCCGTAATTGGAACAGCATATGGTGTAGGTGATGGATCTACAACCTTTAATGTTCCTAATATGGCTCGAGCGGTACCCGTTGGAGCCGGTGGCACAGGAACTGGAGTTCTTGGAAACACAGTTGGTAGTATTGGTGGCGAAGAAACCCACACACTCTCTGTTGCAGAAGTGCCACCACTATCATTCTCTGGTGAAACTGGTGGTGAGAGCGCTGCCCACAGTCACACATTTCAGTTAACTCAAAATGACGCCAACGATAGCGCAGGCCCACCCGCATTAGGTGGTAACACTGGTGGTAACAACTCAACTGATACAACCAGTGGCCCAAGCAATGACCACGCCCACGCATACTCTGGTACTACAAGTGGTGGTGGTGGCGCACATAACAACATGCAACCATCTGTTGTATGTAACTACATTATTAAGTTCTAATTATTTAAAAAGCAAACTCATAACGTCGACAAACAATTGTTCTTCACAGTTATTTTTGTCTTGATAAGATTTAGACCACTTAATAAGTATCCCGTTAATCCTAGGCATAGAATTGGCATCTTCAGTCCACTGAACATCTACAGTAGAACCTGGATCTATTGCTTTAACTCGACCCTCAAAAGACTTTGCATAAAGTGGCACAAGAGAATGCAATAAGCTAGTATTAGCGGTAGATGCAATCATCTCTTCCATATCATTAATCATTTTTATAGCAAAAGCTTCTATATTTTCGTTTCTATGAGCAATTTCTTCTCTAAGTTCTTTTTTACGCTTTATTTTTGCTGCTATTTGATCAAGAAGACTATTATTTTTACTCATCTATTTTCTTAACCTTAGACATGAAAAAACTAGCAAATGCTAGCATTCCCAGTTGCTTTGCTTTGTCATTCCAGTCTTCCGTACTTTCAGTAAGAGCATAATGTGTCGCGGCATCTGCACTCTTAAACTTTCTTAACATATTCATACCAGCATCATCTGTATCAGGAGCAATTACGACTGTGAGCCCTTGTTCTTTAAGTTCTTTAAGTGTTTCTTGGTGGTGCTTAGTAGCACCAGCACCACTGCAAGAAATAGCCCTCCAGGGATTATTATTAATGCCACCGTAAGCCAAGTTGAGCGCTTGGTTAATAGATATAGCGTTAAACGCACCTTCCGTAACAATGACACCTTTAACATTCCCAATGAATCTAGATTGATTCCACCCATAAAATAATAAACCCAACCTTGTTCCTGGCAATGTGTCCATTTTTTGGACTTCACCATCAGAATGAATCTTAGGTATCACAAAGCGAGTTTGTGCACCACAGAAGGCGTTATCAAAATAGAATGGAAACACTATTCCATTCCTCTCTATATCATAGTAGATATCGCCCTGTGCAGATAATCCTCTGCTACGAATATAATCTACTCCAGGCTCTGCTCGGGTATCAGAGAGTGGAATGAACCTAGAAGGCCACGACATGACTTGTAATTCATTTGGTGGTGCCTCTTTGAAATCAAAATCACCTTTTAAAAAGTCAACTAGATCAATTCCAGCGTGATAACAGTAGGATCTAAGTGAGTAACCGCGTTGGCATTTTCCAACGCAGTAAACCCATTGAGCACCGTCTTCTGGGTCAATATGCCAGTGAAGACAGTTATTCTTCTTTCCATCCTTACATATTAGGCATTTCTTTGTATCTATCATTTGGTTGGCAATGCCCCTACGGCAGTGGGAGGATCAACGAGCCGATCTAGCTTACGTTCTGTTTGCTCTCTTTGAGAAAGCTGTTTAAGATAACGCCCCTTTTCAAATGGACAAACAATTTTATGCCCCTGAGCAACTCCAAATCGATCCTTATGAACCATGAAGTCACTCGTAGAATCTTCAAAGTTAGGAACAACCTCAATTATGACAGACGCAGGTTCAACAATGGCAGAGCATTCCTTAATTCGCATGTCAATATCTTTTGACGGTCTTTTTCCTTGAGAATAAAGTTGAACAAACAATACAACGGGAATTTCGCACCCTTTAATGTATTGACCCAACCAGATACGAAGATCGTTTAGAACGTCATAGCGAGTGCGCTCTTTATCGTTTATAGAGTCCTTAATAAGTTGATAATAATCAATTAGGACACACGAGAAACCCTGTCCCTTGATGTTTTCCATCAACTTTTTAACACCTTCTATCTTAGTGGTAATGCCCTCTTTATAAACAACGTCAATTACCTTGATATATTCAGCTATTTCCTTGAATAATCTAAAGCACTCCATCTGTTGCTCTTGGGGCATATACCCCTTTTTATAGTCATTAAAACTATAACCCTTTTCTAAACAAGCAATACGAAAAATAACATCTAACTCTGTTTCTTCGTTAGAGATGACAAGTACTTTCTTTTTTTGCTTCCACAATGGATAAGAAATGTTAGCAGCAACAGTGGATTTACCAGATCCAGTGTAAGCGCAAAACAAATACAAGTTTTCTCTAGTAAAAGGTATTGCTGCAGTGAGAGAATCATTAATAAGTGTTAAGCGTTCGCTTAACATTTTATTGTAATTTGCTGCGCTATTAAACATTTTACGAAGACTATCCTTACTACCAAAAGTATTAATATCTTCAAATGAAATGTCTATCTCTTTCTTTGTTGAAACTCCAGCTTTCTTTAACTGAGCATCAATTTGCTCTTTACTTAGACTCGCCATTATCATCCTCACCTAAAATGTCTTCAACTGGGTTATATGCGTCAGATTTCAACCTACGCTCAAGATCTTCTGTATCTAAAACAGGATAAGAGTCTGCATGTTTTCTTTGTAATTTATACTCTTTAGCAGACATAGATCCATATACTTTTGGTTCTGGATCATCATCTTTGTCTTTTGGTAAGGGGTAAACATGATAGAAGCTGTTAGTTGCCTTGTCAGCAATATCTTTTAACCAACCATCCATAAATTCTCTCTCAGTGAGTTCAGAATTAGTTGGACTATTTTTAACCATTTTCCATGTCGCTTTTGCTAAACCAGGCGATGGAGAATGGACCTTAATTGCTTGCTGAAGATACGAGTGCGCTTCCTCAAATGTAGCGCCAGCAGAATTAAAAGCGTCAAATAGTTCATCGAAGTTTGAACTAACAAACTCCCTCGATCTATCCTTCTCTCTTAAGGATGCTTTCCACTTTTCATATATGAGATCTAAGTTACTGGTTGGCACTTGATGCCTCCTCAGTTGTAACTTCACCTGTTTTTAAATTTGTGATTTGAATTTTTGCTGAATTATTCACCTTATCGATAAATAATAGCTCTATCTTGTATTCGTCATTTAAAATGAATGGTCTATTACGACCCAACCACCAATACAACTGTGTCTTCAACTTGTTGGCGTATGAAATTTCGCCCATAAAACCTCCTAAAATGTCTCGATGATTATACGATCGGATTTAGAAAATCGTTCAGATCTTTGTCCTTTTTACGGCTGTTGCATGCGTAACAAGCTACTACCAAGTTAGATGAATGAAAACGCTCACCACCCTTAGATAAGGGTTTAACGTGGTCAAGAGTAGCTAAATCGCTATCATGATCACTTTGAACCTTAAGTGGACCCTTTTTGCAGTAAAAGCAAGTTAAAGTCTTATGACTTCTTAAGTACTCTCTTAAGAACCACTTGCGATACCTAAGCCAAACTTTATAGTTTAATGGAAGAGGTGCTAACTTCTTTGTTAGCAAAACTAGAGCTGCTAGACTCTGTGGGTGGGGATCATTCACTAAAACGTTGTGTCTAGAGTATCTCATAAAAATGTAGTCAGCAAGGCCATCCTAAGAGCATCCTACCCTTGCGGGCTGTGGGTCTTTCGGGGTTACTCGTTTGATAGCAGTACTAGAAACCCTTATTCCTTTTTCTTGCTGACCATTTTATTTATACTAAAGTAGAATATACCCATGTTAAGCCATATAGCAATATATAACGATCGTCTTGTGATAACAGATCCTTCTAAGGAAATGCGCAAGTTTATCGAAACTACTTTGGTATATAAGGATAAATCTAAGCAGTACCAACTCAGAAGAATGAGTAAAAATTTATGGCAACGCAACTCTCCTGCCTATACGCAACTTCAGAGTGAAGTAGATGGATGCCTCTATGAAGAGATTGCACCAGATAAGATTGCAGTATCTTCTTGCTTTGTTGAGCTCTTAAAGGACAAATTTAATACTTTAACCCCATTAGACTTAAGAGGTGACACAGGATCAAAGGTGACGCTTCCTTGGGTTAATAAACCTTATGATCTTAGAGACTATCAGGAAGAAGCTGTTGACTTAATGCTTAGATCGCCTCGTGGACTTATTAACCTTGCCACTGGGTTAGGTAAGACGCTTCTAGCAACACACTTCGTTCAGCGATACAAAAGAAAAGCATTGATTGTTTGTCCAAGCGAATCTGTCGCCAAACAGTTCTATGAACAATTTGTAAAGTGCTTTGGACAATCAAAGGTAGGGTTTTACGGTGGCGGAAAAAAAAGAATATGCGACCTTACAGTTGGTATTGCTGCTTCGATCTCTAAAAATATCACAGAGTTCCAGAATGCAGATCTTGGCTGTATCATACTTGATGAAACACATCATACACCAGCCACAACATTCTTCGATATCTCTCAAGGATTGGCAAAGACTGGAAAAATATTTGGACTCACCGCTACAGACTATAGAAGCGATGGCAAAGACATAATGATCACCGCTGGGTGCGGACCTGTTCTCATTCGCCGCGATATTAAGTGGGGAGTAGAAAATGGATGGCTTGCTGAACCATATTTCTTTGTAAGACAGGTTCATACATCTGGCAAAGATTATAAAGACGACAAGATCAAATCATATAAAGAGCATGTTTTAAATAGCCCCTTAATGTGTCAACAAATATTTGATGATGCTCAAAAGATGATGCTCGCAGGTAAATCTGTACTTATTCTAGTAGATGAAGTGGCGCATGGCAAACAGTTGAGCATTAGTCTTGGTATTCCATTTGCTACAGGAGTAGACTCAAAGAGTCAGCAGTACGTAAACGATCTTAATGCTGGCAAGATTAAAGGTCTAGTTGGAACTGACGGTAAGATTGGTGAGGGATCAGATACCCAGAATGTAGATGTTCTTATCCTTGCAAACTTTGTAGCTAGTAAGGGACCTGTTACCCAAGCAGTAGGTCGAGGACTAAGAAAGCAGGGCACAAAGACAAGATGTATAATCTTGGATTATATCCCTATGGGTTCAACGATGCTTTCTAGGCATGGATTCAATAGAGTGGCCTACTATCAAGAAATAACAGATAAGGTGAAAATCATATGAATTTTAAGAAGCCAAAGCAAGAAGTAATAGAAGAAACCACATTCAGAGTAAATGGGATTTTATCTGCTTACTTCCAGCAGATGCAATATGGTAATCCAAGTTATCCAAGTCATATGCATAGTTACAGCGGATCATATCCTACTTATGGACCTGCTCCTATATTGGACACATTACAGTACACTATCTCTTTAGCTATAAGAGAAGCAGTTATTAGTCTAGTAGAAAATACATACACTGATATGGAATTTGAAGAAGATCTAAACTTGAGGGATAAATCATGAATCTCAGTACAAACGGCTTAAATCTTATTAAATCATTTGAAGGTTTTAAATCTGCCCCATATCTAGACAGTGCAGGAGTTGCAACGATTGGGTACGGAACAATCCTTTATCCAGATGGCACGAATGTTACCATGGATGATGATCCCATTACGGAAACTCAAGCAGAACAATACTTGCTCGACCAAGTGAATCAAAAATGTGCTAGTGTTACTAATATGGTGACGGGACAAGTAAACCAGAACCAATTTGATGCCTTAGTGAGTTTTGCTTACAACCTAGGTCTTGGTGCATTACGTGGTTCGACACTGCTTCGCTTAGTCAACCAGAATGATTTCGATAACGCTGTGAATGAGTTTGAAAAATGGGATCGTGCTGGGGGCCAAGTCGTTCAGGGCCTACTTCGTAGGCGCACTGCAGAAGCACAATTATTTTCAACTCCAGTTTAATCTCGTGGTATAATATTTGTATGCCGGGGTAGCTCAGACGTGAGAGCGCCCTGCGGTCGCAAGATTGCAGGGAGGTCGGTGGTTCGTTACCATCCCCTGGCGCCAAAAAAAGAAAGATCTATATGCTCTAGGTTTCCAAGCCTCCCTAAACTCGTAGTTATTGCCTAACGGATCTCATTCGTAACTTTAACTAGGAGTATAAACATGAAAACACAAATTAGAACACTTAAACTTAAGCTCAAAGACCTTGCCTCTCAAATTAAAAATCAAAAGAATGTCCGAAAGAAGTCTCATCCTGCTCACGCAGATGTTTACAGTGGCGACTACTCCCTCTCTTGTTTAAGAGAATCGTATCGTTATCATCATGTTGCTTATTGTCTAGCAAGGGGTCGAACCCTTGAATCAGTAGATAGTGGGGCAGGTTTAAATATGGAACGCGTAAATTGGATCCTAAAGTGCATCGAACCAGAGTCTAGAGAGAAGCTTTACGTTGTTGTTAACGAAACCCTATCACCATCTCAGCAAGCCGTACAATCAGCACACGCTGTAGCTGAGTTCATGAGAAAGAATCCACACACACTTTGGGCCAACGGATACCTCATCCTATTAAAGGATAGACCTTTATTTGGCGACAACATGTCTAGTAGATGGCATATGCCAGGAATAGAACGTGCAGAATTCATTGAACCAGATCTTAGCAACAAGATTACGGCTTACGCATGTTTTGGGCACGGCGTAGAGAATCTCATGAAAAATCACAAATTGGTATAATATCAACGTGTAGCATCTCGGATAGACGAGAAAACCAGTGGGAATGATCTAAATAAATACGCTGAACAGACCGAGGCCATACTAGTTGGGCCGTATAACAGTATCGGGGCAGGCGGAGACACAACTCCAAGATCAGTGAGACTCGAAATCTCACCTACACATATTTAAAGGATTAACATGAAGAGCAGTGAACGATTAGTTTATCTTGTCATCATAGCAGTAGGTCTACTATGGATGTCATCTCAATTTAGTCGATTCACTGCTCACTATGACTATCTTTTAGCTCAACTAGACTATATTAACTCTCACTGTAAGTAATGGTCCCATAGCTCAGCGGCCAGAGCGGCAATCTCTAAAATTGTGCGTCGTGGGTTCGACTCCCACTGGGACCTCCACTAATCAATAAAAACCTATAACCCTTACGAGGGCTTTTAAGTTCCGGCCTTCTAATCCTGAATTTAAAGGTTTTCTCTTTTCCATACTTCGCCCTTCGAAGAAGGGCGAACAGCGCGCTCCCAGCGCGCTTAAGCCAACTAAGTTTTGTTAGGGAAGAATAGAATAGATTTGGTTGGTGTGGATATTCTTATGATACCCGCGAGAATGAACCTTTTTAAGTTGATTTTGAAATATATTTTTACCCCGAAAAAGTTTGTATAAATAGGGTATAAATAGGGTATGCAAAATAGAGAAGAAATTATCGCCAAAGTTAAACAAGATTATTTCAAGATTGAAGTTGAAGTGCTTGCTGATGGAAAACTTCCCGCAAAGAAGAATCAAAAAGATGCTGGATTTGATTTGTTTGCAACATCTGATATCACAATTTACCCCGGACAGGTATTAAAGCACCCACTTAACATAAAGATGAAGCTCCCCAAGAATACTTGGGCTGAGATTACCTCTAAGTCAGGTTTGGGTGCTCAAGGACTTCTGGTTTATGCTGGCGTAATCGATGAAGAGTATCGAGGCATTCCGCATGTAGTTATGAGCAACCTATGGGTAGTTCAAGAAGTTGACTCTGATGGATATCCGCTCATGAGAACTCAACCCATCGTGATCAAGAAGGGTGAGAAATTAGCTCAACTTATCATGAGTCCGTACTCGTCAGAATATTTCATTGAGCAGGTTGAAACTGTAAGTGCGGATACCACTCGCGGATACGGCGGGTTTGGATCCACTGGGACTACTTAATGTTGGAAGTAAAAGAAGATTTACAGGTTATATTTAAGGGTGTTATTAAGAATATATGCGTTACGTCTCAACCTCAATCGACTTATTCTTTTGGTGCTTTTCAACCGACCACAATAGTACCACCAACTAGTTATAGCATTAGTTTTGACTTACTAAGAAATACTAGTCCTAGTGAACTTTCCCACAACATGTTTGATGACGTAACAGATACAGCTAGAATCTTTTGCTATTCATACTTAATAGAGTCAAGTGGCTTATATAAGTGTACAGTGGACTTTATAGTTACTGACTTAGAAAAGTTTAGTGCAGATATCAAAGATTTTACATGGAAGCATTACTCTAAGGCTTTCAACAATCAGTTAGATAATGTCTTAGAAGAAGAATAACTAAGTATAATGCTCTCGTAACGGGAGTAAACCTTGGATAATATATTTCAAACTAATGTACGCGTCAATAACTTAGACGCTCTATCTCCAGACGCCATCTGGCCTAAAAACACTGAAGTATGCATCACTCGCATTCCAATTAGGAAGCGCGATGGCTTTGACCCTGAAAAGTTTAAAGAGTTTGCAGCTAAGTTGAAGAGTCACATGGTTCCGAATGGCATAGTGTTTCTTATCTGTTATGCTCCAATTGAGGCCAAATGGCGCCCATTTGAAGTAGCAAAGATGATGGCCGATGTAGGATTCACTCACATTGATAATATCGTCATAAAGAAGACCTGGTTCCCAGGCAAACGCTCTGAAACAAATCTAGTTAATTCCCATGAGTATGTGTTACATTTCTGCAATGGAGATGTTTGGAAACTAGATCGCCTCCCAATAAGACAGTATATGGAAATAGACAGCGAAATTTCTTGCCCGGGGAACACTTGGGAGATAGAAACTGGCTCTCTAGATGAGGCTTATCCTGTAGATTTAGCAGAACTTCTAATTCGCATGACAGATTGTCTTCCAGGATCAATTGTGTTCGACCCCTACTGTGGAGGAACTGGATCACTTAAGGCTGCACTTAAGTTAGGTCATAGTTTCTTTGGATTCGAGAATGATCCTAAGCAGATTAAGAAGTATGAGAAGGTTGTAAAAGAATACAACAAGGAGATGGATAATGCAGTCAGAAATAGCCCAAGCAGTAAACGATCTGATAAAAAGCGGTGAGCCAGACATCGAGAAGCTCCTGCTTGCAGGTCCCACCCTCACTGTGGAGGATATTTATCCACACTTTAAGCATCTGTTTAGTCCTATAGCTCTTCTTACGATGAATAATAAAGGTCGAGACCTACTGTATCAGTATAATAGGCCAATTGGTCAAACAACTATGTTAGTTGATCTTTTAGCGAAATTAGGATTAAAACAACCTAGTGCTTTGGTCACAGCTGGACATCCAAGGATAGAACACGTTCGTGATATTGATATTGTGATGTTTTTTGGTAGCAGAGCAGAAAAATCTAAGTTAGATAAGGCTATAGAAAAAGTTATTCTAACTATAAATGATGTAGCTAGCAAAGGTTTTACTAAGGTTTCGTTGCTTCAACTTGGACTTCTTAAGTTAACAACACATCCAAACATGGAACAACAGTTTATTGTTTTGTCTTATGTTTCTATGACAAAAGCCGGCGAAGAATATGTTAAGCAGTACCATAATGGTATGACCTTCCCAGAAGGCGGAGTTCCTGCAAGAGTGGAGTATCAATGATTTACGAAAAAAGCAAAGCAAAGAGTATTACAGCAGATAGAGCTAAGATTAGAAAGATTGTTAGCGATACTATCACTGAAATGGCCGATATTGTTGGAGCAACTCTTGGACCAGGTGGAAGACCTGTTATTCTGGAACGCGATGGTTTGTCCCCTCTTGTAACTAAAGATGGTGTCACTGTCGCTAAGACATTAGGAATGGCAAATGCTGAAGCGAACATCATTATTGAAAGTGCAAAAGAGATTTGCCTTAGGACTGCCAAACAAGCCGGCGATGGCACGACTACAGCTATTGTTCTTGCTAGCGCAATTACTAAAAATGGGCTCAAGTTCTTAGATAGTAATCCTAAATACAACCCACAGCGTATGGTTAGTGAACTTAATGATCTATACTCTAGCGTTATTGTTCCATTTTTGAAAGACAATGCAAGGCCGGTAAAGGAACGTCATGAACTTATTAACGTTGCTACTATTAGTGCTAATGGAGATTCAACTATCGCAGCTGCCGCTGTTGATGCAGTTATTGCCGCAGGTGAAGATGGGCAGGTTCTCATCGAAGAAGCAGATGACTCAGGAATCAGAGTCGAAACAATAGATGGTTGTATCGTTACTAGCGGTCTTAAGGATATTGGATCTATTGGACTAGCTTTTATTAATGATCGTTCATCTCAGCAAGCTAAGATGGACAACGGGCTGGTATTCCTATATGACGGCACAATGAACGACCTTAAAGTTCCTGCTGCAATGCAAGGTGCCGTTGAAGGTAGTGCATTATATGGAAAACCTATCGTTGTTTTTGCTCATGGGTTTTCAGATATTGTGCTAGATAAGTTTGCTAAAAATTCCAAAGGCGGATACATGGTTGTTCCTGTCAAGACCCCTCTTGGCGGTGTGGCAAATTCACGTTCTATGTTTTTGTATGATATGGCAGCATACTCTGGCGCACAGGTTATTGATCCAGGTAATCTAGACAATTTTGTGACAGACGACGAACTAGAAGAAGCCTTTGGATCTTTTACAAATGCTAAGATCAATATGTTTGAAACATTTATTACAAGTGAAGTAGATCATGAAAAGATTGAGGCTCGTATTGCAGAACTTAAATCTGTCATGCTTGTAGCCCCTAGTGATCGTGAACGCATGTTTGCTAAAGCAGCAATTAGCAAACTCACTGGTGGTGTATCTACTATCTGGGTAGGTGGTGGATCAGAACTTGAAGCACGTGAAAAGAAGGCCCGTGTTGAGGATGCGGTAGAAGCAGTTCGTTCTGCAATTGCCGAAGGCATTATTCCTGGCGGTTGTGGTGTTCATTTGGTTCTCTCAGATTTAATCACCCGCCATCCAAAACATGTTAAGTCTTGGGATATCATGATTAAGGCTTTGTTAGCACCTTTTGAGATGTTGTTATCTAATTGTGGTGAAGACTTTACTGATATTTGGAATGCAATTGAGCCTCATGTGATCAACACAGACAAGCCACCTAAGTTTATATTTGACGCTGAAGCACATCAGATTGTAAATGCCGAAGATGCAGGTATTATTGAACCTGCAAAGGTTTGCCGTGTAAGTTTGGGTAATGCACTATCAGTTGCATCATTGCTTATTACCTTAGGTGGTATCGTTGTGGTTCCACGAGATTTTGGTCTTGAGAACCAGTTAGCACTTAGCAAGCAAGCTTTCCAGGACATGATGGCTGGTGGTGGCGTAGGACAAGAATAATGACAACTAAACAAATACTAATTATAGGTGCTATAGCATTAACTGTAGCTTTCGCGTTTGGTAGATGGAGTGCGCCAGAGAAGGTGAAAACTATTACTCAAACTGTTGAGAAAAAAACAGATGATAAGGTTGTTGCTGTCGATGATCATAAACTTACTACTATCACTGAAACAGATAAACCTGATGGAACTAAGGTAAAGACAACTGTTATAGCAGATACTAGAGATACTAGCGTTCATGATAAGAGTACAGATCAAGTTGAAAAGACACAATCTAAGGAAGTTGATAAAAGTACTAGTAAGATTACAATATCAATGCTAGCAGGCACCAACGTTACTAGTCCTAGTTCACTTACTTATGGTGCTTCTATAACTAAACCAATTTTAGGTCCAATCACTGTTGGCGTATTTGGTTTTCAAAATGGTACAGTTGGTGCCAGTATTGGTCTGACTTTTTAATATGCCAAAATTTCGTTTTAAGTGTTCTACTTGTGGTGAAGAAAAGGTGCAACATGCTTCACTACAGCAAGTTCAAATTCCATGTCCCCAGTGCTCTTCGTCAACCATGGACCGCCAATTTCCTGGTAGTGGTTCACAGGCTGTCCGTGAAGTTGTAGATTCATACACGAACACTAGAACAGCTTCAGATGAGAAAGCACAAAATCTTGCTCGTAAGACTGAATACTTCTGGGAAGTAGAAGTTCCAAGGTTGATACAAACCTATAGTATTCAAACCTGCTTGGAAGAAAAATGGCTAGTGTATAATGATCAGGGAGAACTGGTCATTAATAAACCACCTAGCAAACGATGAAGATACAATCCGTTAAAATTGTTAATATTCTCAGTATAGAAGAGGCATTTGTTGAGTTTGATGACTCAGGTTTAATACTTGTCCAGGGATGGAACTATGATGTTGGAAGAGCGAATGGAGCAGGAAAGACAGCTATATTCAACGCGATTACGTTTGCTCTTTACAATAAGCTTCCTAGAAAAATTACTGCAACAGAGATTCTACGTAGAGGATCTAAAGCGGGATACGTTGAATTGTGCGTCCAAGTTGGTACGGATCAATTCGTGGTTAAAAGATCCCGTCCAACAGGCGTGCTCTTCTCTAAGGGGGCAGAAACTCTCACAATCTCCCAAGAGGGTTGGGAACGGATTTTAGGTCTCAATTACGACCAATTTGTCATCTCTATGTATGCTTCCCAAGGAGCATCGACACGCTTTTTATCAATTAATGATTCTGATAAGAAGCAATTCTTACTTCAACTCCTAAATCTTGAAGAGTTTGCAGATTGTAAAACATTAGCCGACAAGAAGGTTAATTTGTTTCAAGCTGATTTAGCTTCTAATGAATCTAAGATTGACGCCTTAAATTCTAAGATTAGTGCTTATAGTGAATCATTAGTAGATGAAGAGTCAATAAGCAATATGATTCGTTTAGGGAACGAAAGTTTGTCTACATGGGCATCTGCTATGGCCCCTTTTATTGCAGTGCCTAAACCAGATCTTAGTAAATATCAGAAGTTGGAAGAGGATCTCTCTGTTAAGAAGGATGAGTTTATAAGGACTCGTGCAAGAAGGGAAATGCTTCATGAGCAGTATCGTAAAATTCAGAGCAAATCAAAACCCATACACATTGAAACAGAATGCTCGCAATGTGGACATGAACTTGATACAACTGCTAAAAAAGCTCAACATGATAAATTATTGGATCGTTGTAAGGTCGAACTTCTCGAAGTTAAATCCCAAATAGACGCTTGCGACAGTGTTCTCTTCAAAGAGAATATAATTGCAGATCTTCAGATAAAACTTTTAAATAAGAAGAAAGAAGAATCTAAGGAATATGAAAAGGCCAAAGATGCCTTAAAGGATTTTCAGTCTAAGGTCGACTTAAAACAACAAGAGTTAAAACAACTAAATTTAAAACTTCAAAATAACTCTGTATTGCAGAGTAAGATCAAAGACCTAAGCAGCTCATGTGAAGAATTTGCTAATAATAGGGCCATCATATTACGCAATATTGAGCTTTATAAGACAGTTTCTGCTATGTATTCACCCACCGGTGCCCAGGCTTATATCCTTGATTCTGTTATAGAATCATTTAATGAGCGCATAGTGGAATATGTAAATCTTTTGTGGTCAAATCTGACCTACGAACTTAGATCCTATAAAGAAAACGTTAAAGGCGATGTAACGGCAAAGTTTTCTGAACTTCTAGTTATGGATGGAAAACCAATATCTATTGGTAGTTTGTCTGGTGGAGAGTTTAGAGCATTGTCTCTATGTGTTGATTTTGCATTAGTAGATGTGATGGAGCGCCAGTTTGGTATATCGATGTCCCCGGTCATCCTAGATGAACCATTTGATGGTTTGGATGGCTCGGGTCGAGAGTTAATCGTGGAACTGTTAGAAACACTTGCTGAAAGACGTCAAGTAGTTATAGTAGATCATAGTTCAGAGATCAAGTCTATGTTTTCTAAGGTTATTACTGTGGAAAAGCGCGGCGGCATCTCTAAAATCAGCTTAGAATCCTGATAATATAGGTGCTATGCAGGATCTTATGGACAAGATTGAACAACTTAGAAAAAGTCTAGCGGCTATGAAGCCTAAAGACCATAATACTATTGTTCCAGCGCTCAGCTTACCTCCTGTTAAATCCCTGTCCATCTCCTCTGCTTCTCCTGGAAAACCTGCTAAACTTCCTGGCGTATCTCAACCTTCTGGTAAAGATCCAACTAAGATGGCAGAGCAATTAAAGAACCCTAGACCTAAAAAGGTCAAAGTTGAAGTTCTCAAGACAGCTTCTAATGGTCAATGGACTTTAGAAAAAGAAGACAGTGAACAGTATAAAAGAGCTAAAGCTTATAGAAAACCAAGATTAACACCAGAAACTAAACACGTCTCTGACCCTGATCATCAACATTGGATTGTTCATTCGCTTCATGACGTCCCAAAAAGGGGTACAGCAACCCTTATGCATCATAGTGGGAACATTATGGCAACTTTTAGACATGGTGAGATGAATCCATCAAAGGCCACAGCTTCTTCTAAAGAGAAAACAGCACCAATGGCTGAAGACAAAATTGCTTAATTGTATAATCTATAAGTGAAGAAAAGACCTCCATACAACCAGAACGCATCCATTCGTGGCGCATTAAGGCGACAATTTTCAAGGTCGCCAGTTGTCCGCGAAGTGTTAATGAAAGTGCGCCGTGAAATACCCAAGTTCAACAAAGACGGTAGCAGAAGTAAGAAGGATGCTGTCCAATATTGCTGTAGCCCTTGTGGCCAATGGACAAAGTCCACAGCAGTCGCAGTCGACCACATATCTCCTGTTATTGATGTTCAAGATGGGTTTGTGGACTGGAATGAGTTTATTAGTAGGTTATTCTGCGACGCCTCCAACCTCCAAGTCATTTGTGATACGTGTCACAACGCCAAGACACAAGGCGAAAGAATAGCCCGTCTAACCAAGCAATATACAGAAGAACTTAATAATCTAGAAGAACTCTGCAAAGATCCAGCTGATCCTAAGTTTCTTAAAAAGCAGTTATCTAAATATACCGCTAAAAAGAAGACTCCAGGTTTGCAAAAAATTGTAGAAAGAGCCTTGAGATTGAAACAACAATTGAAATAAGGAATATACATGAGCGATGTTAAAAAGGTTCTAAGTAAATCTTTCGTTGATAACCATGAAAATGTCACTGAAGATGTGGCCGCTGATCTTATTGTTAAAGCTGAAATGAAGGTTAAGGAGATTAAGGAAGAGCGTGCGGCTGATGGAAAGCTAGAACAGGCTCGTCAGATTGTTAAGGACCTAAATGGTGCGTATAACAGCGCTATTAAGTACGAACAAGCAAAGATCGACTTCTTACTTGAGAAGATTGCTGAAATCCAGAGTGGCGACGTAAATCCCAGCTCAGGTGCTAACTCCTGATACAATAAAGTCTACTTTTAAGGAGACTTTATGAGTTTACGCGATTCCTATTTTAATGGCTCTAACGGGCTACAACAGCAAATGGATGCTGCTTTTGCTAATGGTATCGCCTATGTAGGTGTTGGAGCTAATGATATCTCTACCCTGTCGTTGGGTGATAGAAATGGTTCTAACCTAGGTGCAGGATCTGGCATGCCAGGTTTGTATTTTACCTATGCAACTCCATCTGCTAACTATGTTATGTGGATGTTTGTGGCAGGTGAACTTGCTCCCAGTGTTGCTGGTACATTAGTGCAAGTAACACTTTTGAGTGGAGACAGTTCTACCGCAGTTGCTGCAAAGATTGCAGTGGCGATGAATGCTATCGTAAGTACTCCATTTGCTTGTACTTCAAGCGCATCTGTTGTAACTATGCAGAATACGGCTTCCGGCGTTGCTATTCTTCCTGTTTCTGCTGGAACACTTGGCGGTACTGCGGCAGTAGCTCAGGCTCAAGCCGGCATTGCTCCTACTGGTCAATATTCTGCCTTGCAGACTGCACTTCAACAGGCTGCAGCAGGTGGTAAGCAGGATTTTAGGTTTGTTGCTCAAGGTACCGGTAATATGAATGCTGCGATTTTGAGAGCATGCAACGGCAATAATCTTGCTCTTAGGGCTTTCTTTGCAGGCGTTTATCAAGCTCTTGCTCTTCAACAGATCTATGATTATCAAGTACGTCTTCAACTAGATATTAGTACGAGCGCTGGAACAAACGTTATTTTTAACTTTAGTTTTGGTCGTCGTTTTAAGAGCGCACCAGTTAATCTAGACTCACTCACTTGTCCTCCACAAGGCAATGGTACTAATTCTTGCGACGATGGTTGGTCTCGCGGGTATTAACTAAAAGTTTTAAACTTGATTAAAAGGGCCGCAGGAAACTGTGGTCCTTTTTTATTTGTATAATCCCCGCATGGCAAGATTCAAAGAACCAGCACAACTCCATAATCATAGTAAGTACTCTCTGCTCGACGCAGTTCCTTCTCCGGAAGAGTGGGTTGGTTGGTGCTTAGAAACTGGCACACCTGCTTTGGCGGTTACTGATCACGGCACAGCTATATCAATGTACGATGCTTTAAAGACAAAAGATTTCATTAAAGCATATAATAAAGAGCATGGTACCAACCATGAGTTGGACGCCGTCACTCTAATTCCTGCTGTAGAACTTTATGTTAAGTTAAATGCAGAGGACAAGAGTCACTATCATATTACGGCTTGGGCTGCGAGTACTGAGGGTTATCACAACCTGATGAAGCTCTCTTCTATTGCATACAACGATACAGTTTCTTTCTATGGGTCGGTAAAGGCACGTGTCACGTTCGATCAGATCAAACAATATAAGAAGGGTATTAAATTTGGCACAGGATGTATTGCAGGTCCGATTGGTAAAGCCTTCTGGGATAACAATAGAGCGCTTGCAGAAGAGCGATTCCTCATGTATCGCGAAATTTTTGGTGAAGAATTATACATTGAGTTCCATTGTAACGATGTCACTCATAACTTTAATAAACAAACTGGAGGTTTTGACCCTATCCCAGGCGACGAGTGCTCTTGCGACGGTAATAAGCAAAAACACTACAACCTCTTTCTCCGGGACATGGTTGATAAATACGGGGGCAAGCCTATTCCCGTAACCGATGCTCACTTTATTGCCCCAGAGGACAAGGTCATTCAAGACTGTCTGTTGAAGAACGGTAATTCAAATGGTTGGTACTTCTATGAGTCATACCATCAACTTAGAGCAGAGGAAATGTATGGAAAACTCAGGGCACATCTTGGAGACTGGTTGGACGAAAACAGGTTTGCCAGTTGGATCGACAACACGTATGAAGTTGCAAATGCTGCAAAAAACATCTACGTTAAATTTGAGTACCATCTTCCAAGGGTTGCCATCCCAACGCATATTGAAGAAAAAACTAGTGATTATGATCTACAAACTTATGCTTACATGATGGAACTCATCAAGGAGCATGGGCGTTGGAAGGAAGATCCAATTTATAAGGCCCGCTTTAAGCAAGAAGTTGATGTTATCATGAAGAATGAAAAGCTTAATTTCATACCATACTTCCTAATTTATGAGGATATTGGTAGATTCGCCAGGTCGCAAGGTATCCTGCAAAACATTGCCCGTGGTTCTGCTGGTGGTTCTCTATTGAGCTATTACCTCAAGATCATTCATGTTGATCCCATTAAGGCCAATCTACCATTCGAGCGCTTTCTGTCGCATGCCCGTATTCGCGCTGGCTCATTTCCTGATATAGATGCAGACATCGGCGATCGTGCTCGATCTCTTATCATGGATTATCTTCGCAAGAAGTATGGTGCTGGGTTTGCCCAGATATCTACCTTCCAGAAGATGAAGACAAAGAATGCTATTAAAGATGCAATGTTTGCTGTCTATGGGCGTAATCGTAATGACGTAGAAGTGAAATTAATCTGCGACTCTATTCCTGATTCACCTCAAGGAGTGGATGAATATGATTTTCTGTATGGAGGTACCGATCAAGAGGGTAACTATAATCCAGGACAAGTAGAGCTTAATAAGAATTTGGCCAATTTTTTTGCTACATATCCAGATGTAGAGAAGATGGTAAAGAAACTTATTGGCACTATTCGTGGTTGGTCTAGACATGCATCAGCATTTGTTATTTCAACTCTAGATCTTTCTGCTGAGCGCGTTCCAACTATGGTCATGAAAGATAAAGAGTTGGGCGATATCGTCTGTACTCAATATGATGCTTCAATGGTTGAAAAATGCAACCTAGTTAAGGCAGACATATTGGGCATTAAAACGTTAACTGCCGTTTCTGATTGTGTTGCACTTGTTAAAGATGAAGTCAATTATCTTGCAGAAGAAGAGGGCATGCCACTTATTTACAGGTTGCCTGAATCTGAAGCAGTGTACGTTGATTTTTATAATAAGGATACAGATTCGTCTTTTCAGTTCAACACTGAATTAATCAAGGGATACATCCAAGAGTTCTGCCCTACAAAGCGTACTGATCTAATGGCTATGACCGCCCTTTGTCGTCCTGGAGCGTTAGATGCGCCTCTCTACGATACGACAGCAGCCCAATACTATATGGATATTCGCAATGGAAAAAGAGATATAGAGTATCTACACAGCGATTTACAACCCATTCTAGAGTTTAGTAACGGCGTTTTTGTTTATCAAGAAGAGGTTATGAAGTTTCTAGTTGAAGTTGCTGGTTATTCTTGGGAAGAATCTGACTTGATTCGTGGGGCTATTGCGAAGAAAAAGCATGATGTCATCATGAACACTTTTGATCGTATTCGCGTTTCTTGCAGAGCTAGAGGATGGACAGATGAGGCTATAGAGACTGTTTGTCAACAGATTCAAGCTTTTGCCAGGTATTCTTTTAATAAGTCTCACTCTCATGCATACGGCGAATTAGGATATATCACTATGTATCTCAAGCATTACCACCCATTTGAGTGGTGGGCTAGTGTGTTAAATGTGTATATTGACGATGAAGTTAAGGTTAGACAATATATGTCTAAACTTGGACCAATTGTCAGACCGCCTTCTTTAAAGTACCCTACGAATAAGTTTGAAGTTCGTGAGATCGACGGCGAGAAATTTATTGTTACCCCTCTTTCTGCAATCAAGGGAGTTGGTCCTGCCGTTGTTAAAGAACTTTGCAATAAGGGCCCATTCCCCACACTAGAAGACTTTGTTAAGAGAATTGACCACGCGAAGGTTAATTCTGGTGGTATCTCTTACCTTATCAAGGGTAGAGCCGCAGATGACATGATGGATATGTCTATTGCAGATTATGGCACTCGCAGAGAGGCATTTATTAACACATATAAAAAGCTTAGAGGCAAAGAGATTAAGTTGCAGCCAGAAGTGTTCCAGTTTGATCCCCTTTCCATCTTCTTGATGGAAAAGGAATACAACCAAGCATTTAATAAGAATCTATTATCTGATAAAGCTATAGTAAGTATTATTAAGAATAGATGGAATGCTCTCACTGAAACCGGTAGAGCCGGAGTTCCTTTGATGATGGGCGATGTTCCAATTTTATCAACTATTAAAGTCGCAGAAGGTTTAGTTAAAAAAGACTTTGATAAAGAAGTTGGGATGATTTTGCTTTATGAGTCCTCTGAGTTTACAAAAGGCATTTCTAAGAAGACTGGAAGACCTTGGTCTAAGGTTGCGGTTTACCTCTCTGATGGGTTTACTACGTTAGAGTGCACTTACTGGGATAAGAAGTCTGCATTAGGTTGGTCTAAGAACAGTATTGTATATGTACGTGGCAAACTTAAACCTGGTTGGAAAACTCCAGTAAACTTACAAATTGAAGAGATTGAACGTATTGAATAGCTCAGAGAAATGAAATAGGTACTATCTTTATAGGAGAAAACGATGGCAAAATTTGTAGTAGTTAATAAGGCACCAGAAACTCTAGAAAAAGGCGAAATTGTAATCAATCAGCCGGATTTTATGGAGCAAATTGTTGCTAACATCAAGAAGGCACCAAAGCATAAGCAAACTGCTATCAATCATCTTAGAGAAGTTCTAACCTCTATTGGTCAAAAGTATGATCAAGATATGAACGTTTTTAAGATTAGGTTATTGAATTACGAAGGTTTGCCTTTTAACGATAATAAGGATCTCTCTGACATAGTTGTAAGGGTGCTTAAAAATGAGTATCCAGTTCTTTTTGACAAGTATCTTGATCATGAACTTAAAAATAGGCCTGCTAATACAAAGTTGATTTATTATGTTGGCAACTTTACAAGTGCAGCACCTTTTTATAATGCTGGATTAGATCTTATAGAAGAAAAAGATATCGAGTCTTATATGACAGGAAAACCTAAGAAGGTAGTTGGTAAGCCAGCTATTACTAAAGAGGAGGCTGAAGGGAATGGCGTCAGCTAATTACAATGAATGTGCCGACTGTGGAGAAAAAGTTGGTGAAGATAGTTTTTGTGAAGTGTGTGGAGATGACGTCTGCGAAATGTGCATGGATACCCACTTAGAAGACTATCACGGCTCTAGTGGTGACGATTAATAAGAAAACGTGGTATAATATATCTACGCCAATGTTGGCCTTTAATGTATCTATGGAGAAAAATATGACAAATACTAAAATTAAGCTCAATCTCGATTCCCTAAAATCCCGCAAAGAATGGAAAAGACATAAAGTGAAAGATGGTCACAACATCTATCGCATTCTTCCCCCATTTGGCGAATCTTCAAATGGCTATCCTTATCGTAAGTGGCAAATTATCTGGGGCCTAGTTGACCCAGAAAGTGGCCGTGCTCGCCCATTTGCTTCTTCTATGACATCTGAAAAGCGTTGCCCTGTTACTGAGTATGTTTATCAACTCAAGGATCGCGCTGAAACTATGGCAGCAGAACTTAAGGCTGCTGGTAACAGTGAAGAAGATGTTCGTGCTCGCCTAAAAGATCTCCAAGATCTTATTGGCAACCTAATTCCTAAAACTGTTTATGTTTATAATGCAGCTGATAAAGCTGGTGAAGTTGGACTTCTTGAACTTAAGTCTACTGCACATAAGGACATGAAGGAAAAGATGAACCAGTACATCAACGACTATAATCAAGATCCTACTTCACTTAACAGTGCAGACGATGATTCTGGTGTTTGGTTTGATATCAGTCGTACAAATCTCACCGGCAAGTTCCGTGACACGACCTATAAGGTTGAAAAGCTTCAATCTAAGGTTAAGGCGCCTTCTGGTGGTGTTTCGTTTGTCGATGACCGTTCCCCTCTACCTGACGCAGTGGTCGAAAACTATGATAATTTGGCATATGATTTGTCATCTATCTATCAATCAAAGTCGTATGATGAACTCAAGGAAGTGCTTGACGCTAATATGCCAGGTATTATCGAAATGGTTCCAGATGCTGATCTTACGATTCAACCATCCCTAGCTAATGACTACCGCGCAACGCATGCTTTAGAAAAAGCAGTTACAAAAACTGCTGCACAATCTGCTAAGACCGTTGGCACTTCTAAAGTTGCTCTTAAGTTGAACGATGGTGATGACGCTGAGGAAACTACAACTCGCCCCGTAAAGTCGGCAAGCAAAGCAGTTTCAACTGCTTCTGATGACTTCATGACCCAAGCGGATGCAATCCTAAACTCCTAAGGTGATAAATGAGTGATCTTACCGAAAAGGTAGATGTCACTCGTCTCGCCCACTATGTAAATAAGATCGAGGAGCTGTCGTCTATATCAAAGACGATGGCCCCTCGATTTTTACAAGATTACATTATGGGTCAGGACGTAGCTGCTCATCTATTAGCAAAAGCAATACAGGCAGATTCTAAGGCCAAGGCAAATCTTGATTATGTGGAATCTATTGCATATCTCGAGAAGGCTCGTGAGTACTTAGAAAAGAATAATATCAAAGATACTAGTGAAGCTAGAAAGCAATATGTAAATATTGATGTCGATGTGAAGGCAGCAAAAGATGTAAAGGCCGGAACAGAAGCATTTGTTACTTTGTTTAAGAGTAAACTTTCGCAACTTAGACAAGCACATGATGACCTAAAAAAGATCGCATATGGCGATCAAAATCTAACCCCATATGAAGGAATGTAAGATGAAATTCACAAGAGCAAGTAAGAAAGATAAGACGTTGGTAACTGTTTCACTTAGTGCATTAGATAACGAAGTTAACTTGTCAGTAAATGGTCCGGAGATACTTTTTGTAGAATTGATGCAGGGTGATGAATTCATTTTGACAGTGGACAAGGTTAGAACCTTGTTCAGAGTTAATAGAGAAGGCAAAACTGCAACAACCCATAGCTTTCCAAGGGCTTTGAGATTGCCTACTGTCAGCAGGCCTACTAATGCTGAAGTCGATAACATTGCAGACTTTATTGAGTAAGGAATTATTATGTCAAAGTGGTTAACGAGACTTACAAGTGATTTTGGTACTATTGCAGCAGCTCTTAATACGAATATGGCACCCGTAGTTAAGTCTCGTTCACCATCTTTGAACTGGGCTACATCTATTGGTGGATTTCAACCTGGCAAGATCTCAGTCCTATATGGACCTGAGAGTGCGGGTAAGAGTCTTCTGGCTATGATGGCAATTGCTGATGCGCAAAAACTTGACCCAGACGCAATCTTTATCTGGTTTGATGCCGAGTTTTCCTTCAATCTGTCTTTGTTTGTTAAGATTGGCGGAGATGCTAATAGGTTAATTGTTCGCAAAAGCAATGACCCTCTTAAGATCTTCGACTATATTGGCGGAGAAATGCTTGAGGCCCTTCAAGAAGGTGCACCTATTAAGGGTATTGTTATTGACTCTATCAAGGCAATTCGATATCCTAAAGAAACTAACATGAAGCAGACAACGGACCAGAAGATGGGTGGAACCGGTGCAAGCTATCTCCCATCTACTCTAAAGCTAGTTGTTCCTGTTATTGCTGAATATAAGTTGCTTACATTCTTTATTCAACAGGTCACTATGGAAATCGATCCAATGAAGGCATTGCGTAATCCATATGTGATCACTGAGGGGCGTGCTCTTAAGCATGCAGCAGATTTGATGTTAGAGATTGTGAAACTTGACACTAAGAATGGCGTTGTAGAGTCTGGTGAAACTATCACTGGAGCTGCACAGCAAACTGGTCACAAGGTTCGTGTTAAGGTTAAGAAGAATCGTTTGGGTGCTCCAGCTCGTATGGCTCAATTTACCTATCATTATGATCATGGGATCATTGACACTGCTTCGGAAATCTTTGAACTTGGCAAATCTTTAGGCGTCGTGTTCCATCCTATTAGTGCAACTACTGGTAAAGAGAATAACATGGTGTGGCAGTTTGGTAATTATGACCCTATTAAGGGCGAAGATAACATGAAAGCTTTTGTAATCTCTTCTAAGAGAGTGCAAGAAGAGATTATGGAAGCTTGCTACTCTCATAGGGATAGCGAAGTTCAATTAGACGCATCTGGTTTTGTGGTTGAAGATGGAGATGCAGTTGAACTTAATTTAGGAGATTAAGTGATTTACTTCACATCGGACATACATTTCTGGCATGCAAACGTTATTAAGTATTGTAATAGGCCGTTTGCCAACGTAGAGGAAATGAATGAGGCGATTATCAAAAATTGGAACGATGTCGTCAAGCCAGAAGATACAGTCTACTGCCTTGGCGACATCAGTTTGTCGTTTAAGCCAATTGAAATTTATTCCGGCAGACTCAATGGCACTAAGTACCTGGTTCCTGGAAACCATGATTTCTGCCATTCCTACCATAAAAAGGGCGGTCGCAACCCAGAGACACGTAAGCACTGGATCGAAAGGTATGAAGCGCATGGCTGGAAGGTGTTACCGGAACAAACAACATTAGATATACCTGGTGTTGCCATTGTTAATGTTTGTCATCATCCATATGTCTTATTAGGACCTGGAGATGATAAGTATGCAAATTGGCGCCCTAATGATGACGGTAGATGGCTCATATGCGGCCATGTTCATGAAAAGTGGAAAGTTGTCGACAAGATGATTAACGTAGGTGTTGATCAATGGGGTTTTAAACCAGTTGCTATTACGGAGATAGAGAAGATTATATGCTCATCCAATACTACTTAGCAGATGGCTCAGAGATTACTTACACAACTTCAATGGATATGCCCACTGTAGATGATGTTAGTAATATTGCTCTTATGTATTCACAAAAAAGGCAAAATTGTCTTCCAGAGTTTATTTTTATTAGCTCAAGAATTTATGGTGGTTTTATTTCTTCTATTGGCGGATATATGGGTCCAGTTCACGGTCCAGCGCCACACATTGTAAGCATCCACACATCTGTTGGACTACTCACTGTTAAAATTATGCCGTGGGCAACAGATACCAAACTTTTTCTTATTGGCAATATGGATGACTTTGAGCGCTATGATGTAGATAAAATCTTTGAAGATATTGTTTTGAAAGATTGCGAGCGCGAAGGTGGCTAAGGTTTTATTTATCGGCGACCCGCATCTTAAAATTAATCGCTTCGATCTAGCCACTAGTTTCCTAAAGTGGTTAAATCAACTCATTATTGATCAGAAACCCGATCTTGTGGTTAATCTTGGCGATACATTTGATACTCACGCGGTGTTGCGTTCTGAGATTCTTAATGAGTTTATAAAGCATGTAGACGTTGTTAGGGCTCAAGGAATACCGTATGTTTACCTTCTGGGTAACCATGACATGTATAAGCCCAACGATCCTAAATATCATGCATTGTTACCTTTTAAGGGTAAGATAGACAACTTTCATGTCATAGATGAAATTCAAGATTTTATGGGAATGACCTTTGTTCCTTATCAGCATAATGGCGCTAACTTTCCTAAGACTACAAAACCTATTGTAGTAGCTCATCAAACTTTTATTGGAGCTGATTATGGCCCTATCCGTACTACCGAAGGCGTTGATGCGACAAGCATTAGTGGATGCGAGATTATCATCTCGGGTCACATACATAAGAAATCAGTGCTCGGATCCGTACTATACGTCGGCTCGCCATTTAGCCAAAGTGCTGCTGATGTTGATCAGGTCAAAGGGATCACCATCTTTGACACCAGTACATATCACACCTCATTTAACCAATGTCCCTTGCCGATGTGGAGAAGGTTCACCTTTGTCTTTGACCAGCAGAATAACTTTAGAGACTTGGAGCAGGAGATTACTTCAAGAGTGGCAGGATCTAGTGATCACTGGGTTATAGAACTAACTGGCCCTAAGGCAGAAGTAGTTGGCTTTCTTGGTTCTAAGGAGTATCTTGCAGCCATTGATGGAGTAGATGTTAAGGTGAAAACAAAGTTTACTGATAATGAGAGAAAGAAGGTTTCTCTTGAAGCAAGAACGATGGAAACCATTGTATCAGAATATGTCCTTAAAGTGTATAATGGTTCTGTGAACAAGGAAGAGCTTTCTACGCTTGCTAAAAGCATCTTAAATGAATCTAGACTTAGCAAGTGAAAGTTGATAACCTGATATAATAAGTGTAAGGTGGTTTCACCTAGGAGAAGTATGGATAACGAAAAGTTAATTGAATTCATGGATCAGCAAAGATGGCTGTTGAATAACGGTCTAGTGCCAGATTCTGTGAAAAATCAATTGTTCTTTTACGGCTCCATTGTCCATCCTGAGGTGCAAGCAGTCGAAGTAAAGATCCATCCTGAGGAGAAGTGTGTAGACTATAAGGTCTATTTCACGAAGAAAACTCTAAAAAAGATGGAAACTTATCGCAAACTCTCCACCTCTACATCACTGTTTGGCATGTGGAGATTTAAGCGTTTTCTTACAAAAGAAGGTAGTTTGGATTTTCAAAGTATGCTAGGCTCGTTCGTTAGAGATTTTTGTGGACCAAATTGGTCAACTAAACTCACTATAGTGGACTTCGATGTATATGTAGATAACATTGGAGTTGAAGGTGAGCCCGATAAGTCAAGTCAGCCAACTAATAAATTGCCTGACTAAAGATAAAGATAGACAGCAAGATTTGTGGGTGCACTACTTAAGTGGTCACTCTCCATCGACGTTTGCTGCTCACTTAGATAAACTTAATCAAGAGTTTGTGGTCGAATCTTCTCTGCAGCAAAAACTGTGGGATGTCTTTAGTAACCCTCCATCTGATAAATTTAAAGAACTATTAAACAACTTCAGTGAAGTTGAACAATCCGTAGTCTGTCTACTAGCTTTAGGTTTAACTGTAACTGAGTTAAGTGGGTATAAAGGTATTAGTGAGATAAGGATTAGACAAGTCATGTCTGTTATTAGAGATAATGACTGTTGGGAAGAGTTATATGGCGTTAAAGAAACGACTAACAGAAGAAGAGCGCTACGGACTGAGTGAAGAAGAGAATAAACTCGCCGAGAAGTATCTTAGAAAGAATAAGACTGCTGGTGCTTTAAAAGAACTTGAAGCAGCTAAGTTATTTGAACTATATCTTCTAGGTGAATCTCTATCAAAAATCGCTCAGCAGTTTCCTCAATATAGTTTGGGTCAAATTGCCCTCACTGCTGCACTTCGTGGTTGGGCTCATGATCGCGACAAGATGATGCACACCCTTCAAGATAGGGTTCGTGCTAAGGTTGTAAAATCAGTTTTAGAGCAAGTTGATTTTTTGACTGCTATGATGTCTGTCACTAATGCAGAGCATCTAGAAGTTATGATCAAGTACTGCCAAGATCCTATAAATAATCCAAAGCCTGCAATGCGTGTTACTAACATTAAAGAATATAAGGATGTTGCTGAGACTCTATACAAGATCGTTTCAGGTGCTACTCCTGGAAGCAAGGCCAATAAATCACCTATGTTTGATGCATTGAGTCCACCTCAACAAAAGAAAGAAGAAAAACCTATGGAGCAGGATGCCGCATCAATGCTCGCGGAGGTTGTAAGCGTAGATGGCGAAGACACCTTCTAATTTAACATTTGAGCAGCAGAAGAAGTTGCTTCTTACTCCTTGCAAGACTAGGCAACAGGTAAAGAACTGGATCAAGTATCACTTGGCTTTGGAGTTGCCTGATGTTACTGTATCGAGGTTCTCAGACACCAATCCTTTAGATGTTATTTGGGAAGTGTATCGCATTTGTACTCTCAAGCAAAACCCTGACAATATCCAAGAACTTCTATTCGTCGCTGGCCGTGGTTCTGGTAAGACTCTTGGTATGGCTATTGCAGAACTTATGGTTTTGTTGCATGACCATCGTGATGTCGTGCATGTTGGTGCAATTCAAAATCAAGCTGAGCGATGCTATGCTTATCAGAAGGGCTTTCTATATAATCGTAGATTAAAGCCCATTGTTACTCCTATGGATGTGCCAGAGGATCAACGCATTCTTGAAAAAGCTAATATGTCTAAGTCACTCTTTAATATTGGTGGTGAAAAGAAGACTATTGAGGTTATTCCATGCACATTAAAGGCCGTTAACGGTCCTCACGTGCCTCTTGTTGTTATCGATGAGATCGATACTGTGTCTGGTGAAGGCATTAAGGCATTTAAAGATATCGCTGGCATGTTAGACTCTAAGGGTGGTAAAAAGGCTCTTCGTGTGGGTATTTCTACGCGTAAATCTCGTTATGGCTTAATGAATCAAAAGCTTGAAGAGATAGAATCTACGCCAGACAAGACGCGCCAAGCCCGTAGATGGACAGCATTTGAGTTCACCGAACGCTGTCCTGATAGTAGATCTGGAACCACTGAGTTAGATCTTTATGTTAATCAAGACAAGATGGAAGTTCTCACCGAAGAACAGTATTTAAAGAAAGATAATAATAAGCAAAAAGAATATGTAATGCATAGAGGATTTGACGGTTGTGTTAAATGCCCACTGTTCTCTGTGTGTTTAACTGATGCTAAAAAGCAGACCTCCAAATCGCCCATGTTGAAATCTCTTGATGAGATGATTCAAAAGGTTAGAGCTGAAGGTGCAGATTGGGCTCTAGCTCAGCTCATGAACTTAAAACCTTCTGTTGAAGGTATCGTTTTTAGGGAGTTTGAAGAAAAAGTTCATGTTAAAACATGGAACGAAATGTGGCAAACATTAGTAGGTAAGCCATTCCCCGGCGAATGTACTCATGATATTTTCGTTAAGAAGTGCCACGAGCTAAATATTCCTTGTTACGCTGGCATTGACTGGGGTTTCTCATCACCCAATACAGTAGTCTTTTTCTTTGTTGATTCTAGAGATAACATATATGTTGTGAAAACTGACGGTATGACATATGTTAGTTCACCAACTTGGATTCACCATATTAAGACTAAGTATCACACCTTGTATAGGTGCCAACTTTATGTTCCTGATGCTGCTGATCAAGGCTCCATTCAGGAAATGCAGAAGGCGGGTCTACCTGTAGCTAATCAGCCAGATAAAGGACAGATTAATACCGGTATTCAAGTTATTAAGAAGTTCTTGAAGATGCCAGGTACAACAGAACCAAAGATTTTCTTAGCCAAAGACCACTGTCTTCCTTTGGTAAGAGAGTTTAGTCTGTATCACTACAAAGTGGATGCCGCAGGACTGATTACGGATGATCCAGATACTGAGCATGATCACTGGCTAGATGCTTTAAGATATCCAATGACATTGCTGTTTGGGAAGTCCCAGATCATCTTAGGGAGCGGTTTGATAGATCAGGGCGCTGGTTTACAGGACACACAGGGCAATTTCCAGAGAATGCCAACGCCTACTGAGTACGCGCTAACTCAAGGAATAAGAATGAATGATCAAGAGCCAGATAGATCTAAGTTGGGCAAAATAGGCACAGCAAAAGAGCTAGATGAAGCAAAAGATGACGATGATGACGGAATTGGTGGCGGTGGTGGCTTCATTTGGAGCGTTTAGTGTACTTTAGGTCACTAGAAGGTATAATGATTAAATGGCATGGTACGATGATTGGTTGAAAAATAAAGTCCAGGGGCAAATTAATGACCTATTGAAGGCTGATGGTGTTTCACCAGAGACCCCTTCAGGTGGTATTTCTTCTTTTGCTTCACCAGAGACTCCTGCTAGTGCTAATGCCGATAGGTTGCCAGATGTACCTGAAGAAAACCATGATGCTAGCGGGCAGATTGGTCGCAAGGCGTACGTCGATGATCCTTATTTTGACCTAATTGGGTCTCAAGTCAATTACAAGTTTAAACTTAGTCGTATCTCAAACAAAACCTTGAAAGAGGTCTCTGTTAGAGATTGGCTAATTTCGGCTATCATCCAGTGCCGTATTGATACCCTGTTAAGGTTCTCTAGACCTGAACATCGTCGTTTTGAGATGGGTTTTCGCATCTTAAAGAAAGACACAGAAGCACATTACACTGATGCTGAGAAGGATGAAATTGCAGCAATTGAAGATTTCATCTATCATTGTGGCCGCAAAGAAGGAACCCCTCAGGACGATAAGAGAAACTTTGGCGAGTTCTTAAAAGTTATTGGGCGTGATGCTTTGACCTTCGGCCACGTTGCTATTGAAAAAGTTAAGACTAGAGCTGGTGGCTTACACAGGTTCCGTCCTCTTCCGGCTGAGTCAATGTATCTTATTAATAAGGCATTGTCAAAGGAACAGGTAAGTTCTAACGCAATGAAGAGTTATCAGCTAAATAGACCAAAAAGCGACAATGATCCTAAGGCTGATCAAGTTGTTAATGAAGTTGAAAATGACTTCATCAAATATGTGCAAATCTCGTATGATAATAGGCCTCTAGCTACCTTTGGTGATGAGGATTGCATCTGGAAGTTGTTTAATCCACAGAATTTTGCTGATTCAATGGGGTATTGTTACTCACCATTAGAACTTGCTATTATTAATATCACTAACCACTTAAACGTGGAAAATTACAATGCTAACTTCTTTACTCATGGATATGCTGCACGAGGCGTATTACATTTAAAGGGTACTGTTACGCAGCAACAACTTGCTAATTTTCGTAGAACCTTTTATAACAGCATCACTGGCCATCAAAATGCTTGGAGAACGCCAATTGTTGCCGGTTTAGATGAGGTTCAATGGGTGCCGATGTCTGCTAACGCAAAAGAGATGGAGTACTTAAACTATAATAACCATCTTATGCGCATTCTTTGCGCCCAGTTTCAGATTGACCCAATAGAACTTGGTTTGGACTATTTGATATCTTCTTCTGGAAGAGCTCCTATGCAGCAATCAAGTAATGAATACAAGATCACCTATTCTCGTGAGCGTGGTCTGGTTCCAGTATTGATGTTCGTCGAAGACATCATTAATGCAGATGTTCTTCCTGCCCTAGATCCTGCTATTGCTGCCAAATATAAGTTTGTGTTTACCGGCATGACCGAGGAAACACCGCAAACTGAAATCGCTCAAATGCAAGCTGAAATGACTGTTTGGAAGACAATGAACGATCTTCTTAAGCAGGCTCAGAAGGACAAGATTGAGGAGAAAGCTGCTGATCTTCCTTTGAATCAAGCATTTTGGGCACTTGTTGAGAAAAACTATACTCGTGGTGAGATTCGTGAAAACTTCTTTGGGGATAAGGGGGCTTCACAGAGACGCGAACTTCAGTATATTCCTGGTGATCCATCATTCTTAAATTGGAATCAGTTTATTGCTACACTTGATGCTCAGAAAAAGCAGGCAGAACAGATGGCACAACAGCAAGACGCAGCATCTCAAGAGGCTCAAATGAAGATGGAGCAAGAGAAACAGAAACATGAACATGCTGAGGCTGCTCATAGTCGTGATAAAGAAAAGCATAACCTTGAGATGGAGCAAATTAAGGCTAAAGCTGCAAGTGATGCTGTACAACATGGTCTTAAGGATACTGCTAAGCAGTTTGGGGCTACTAAGCCATCAAATATTGGCGGACAAGCAGTTGCCAATCCTATGAACCATGAAGACAATACCTGAACTATATCTAAACGTCTCTAATGGAGATGTTGTTACTAAAGAGTGTCGTGAATCTGTCATGATGCTCACTAAGGTGCTTTACGCACTTCATATCATTGATGAAGAACAGGCCTTTCAACTGGCTACAAAGTTCCGAATCTTGTTTGTATAATAAACGCATGGCATTGATAATCCTTGAAGGTCTTGATAGGGTCGGTAAGACCTCTGTTGCTCAACTCTTTGAGAGCAAGGGGTACGAACTCATTCATATGTCTGCTCCGCCAAAAGGACAAACAGCAGATTTGTTCTTGGAGGAGATGATGGAGATCATTTCTTCAGCTGCTCATAGGGATGTTGTCTTAGACCGTTCTTATTATGGTGAAACTATTTGGTCTAAAGTGTATGGCCGTGAATCTCTTATCGATGATCAAGGAATAGAAGTGCTTCAAGAGTTAGAAGCAACCGTGGGCACTGTTCGCATACTAATGCATGATCCAAATAGTGAAGCTCATTGGCAAAGGTGTGTAGATAATAAAGAACCTCTTACTAAGGCACAATTTGTCAAGGCTAGATCTTTGTATTCTACGATGGCAGATAAATATGGCTTTGAAAGAAAAACTCTAAAGGATTTTCCAGATGCGCTCCAGCCGCTTCCTACTTCCAGTGCCTCAACATCAGACATGGCAAATGTTTCACCTAAGCCTGATGGGCTTGCGAAAACTGCTGATACAGCTAGGGATGAAATCTCTTTAAGTAAAACCAAAGAACAACTTAAATTAGAGCGCGCCAATGTTATTAATGAGGTGCTTGATAAGCGTATCATAAAAGGTAAAGGCGCCATCTATGATGACGTAGAGCGCAGCGTGCGCAACTTCCTCAATATGGAATTGGGTAAAATTCTTGGGACATCGAATCCATCGCTTACATTATCTAATGAAGAGATTGAATTGTTAAAGTTTTTCTGCAAAAGATTAAAAGATAAGGAGTCATAATGACTGAGACTAAGTATCAAAAACAAATGCTAAATAGCCAAATTGATTTGAACAAACTACAACTTGAGAAACAAAAAGCGGAACTTAAAGTGTTTCTCGATAAGCAAAAAGCAGAAATTAGATTACTAGAGTTAGATGCAGAAATAAAAGAAGAACAACTCAAACAGATGAAGAGAGAAAGATAATATGAAAGGTTTTAGACAGCAGCCACAGGGTAATCGCAAAGAGAAGCTTCGTGAGCTTGAAGTTGAAGTTAAGAATATGGCCATGGCATCCCGTATTAGCCAAATGATGACTCAGCAACTGATGCAGAACATGAAGGCTATGCATGAAGATATCAGTCGCACGATGGGCATTCTAAGCGAACTTCAATACAAGATCCTGGCAATCCAGAAGGTATCTGGTCTTGATGTTGAACAGATGAATACTGTTGCTAACGAGCAACGCCTTGTTGATTTTAATGAAGCCTCTGATAAAGAAGATGCTGAGCAGGGTTTCACTGTTGGTGATGTAGTCAATGAATCTAGCACCATTATTCTAACTTCTACCACTGAAGAGAAAGATCGCGGAATCTTCCGTTCACGTCTCAAGTTATCAGAATGTGGAGTTCCGGACTTGATTACTGCCTTTATGGGACGTGAAGTTGGAGCAAAAGCTATTTTGCAGTTGAATGGACTTGATCATGAAGTGGAACTTTTGGGCATTAGACAACCTCCAGCAGTGGTCGCCAATTCAACTCAGCTCGACTTGGGACCCGAAACGGATGCGTCGCCGCTTGATACTGGTAACGTTTCTCCGCCAACTGCAAGTCCTCAAGTAGGCAATGCATAATGTCAGACCAAGACGATAAGATGGACTCAAGATGCCCTCGTGCTCTAGAAACCCTCCCAGAGGGTTTCTGTCCACTTGCCGTCATGCGTCTTAGGGCAATCAGAACAGCTGGACGAGAACTCACCGAAGAAGAGGAGTCTAAGCTTCCTGGTTGTCCATGGGCAGTTAATCATCAGCTTGCCAATTATTGCTTCTTTAAGTATATAAAGGAGTTTGCCGGTGATAAACCACCTTCTGACATAGAAGTTGCTTCATTAAACTGTATGTCTGTTGATGCAGTTAAAAAGACTGAAAAGGTTGCTCTTACTAAAATTAGAGACACCGACCAATTCCAGGATCTTAAGGATTCTATGGAAGGCGAGAATGTCGTTTCAGAACATCCGTCGGACGATGATTATAAAATCTACAGATAGTCAAAGATTAGCAACCTACAATCTTTTAGATTTACTCCATAAATTAGGCATTAAGACCAGACCTCTTCTTTATGTAGAGGGTTTTCTTTTAAAGAGTGTCACTTTTGACATGAAAAACCTCGTTCTGTGGCCTAGCATTAAAAACACCCCATAAATCATAGTCTCTAGCCTGGTATAATTGAGTGGTATGGCCAAGAAACCACTCGAGATTGATGCTTGCGCAGGGTCCCAGCTCAGGGATACCCAAGGAGAAATGCTCTCCGTTGAGGGAGCTGACATCTCTGAACTCCAAGCTGGCAAGGGCCGTTGGAACGACAATCACGGTAAGGGGTTTTTCAACTCTGTAGGCCGTATTACTCATGCCAAGAAGATCTTTAAAGAAGAAGACTGCGAAGATGACCGCCATAGATACTATTGGAACAAGGTCAAGGCGCCCTATGTCTACGTTAAAGGTTACCTGTACGACGACGAAGACCATCCAAACGCAAAGGCTGCCGCAGCCATCCTTCGTAACGTCCATAAGGCTGATTGTCCACTAAAACTGAAAGCCTCAGTAGAAGGTGGAGTAATTTCACGCGGGATCTCAGACCCATCTCTTCTTGCAAGAACGAAGATACACTCTGTTGCACTTACCTTTACTCCTGCGAATGTTGCGACTCTTGTTGAGCCATTAAGTCTAGATAAATCTCAATATGATGAAGCCACTGATATGGTTCTCATCAAATCTGTTATACATCTTGCAGAAACCAACGTACCATCTTTTCGTCATATTGCCAGAGACGCATCTGCTTCTAAGGTTGTAAGCAACATAGAAAAGATAGCCTCTCTAGTCAAAGACGATAGACAGATTGACATACCTACTAAACAAGCGATAATTGAATATGCCTTAGAGGCAAAAATTCAAAGCAACATCGTTAAAATTCATGAAGAAGTTGAAAAAAGTTTAAAGAGTAATCTAGCAGGCGCTGCTATGATGGGCGCTGCTGCGCTTTCTCCATCTGTTGGAGATGCAAGAGCGCCTAAAAGATTACCTGCTCCACATCAAGAACAAGTACAACAAAGTTTAAATAAGATGCCGGAGCAGCATCAAAAGGCATATCAAGAATATGCAAAGAAGAACCCTCTTCTTGGCGCAATTGGCATGGTTGAATCAAGTGGCGGCAAAAATTATGCCCACAAAGCAATAAACAACCCAAAGAGTATACATAACGGTCATGTTGCTGGTGGCATGTTCGGAATGATGCCAAATGCTGCAGAATATGCCTTAAGACATGATCCAAAACTAGCAAGCAAGTATCCTAAGCTATCCGAAGCTGCAAAAGACATGAAGAACAATCATCATGCGTTCACCGAAATGTTCAATTCTAATCCTGAGGCTGCATATGATTTTGCAAGCTCACTATTAAGCAGGAATAAGAACAAAACAAAAGACATCAATATGTTAATTCATTCTTGGAACAATGGCCTTAAGGGCACTTGGGAAAAATATAAGAATGAGGGTCCAGAGTCTATTAAGGATGCTGAATACGTTAAAAACGTTATGAAAGCATACAAAGGACTTACAGATCATAATTCAAAGAAAAATTTAACAAAAGCTCTCACTGCTGGTTATGGTGGTGCTGGTGCACCTACTTCAAATACAGGGGGTGGAGTACTTCAGTCTGAGTCATTAGATGATGGCAGAGGTAATAAAGATAAGAGTTTTAAGTATGTTACATGCGATGACTGCGGTAAAGAACAGATATATTCTAAGTATCAAGTTAAATGCAGAGATTGTAATAAGTCGTTCCCGATGGAAAAGTTGCATAAACTTTTTTTAGGGGCGATAGCAACGTAAGGTAGTAAATGGGTATATATGGCGTGTTTAAGTAAAGGGCCATGGTATACTAAGTAAATCAAGTTTTAACTTTCGAGTTAAGGAGCACGAAAATGGCAAATATCACTTCAATCATGAACAAGGTCGCTCGCAACGCACAAGTGTTGGGGCTAACCGTTTCAGCACAAACTGCTAACAGTGTAAGTATCGCTGCTGACGGTGGCGCAACTCTAACAGTCGCTTATGCACTCGCTGCGATTCTTCCTCCAATGGGCGGCGTCGATCCTACTGTTTCGCCTTACCTTGGCATTGGCATCGCTAACCCTGGTCAACTTACTTTGACTTCTACTAACACTGGCGGCGCAGTCGCTGATGTTATCAACGGACCAATTTCCGCACAAGTTCTATGCATGCTTGCATGGTTCGCAAACGACATCATTCTTGCAGATGCAACTACTCCAGTGTCAACCGCTAACGGTTATGCACAGGGTATTGCTCGTCTCCGTGGCGACTCTGACATGATTGGCGTTGGACAGTAATCGGGTTTATTAACTTTAGGAGTTAATCGAATGAAAGACGAATTAAGAAAGAGTCTTACAGACCTGATCGACGAGACGCTTCTCGAGCTCGAAGAGCTTAAGAAGTCTCGCTTCTCAGCAAGTGAGATCGAAATTAAGGGTCCTGGCGAAGGTATTGCAGGCAAGCCAACTAATGGCGATCTTCATGCTAAGGCTGAAGATAAGAAAGATGACAAGAAGGACGATGAAGACGAAGAGGCTGAAAAGGCCGAAGGTCATAATCGTCAAGCTGATCCAGATGGTGGACACCACAAGATGGATAAGGACGAAAGTGGTATGCCAGTTGGCACTACTGCTAAGGCCGAAGGTCACAATCGTCAAGCTGATCCAGACGGCGGCCATCACAAGATGGACAAGGCTGAAGATAAAGACGATAAAGATGACGACAAGAAGAAGAAAGACAAAGACGCCAAGGGCGGCGAAGAGCACGAGAAGAAAGAAAAAGAAGCTATTGGCAAACTTGCTAATCTAGCTGGCATGCGCAAATCTGATGAAGAGATGCAAGGCCTAATGAAGAGCTTTGTTGAAGAGAGAGTAAGACCTCTTGAAGACAAGCTGTCAACTATCCTTAATCTTGTGAACAAGATCGCAGATCAACCAGTTGCCCATAAGGGTGTTACTGGCCGTGCTGTTCCTCTGATGAAGAGTGCTGACGAGCTCGGTGGTGGTGAATCACTTTCTAAGTCTGAAGTAGCTTCAAAGCTATTTGAGCTTAAGAAGTCAGGAACTAAAGTTGACTCTCTGGATATTACCAGGGCTGAAATGGGACACGATCTCGCAAAGATCGTAGACAAATATAAGATTTCGTAATCAAAGGAGAGAACGAAGATGAATGACGCAATTAATCAAGTTTTGCAGGGTCTAGACCAAGGCCTCGTAAACGCAGCTGATATTGAAAATTTGAATAAGGCGATCACCGCTGGTTACGGTGGAGCTGGTAAGCCTACAGACCTCACCTATGGTGGTGTTTTGCAGGCGGAATCCCTTGAAGCTACTCTCAAGTCGATTACTTTCGACATGAAGAATCTCAAGTTCTGGCCAGCAGTTAGCGTTGATAAGGCCTATAACTTGTTCGAACAGTACAACCGTTTGATCAGTTATGGTTCTGATTCGGCACCTTACATCGGTGAAGGTGGCGCTCCTCAGGAAGAAGATAGCACGTACGTACGTGACGGTCAAAAGATCGTGTTCTTCGGTACTCGTCGTAGGGTTTCGCACCAGATGACGCTCGTACGTGTTACTGTTGGTGACATTGTCGCTCAGCAGGCAAAAGAAGGAACGATGCATCTTCTCAAGAATATCGAACGTGAACTCTATTGGGGTCATGCTCACTTCATGAATGCAACTACCGGTGCAGAAACTGGTTCTGATGCTGATCTTCCAGTTAACTCTATCGCTATGAGCGGCTTGCTAAAGCAGCTTCAGAAGGGTGACACGGATGCACAGATGCAAGCCGGTGACTTCCTCGGATATGGCGATTCTAGCTCGATCGTGACCGATCTTGCTGGTCAGGTTATGGCTCAGGACGACATTGAACGTCTTGCCGTTATTGCCTTGGAAAACTTCGGTGCTCCAGATCAGTTGCATATCGAACCAGCTGCTCTATCAGCCTTCGTTAAGCAGTTCTATCCTCAGTTCCGTTCGGCTCCAGGTCTTGCTAACCAAACGGTTGGCTATGACGTGTCTAAGGTCCAAACGACTGCAGGCGCTATCGATCTAAAGCCAAACTTGTTCTTGCGTCCACGTGCAGGCGTTCGCGCTCTTGCAGTGAACAACCAAGCCCCAGCAGCTTCCTTCACGGCAGCAGCAGCGGGTGCAGCTGGTACTTCTAGCTTCGCAGCTGGAACCTATCAGGTCAAGGTAACAGCAGTGAATGATGCCGGCGAATCTTCTCCAGTGTCTTCTGCAGCTGTAACCCTCACGCAGGGCCAGAATATGGCAGTGACTCTTGGCGGAACCATCCCAAGCGGTGTTAAGTATTGGAAACTTTACATCTCCGCTCCAGGTGGTGCAGTTGGTACTGAAAAGTTCGCAGGTAACTGGGCTAACCAGGGTGCAGGCGTTTACACCAGCTCTAACGTGCAGCTCCCAGGCCTTGGTGAAGCATTCTTGCTCGACATGAGTGCTGAGTGCATGCGCTTCAAGCAACTTGCTCCTCTAAGCAAGATTAACTTCGCTATCGTGACGACTGCTCTTGAGTTCGCGATCGTGATGTACGGAGCGTTGTTCGTGTATACTCCTCGCTTCAACTGCTTGTTCCGTAATATGGGTAAGTAAGTAATTAAAGTGTTGGGGCGGTGCTGGTGACGGCGTCGTCCCGATAGGGGCCAAGGTGCTGCAGCGCCTTGGCCTTTTTTATTTCCAGGGTAGAATAACAGACATGACCAATGAACAGATTCTTGAACAACAAGTTGAAGCTTTAGAGAAACTACTCAAGTTGAGGGTTGCTATCACTCAAGAACTTGAAGCAAAAATCGCCAAGTTAGAGGCAGAAGCTGTTAAGACAATGTATCCAGGGTATTCCTACCCAGGATGGTATATGCCGCAGCAAATACAGCCTTGGGTTGGTGGCGGATCTATCACTATAACTAATACTTGTCCAGATGGTTCATTTCACGAATATGATAATGGATCAATTTGTTGCAAGAAATGTGGTTCTGGACAAATAACTACTACAACTATCGCGAACGGAACTGGTTCTCTTACTTGCTCAGATAATAATGTAGGTACTTTAATAAACCTTACAAAATAGAAATACGTATAATAGCTCTATGAAAAGAGCAATGTATATCTGTTTTGAGGGTACTGAGGGTGTTGGTAAGACTACTCAGACACAGAAACTTGTTGATTATCTAAGGGCGAAAGGTTATAAAGTTTTGCAAACCAAAGAGCCAGGAACAATTCATGCTCCATTAACCTTACACCTTAGAGGTTATATGTTAGATAAGCAGTTTGAGGAGCAGCTCACTGCTCCTGCTCGTGAATTAATTAGTCAGGCAATTCGTTCTATTCATCTCGAAAAAGTCATTCTCCCTGCTCTATCTGAGTATGATTACATCATTCAAGATAGGGGAGTTCTCTCTGGTTTAGCGTATGGAACTGCTTGTGGCAATGACATTCATTATATATCTCAACTCATAGAATATGTCTGTGCCCCAGCCGAAGGCGTTCTTTCTGATCGACTTTATGACAATGTTATTTATCTTAAGGGCGATGTCTCTGCTGGCCTAGATAAGGCGCTTAAATCAAAACAAGAATTTGCTGCTGGTGATGCCATGGAAGCTAAAGGTACATCTTTCTTGCAAAAAACCTCGGCCAACATGGACGAGTATTCTCAGTCTTTTAACACAAGTGTCGTCTCTGTAGATGGCAAAAACATCGAAGAGGTGTTTAATGACATCTTACGAAGTCTCAACATGGGGAACAACTAATGGCTAAGAAAAAGCAAGCACCTATTAAAAAGGGTCCAAGAGTTCTTATATTCGACATTGAAACTGCGCCAATTATTGCTCATGTTTGGGGTTTGTGGGAGAACAATGTTGGACTTAACCAGGTTGTCAGCGACTGGCATGTCCTAAGTTGGAGTGCAAAGTGGCTCGATGATCCTGATACAAAGATCATGTATGACGATCAGCGCAATGAAAAGAACATCAGCAATGATAAACGTTTATTGCAAGGTATTTGGAATTTGTTAAATGAAGCCGATGTTGTAATCACTCAAAACGGTAAAAGTTTCGATCAAAAGAAGCTCAATGCTAGGTTTGTTATTAATAAGATGCAAAAGCCAAGCACTTTTAAGCACATTGACACAAAGATTGTTGCTAAAAGACATTTTGCATTCCCAAGCTACAGTCTTGAATATATGTCTAACGTTTTGTGCACAACTTATAAGAAATTGAAGCATAAGAAGTACCCAGGACATGAATTGTGGACTGAGTGCTTAAAGGGTAATCTCGATGCATGGAAAGAGATGGAGACATATAACAAGCATGACGTACTTACTCTTCAGGAAGTTTATCATGCCCTTATTCCTTGGGACAGTTCTGTGAACTTTAATTTGTATCACGATGAACTTCACAATGAGTGTAAGTGTGGAAGCACAACCTTTAATAAGAATGGTTTTTACTACACTAATGTTGGTAAGTTTCAGAAGTACAAGTGCAAGACTTGTGGAGCGGAAACTCGTGATCGTCAAAATCTTTTCTCTAAGGAGAAGAGAGACTCTTTGCAAACCAACACTGTTGGATAAAGGGAATATATGCAGTTCAAGGAGATTGAGTTTAAGTACGATGCATCCGATATGGAGATGAAAAAGTTCGTTGAACTCATGGAGACTTTTCCTATCAAGAAAAAGATGATGGTGAGTTCTTATGATGATTACTTCGTAGACAATACGGGTAACTTTATTAGATATAGACACCATGATGGTAGGGGAGAACTTACGATTAAAAGAAAGACTTCAGATAAGAACAATAACGAGCGAGTTGAAGTTAATGTTTCTACTGCTGGTGATAACCTTAATACGGTAACCGCCTTTGTCGATCTCCTTGGATATAAGCATAACTTTGGCATATATAAGACTTGTAAGATATACTGGATCGATAAGGTTGTGATGGTATATTACGTTGTATATGACAAAGAGTTAAAAGAACTTAGGCGCTTTATTGAGATTGAGGCTGATGAGGACCTTAATTGGAACTCGGAGCAAGAGGCTTGGGACGAGATAGCTAAATATGAGAAGCTGTTAGAGCCACTTGGTCTTACACCTAAGAATAGACTAAAAAAGAGCTTATTTGAGATATTTAGGAAGAGTGATGCTACTCGTTAAACCGATAGCGCATGACTCTACTATAGCCTTTACGCGCCTGTTGCACAAACTGGGCATCTGGAATAAGCTTTCATATGAAACTATTGATAATTGGCGTAAAGCTATAACAGGTGCTTACTAGTCCCCGAAGCATTAAAAGTCGGGTTTTGGGTCCAACTCGCGGTATAATTATCCTATAACTTTTAGGAGATACCGTGAAAACAGCAAATGTCGTTTCTGAGAACCTCAGACAAGCCGAAACAGGACTGGCGTGGGTAGAAGTGCTCACTAATGCCCAGGGAACACTAAAACTCACTGATGCTCAAACCTTTAGAGTAAGGGCGACAGGTGCAACTACCGTTACAATTGACGGTCTTCTAGCGATGACTATGTCCGCTGGTGAGATTGTTATCTTTAACACTGGTCATGGAAGCCCAGACGATACTTCTCCTTATATCACTGTTGTAATTGCTGGTGCAAATGCTTTTGTGCAAACTGCTGCAGAAGTTAATCGTCAAAGACTACAACCTAACCCATACAATCTACTTAACGAACCTGTTGGAACTGGCGAATCGCCTTAATAGGAGTTTCCTATGGAGCTTAAAAGCTTTAGGGAAATTCTCCTCAAAAAGGCGAATGGCAATCCCTATTTAGAAACGTTGATCAAGTACGCCAAAGATGAACTCATTGCAGAAGAGGTTCTTGAGGCCTTAACTAAGATGGCAGAGCCTAGCGCTGCAATGGGTCGTGGTGCAAATCATGCCGTTACTTCATATGCTGCAGGTATGAAACCTGTGCATGTGGAACAGATGCGTGATGCTCTCGCTCATCATATTTCTCACTATAAAGGTGCATTAAAAGCACATCACGAGGCTACTGATCCAAGTCAGAAAGCAAAGATGCGCGGTGTTGCCGATCAACACTTGAATAAGATTGTTCCACTTATGCATCTAGCTGGTAAGGCTAGTAAACACTCTGGCGGAAATCTCACCATTGATTATCCTACAACTACTCCGTGGGAAACTAATTACACAACAACCGAGAGACTTCCCAATGGTAAGTTGAAGGAAGGCACAAAGGATTTAGGTCGCAGACCCTCTCCAAATGCAAACAGGAGTAAGAATCCTAGAGCTGTACCAGATTATAGATATCTGGAAATGCCGCCACATCCAGGTCATGCTTCCACTGAAAAGATGCCACATAAGGGTGGATATCCATTCGAGGATATTCAACTTGGTACTCCTATGAAGCGTGACGCAGGGCAAGCGTATCTTCCTATTGAGGATATTAAGAACAAAACTGAGTTTACTCCTCACCCATTTGACGCTCATCCAGTTCATCGTTATGCAGACGCACCACAGCATGAACTTGGTCCAGAGCATCATGAAGCCATTAATAATGGTCTTGCATCTTGGTCTAATAGCGATCATCAGAAGCAGTGGCTGGCAGATCAGAAAGCAAAGCATGCTGCTGATCCAGAGGCTTACAAGGCTAGAGGGACAACTAAACCTGGTCACACATATGAAGGTATTCCTCTTCAAGAGATGGAACACCACAAGGGCGGACAATCAGCTCCAGCTAGTGAGATTGCTAGCGATGTAGCGCAACCTGACACTGCTTCGCCTAAAGCTGCAGCAGGAAAAGAATCTCCAGAGGATGCTTTTAATAAATTTATGTCCAGTCTATCTCCTAAACAAAAAGCGGAAATGATGGCAAACCCACAATTCAAGGCCTTGTTTGAAGGGAAGAAGTAATGACTAAGATTATTAAGTCTGAAGAACTTGATAGATTGGAAGCCATCTTACTGAAGGCTCGTAGACGTATGTCTGATGAGGCAAACGAAGATCAAGACGAAGAAGATGTATCGCCAGAAGAAGCTGGAATGAGAGAGTTTGACCCTGACACAGATGGTGATGACGCCGACAAATGGTTGGAAGAAAACGATACAGAAAATCGAGACAAGGATGACTATGATGAATACGGCCCTGATGAAGATGAAGAGTCTCACCAGCAAGAGCCTGAGTTGGATCAAGATGAAGTGGCAGATTCTGTTCCAGAAGTGGAAGGATCAAACGGTGCTCCGACTCCAGAGGTTGAAATCCCTGGAGCAGGAGGAGGAACAGCAGTTGAAGAACAACGTAGTCCAGATCAAGGACAGACTCAAGAAGAACCAGCGCAAGTAAAAGGTGAAAGTAGATTTCCACAGCCTTCTAGAGAAGACATCGCAGAAATGCGTCAATACACTCGCCCCTGGGAGCAAAGAGCTCGCGATAAGACTCGTTTAGAGGCTGAACCAGCTAAAAACCCAGTTCTTCATCATGAAGGAAAAATGGTTGAAGCTCGTAATGCTGCGCATAAGCAGTATCAAGATGCTTATGCTAGCATGCAAGCATCTCCAGACTACCAAAATGCAGATCCTATCACTCAGATGGAGATGGATAGTAACTTTGAAAGCGACTTCCACAAGAAGAATCCTGATTATTTAGCTAATGCTGCTAAACTTCATAGTGAAGCACATAAGAAAGGTCTTGGCGCAAAAGATGTCCACGCAGCGGCTAAAGATGAAGCTATTAGGCACGTTCTTACTGGTGGTGCTCAAGGCGATACTGGAATGTCAACCGAAGAGGCATTACAGCATGCTGGAGGAACTAAGGGAGAAGAGGGAACTACTGGGTCTATGACTCAAGATCCATCTGCCTCTTTTGCTTCTGGCAATAAAGCATTTCTTGATCAATATGCAAAAGACTATGCAAACAAGTCAAAGAAACCTAAAGACGTAAGTGAGATGATGAATTATGATGAAGGTTCGAAAGCAGATGTTCAGCGCATCCTGGGTGAGCATCCTGCGCTTAAGGATCCTGCTAAGAAAGCTAAGGTCGATGCCTTCTTCGCGAAATACCATCCTTTGATTGGTATGAATGCCAAGAAGGTTCTTAATAAGCTTGGCTTAGATAGTAAGCGCAGCGATGTTGATTTAGGTATGCTTCATGAGGCGGGGATGCATGGTTTGATGCAGTCTATCAACGACTATAACCATGATCACCCCAGCAAGGCTTCCTTCTCAACTCATGCGGGCAATAAGATTCGTGGTTTACAGCAAACTGCTATGCGTGCACAAGATCAAGTTCCACAAGAACTAAGAGTTGGAGCGAAAAAGTTTCAACAAGCACAAGCTAGTCCAGTTTCAAAACCAGATATCAAGGGAATGCTAAGCAAACATCCACCTGAAGTTGCTGATAGAATGAAGAGGATAGATGCCTTCAAAGCAAGTGCTGCTCCGAAGACACCTAAGCCTGAAGGAGGAACAAATGGGCAATAACGGTAACGATGATAGCGGATATCCATACGGACAGACACCAGATGGACTATATGAGGATCTTCCGGCAGCTGATTTTGCAACTGGTCATATCCAAGGCACCGGCATAGTTAGAACTCCTACTGTTGCTCCATGGCCAGCGTGGTCCACAGGGCAAGAACCTGGATTTGAAAGATATCTTCCACTTCCAACTCCTGAGACTATGAAGAACGGACCTCTATTTGGTCTGCCTTTAAAGTCATTCTTAACTGGACAAGTTGTTGAAGACAAAACTATTGAATCTTATATTACTCAGGCTATCTCTGAGATTGAACACACTCTTAATCTCTTCATTACTCCTGTTACATTTTCAGAGAGGCATGATTACAGCAGAGAGATGCAGTTTTGGTCTTTTGGTGTCATCAAGCTGTACAACTCTCCTATTCTCAATGTTGAAGAGTATGAACTCACTTTCAACAACGGAATTGGAATTCCAGGTTCTTTGCCCTTGGTAAGGATACCTTTGGAGTTTATACATGTTCAACCTCAAGATGGCACAATTCAACTTGTTCCAGCTCAAGGTGTAACTATCTCTGGCTTTATTGTCAGTATTTATTCTGGCTTAGGGTATCATGCTTTCAACTCTCAAGCTATCTCATACTGGCCTGGAGCTGTGTTTGTGAAATATAGGGCTGGATTTGAGCGTCATAAGGTTCCAGCCTTGCTAGTTGCGCTTATTGAAAACTTAGCCGCATATAAGTTTTTGTCTGCTCTAGGTCCAGTATTATTTCCGTATAACTCTACTAGCGTAGGAATAGACGGAACTTCTCAAAGTGTTTCAACTCCTGGTCCACTATTTTTACAAAACAGGCTTAAAGATCTTCAGCAGATGATAGCAACAGAGATGGATGCTGCAAAAGGATACTATCAAAAACGTTTCTTAGTTGACGCGATAGGTTATTAAAAATGAGTAAGTTAATAGAAGTCACATCAGACGGTAAACAAGAAGTAGTCCAGGGTAAGGAACCTTTAAAAAAGGAACCCAAGAGGAAGAGACTTAAGGACCGTTGGAACGATTTGAAGAAGGCACTTGATAATAAGAAGTCCATCATGGATCTTGAGGAAGCTCAGGAAGATGATGAGCAGCCTTCTGATCAACAACCTCAGGAACAACCTGAGGGGGAACCTGTTGCAGCTGAAATCCCAGGAGAAAATGAGTCGCAAGATGCAGAGGGCGGCTCCCCAGATACAAATCTACCAGACCAAGAGGGAGAGCCAGATGGTGAAGAAGAAGACGCATCTGATTCAGAATCAGTCGGAGTTGATCCAATGGCAATGGGAAATGATGCAACAGATGGCGAAGAAGATAAGCAAGAGGAAAATATTGATCCAGAAGAGTTGGCGGAAGCATTAAGGCAGGAAGGATATACCGAGCAAGAAGTTGCTTATATCGTTCATGGTCATCATTCCCCAGAGATTGATGAAACCAAACAAGCTAAAGCTGATGCTACTGCTGCTATGTCTCAAGTTGATGTGGATGCAGCAACAAAGCACTCTGAAATGGAGCGCGAACTTGCTCAAAAGAAGGCAGAGCAAGAACATCAGCATAAGGAGATGCTTGCTGCGCACGACCTTGAACATAAGAAGAGAATGTCTGATGTAGAGTATGATGGCGCAAAAGCATCTGCCCCAGATCCTACTGTTGATAAAAACCATCGTCAGCGTATGCTTGACTTAGAGTATGAACAAGCAAAGAGTCAAGCGCCAGATTCTGAGTACGAAAAGAATCATCGTAAGCGCATGATGGATATTGAATACGATAGTGCTAAGGCTCAGATGCCTAATGGTGAAGCTGATCAAGAGCACAATAAAAAATTAGCAGAGTTAGAAGTTGAGGCAAAGAAACTTGAACTTGAAGCTAAAAAGAAGCAAATTGAACTTGAGATAGAGTTTAAAGAGAAAGAACATGAGTTAAAACTTAAGCAGATGGAAATGCAGCTCAAGGAACAGGCTAAGCAGAAATCTCAAATTTCTGGAGAAAAGCATAAACATAAACTTGCAGAAGCAAAGAAGCCACCTGCGAAGAAACCACTAAAGAAGTCAGAAGACGAGGACGATTATGAGCAAGACGGACAAGACGCTGAATAAGTGTAACGAACTTATCGACAGATTGAACGAGCTAAAGAAGGCGCTTGACAATGTTCAAGTGCAATCTAATAGGAAACCAGTAAACGCTCTAGGCGCTGGGTGGTCGCAAGACCCTAGCACAGGAACCTTTCATCACAGTGATCTTGGCATGATCAGCACAACTAAACATCCTGATGGATACTATCAAGTTAATCATGGTGGGCGTTCTATCGGTCGCGCGGCTTCTCCCGGTGATGCAGGAATGAAGATCAAGAATTATGTGAAAAACTTGCAACCAGGTGATACTGGGATGCACAACGTAGATTCTATGGCTCTTAAGGATGAAGATGGTGTTGGTAAGAGTGATTACGGTAAATTTAAAGGCGGCAGTCAGTATGATGCCACTGCTAATTTAAAGCGTAAAGCAAACAATGTTGGAGATGTCGCTGGTGAAGGTAAGAACACAAATGTTAAAGCATTTAGTACTAAACCTGGACAATTAAGCGCAAAACAGCAAGCAGCTAAAACTCCTTACAAAGGTGCAGCTGGTCCGGTGAAAAAATGGACACCAGAGCAGATTGCTGCTGAGAACGAGGCACGTAAGTTAAAAAAGAATGCAGACGGTCCATGGGTCACTCACGCGTCTGTCCCTAACGCTGATGAAGAAGTTAAGAATCTTCAAAAAACTAATCCAGTCAATAAAGCAGAAGACATCATGTCTACTCAGCTAGCAAATATGATGGCTGGTAGGGCAATGCTTGGCATTAAACCTCCAGCGCAGCCTACAGATCAAGAGATGTTTGGTCATCTAATTCCAACTGAAGAGCAGATTGAAAAAGCTGAACAAGGTTGGAATAATAGGTTAAATTGGTTAGAAGAAGCTATTAAGCCGATTTCTTCTAGGTTTAATTCGCCAGAAGAGGAAGCTCAATATTGGGCTTCTATTAAAGTCGCCGATAGAGACGATGGAAAATCAGGTTATTAATGCTTTCAGATAATGTAAGAAGTCGTCTAAGAAAAATTTTTGGCATCACCATGGATGAACAGGCTGCAGCTAAGGAATTAGCTGATGCTGTTGATGCCGGAGGCGGTGGAGGTGGATCTTCAGTTTGGGGAGGAATCACTGGAACATTATCTAGTCAAGCAGATCTACAGAATGCCTTAAATGCTAAGCAGAATGCATCGTCGAAGGGCACAGCAAATGGGTATGCTAGTTTAGACTCGAATAGTTTAGTGCCTTTTACTCAAATTCCTGGTTTATCTGTCTCTGTGTCTCAGCAGGTCTACGTTGCTGTGGGTGGAAACGATACCACTGGTAATGGCACTTCTAACAATCCCTTTGCTACTATAACTCACGCCTTATCTACAATCACTGATGCGGGAGTTCCTGAGAATGGCTCTAATAAGCGTTATGCAATTATGGTTGCTGCGGGCGCCTATGATGAACCTCAGATATTGTTAAAGCCATGGGTTTATGTGGTTGGTTCTCAGTTTGAAGCTACATACATCAGAGTAAATGGTGGTGCTGGTAGTGTGCAACTTGATTCTGTTGCTTTTACAGCACAAGCTAGTGCAAGATTTGGTCTCATAAATTGCTATCTTGGTCATGGAACAAGTTTAAATTTAGATTTATACTCGGTTGGACCTAACACCGGCACTCCATCCGCGCTAATCACTCTTCAGAGTGTGTTTGTTGCAGGTTCAACTAATTTGACCGGTCGTGCTCCAAATATCGACTACTTAGAAATGTATGATGTCTATTTTGACGGTGGATTCTCTATGGATGGTCTAGAGTTTGGTCCTGCTCAGGGGCTAACTTTTGCAAATGGTGCAACATTTACCTGTAACCATGCCAATATCAATGGACAGATTAATAACTCACTTTTTCAGGGAGCGGTAAGTGTATCAAACTCTGTAAGTAATACTTGTGAGATAGATTTTAGTGCATGTGGCATAAGTTCAACTCTTACTACGTCCGGCTCTAATGTTCTAATAAAGACAGACTCCGTTTCTATGCCTGTTGCTGCTAATCAAACGATTGGCATTGGTACAACTTTTGCTTACACAAGTGACACATCGCACTCTGGATATACTCCAAAGACTCCAGCGAATTGGTCTGGGCCAGCACCCACAACTGTGCAGCAAGCTATTGATCGTATGGCTGCCGTTGTTAGCACAAATGGAAGCGTTCCTATTCCTTAACGTGTTATAATGACAGGTAAGAGCCCTAAATGGTTAGGGTGCTTGGTTAGGTTGGAACAATGTTAGAGAAACGCTTTGCCGCGGTACCTCCGCAGGCCTTTACGGCGAATGGGACCCTATTTGGTCTTGTTACGTTGGCAGATACCTCAATGTTCAAGGTAAAACAACACGTTGTGTTGGATGCCACATCCTTATCAACCACTCTAGAAGTTAAAGAAGTTGTATCAAATACTCAACTTTATGTGGGACCTATAAAAGGTTCAATTACATCGAGAACAGACATATCTGCTTATACCGTTGCAGCTGGCGCCTTTATTTACGCCAACGAACAAAATCGTCCAAACATTGATTACTCTGAAATCTGGCGTGCAGTTTACGATGAAGAACCTACTATTGCGCTACGCACGATGCTTGTTGATGAACAGGGCGATAGAATTGGTCCAAGCAACCCATTAGACGTAAATGCCACTGTAGATGTCACTGTAAACTCAGTACAACTTTTTTCATTGCCATATGACTCTATTGCCGCAACCTATCCTACTCCAACTCAAGAAATTTACTCTACTTACATTGGCGGTTTAAGTGGAACTTTGGTGCAAACTGCCACAGTGAACTATACTGACTCTACAAAAAACTTTATATTAAACGTAGTGAGGACGCCTTTGAGCTAACATGGCATTTAGGTTTAATATTTTTACAGGGACACTAGATATTGTTGGCTCTAGCTCATCTGGTGGCGTCAATGGCATTGCTCCTACTGCGATAAATCACATCGCAACGTGGGTAGATACCACTGCATCAACTATTCAAAATAGTTTAGCATTGGTTCAACCTGGGGGCGCGATAGAGGCACAAGGATATATTTCTCAGAGAACCGTTTCTGGGGTTGTCACTGTTAACACTGGAGAAAGTTGGATTGCACCAAGTCTCACGATTGCTCCTGGTGGGCTAATAGTTTTAAACCCTGATGCAGAATTAATCATCATTTAAGGATAGTATATGGCAGCTGGATCATTATTACAAATTTATCCGTTTAGCGCGAAACCCTCACCTCCTCCTGTGGGCTCTTTCCTCTTCTATATGAAGACGGACGACACCCTGTATTTGCAGGATTCTAGTGGGGTTGAATATGCTTTTGGATCTACTGCGTTTATTTCTGAGCTGGTTGGTGATGTCACTGGCATGGGTCCAGGTGTAACTACAACTACTGTTGCGTTTGTAGGTGGAGAATCCGCTGCCGATGTTGCTTCTGCCGCAAGAGCATTCTTAGCAGCTACTAGCAGTGATACGCCTAATACTATAGTGACGCGTGACGGTAGTGGTAACTTTAGTGCTAATATTATTACTGCTTCACTTAATGGTAATGCAGCTACTGCTACTTCTGCAGGTTCTGCTACTACCGCAGTGAGTTTCACTGGCCCGTTACTTGGTGATGTCACTGGAACTCAAGATGCTACGGTTGTTTCTTATGTTGATAGTTATACCGCAGCACAGGTTGGTATTTCGGTAGCGATGACACAAGCAGCAACTGCCTTAAACACTGCTTCAACTCTTGTTAAAAGAGATGCTAGCGGTAATTTTAGCGCCAATGTCATTAGTGCTTCATTGGTTGGAAATGTTACTGGCAATGTTACTGGGAATCTCACTGGCAACGTTACTGGCAACGTTAGCGGTAGTTCTTCAACGTTCACTGGCCCGTTACTTGGTGATGTCACTGGAACTCAGGGCGCAACATTTATTGACCCAACCGTTGTATCTAGTAAGGTTCTTACCGGACTTGCGACGGGCGCTAATGTGCCTATTGCTGCTACAGATTCTATCTTGGTAGCTTTTGAAAAAGTACAAGCTCAAATTTCTGCTATTGAGAACTCTGATGTTACCGCTGTTACTGCAAGTAGCCCACTAACTAGCTCTGGCGGAGCAACTCCAAATATTAGTTTCATAAATCAATCTGCTAACGCGTTTCTTGCTGGTCCTTTAACTGGCATGCCTGCCGCACCTACATTTAGAGTAATCAATACAAGTGATTTACCAAGTTTGTCTGCAATTTATGTGCCTCAATCTGAGGTTGGTGTGGCCAACGGTGTTGCTTCGTTGGATTCAAATGCGTTGGTGCCTCTCTCTGAGATGCAGCCATCGTTGATTGCTCCCTTTTACACGGAGTACCACGTCAATCCTGGATACACTGGTGCTACCTCTACTGGTTCATATAATCAACCATATACTACTATTCAGGCAGCAGTAAATGCTGCTCAGTCTTATGGTTCTGCCAACTCTGCTGTGATATTGCATGGTACAGGTACTACAGAGAATGTAGTTATTAATAACTATTCTTTCAACTTATTAATCTGTTATGTTAACTCTACTGCCGTAGACAACCAATTGTTCCTATTGAACGGTAACATTACAATTAGTGGGTTAAGTACCAGAATTAGACTCAAGGACTTCAAGATTCAATATCCTGGTGGAAGTCAGCCAGACTTAATTGATAGCTCTTCTGGAAGAAACTATTTTAGCAATGTTGGTTTTGAGGGCGGCGGTGGTATTCAATACACTGGTTCTTGGGCTCGTTGGCATGAGTATACAGACTGCACTATAAGTGGGACAATGAACATTGCAGGAAGTCCATCTTCCGGTTCACAGATTAGTTTGTGGCGTACTCGTGGTGGAGCAAACTATGTTCTTAATAGTTCTAATGTCACATTAGCTTTATATGATAATTTTTCTGTAGGAAACGTTACTCAAACGGCGGGTAGTTTGATTATTGATGGCGGCCGCGGTTTTACTGCTGGATCAACTATCTCTTCTACAACGAACAACGGTTCCGATTTGCTAGAGATTCTCAATGTTTCTCTTCAAACTAGCGGAAGCAGTTTTGCTCAGATTAATAAGACAGGAACTTGTCCTTATATTCTTTCTAATGTCTTTAGAAATGAAGTCGGCGATATTTTAACGGGTACGCGCCTTGTACAAGGTGCCTCTGCTGCGGATGAAAAGTATGTTCCAACAACTCCAGCAAACTGGCCTTCTCCTCCTACGTCTGTGCTTCAAGCGCTGGACGATTTAGCCGCTAGTATATCTGGAATTAGTGGTTCTGCGATAACCTCTTTAACTGGCGATGGGACTGCTACTGGTCCAGGTGGAGCAGTATTTACTCTAGCTACAGTAAACTCAAATGTTGGCACGTTTGGTTCTTCTACGTCCATCCCTGTCTTTACAGTTAATGCAAAAGGATTAATCACTGCTGCCAGTGGCGTAGACGTCGTTGCGCCAGCTGGTACGCTTACTGGTAGCACACTTGCTAGCAATGTCTTAAGTTCTTCTTTAACTTCAGTAGGAACTCTAACTAATTTAAATGTGGCGGGCAATGTAGGCATTGGAACCACGAGTCCTAGGTACTCAATAGATTTACAAGACCTCTCTACTGCTACTAGCGGCACTGTTTACGGCATGAAGAGTCTACTCACCGCGCAACCTACTTCGGCTAGTGCTGCTCAATTCAAGGGCGTAGGTGGATCCGCAATCACGCCTAATGCTGGAACTCAAAATGTGTACCTTCTTCAGGGTGTTTCTGGAATGGCAAATCACAACGCTATGGGCATAGTGACATATGCTACTGGTGTGGATTGTGAAGTTTATTGTGCTCAGTCGGGAACAATCCAAAATGCTTTCGGATCTTATCATCAGGTAGCTATTAGCAACGGCGGAACAATCCAGAACGGGTATGGCAGTTACATCGCGGCGCCATATAACACTGGCGGTGGCGGAACATGGGATAATTATTACGGATTATACGTAGGAAATCCAAGTAATGTAGCAAGTGGCGTAAACTATGCAATCTACTCTCAGGGCGGTACTAACTATTTTGGCGGATTGATTCAAGCAGTTGGAGGATTGACCGGAACAGTAAATTACACCCCTTCCACCCCTTCAAATTGGCTAACTGTTCCTACTTCAGTTTCTCAAGCGTTGGACGATATTGCGGCAACGCATTCGCTTGCTCCGTTTATTGGAGATGCTGGAACTGGCGGCACACAAGGACTAGTTCCAGCTCCTGGCGCTGGTACAAAAGCTGCTGGAGATTTTCTTTCTGCTGCTGGAACTTGGTCTTATGTCGATCAATCAAAACCAATCTACGCTCCTTTTACGTTGGTTGGTGCTACACAGTGGATAGGCGCAGTTAATGCGAAATTTGAAAATCTTACAACCTACACCGGTATCGATGGTCACAAGCAGTATGCTGCCGTGGTTGCTGGTGGTGGGACTGGAACGTTATTTATCTGGGATATTACCAATCCAACTATCCCAGTTCTATGTTCGTTCGTAACTCTTGCAGGTGCATATAATATATCTGTCGCCCAAATTTCTGGCGCTATTTACGCATTTGTTCCGTCTTCCGGTGGATCGAGTCTTTACATCGTTAACATAACCAACCCATATTCGCTTTCTACAACCTCTAGCATTTTGATTTCTGGAAGTCCGGGATCACTATATGATGCTGTTTATGCTAACGGATATGTATACATAGCTACACAAAATAAGGGTTTGACAGTTGTCGATGTCGGCGGCGGTTTGGCAGGTGGAACGCTTAGTACGCCAATTCAGTCTTATCAGGAAGGCGGCACGACTAATAAGTCTGCTGGTGTGGCAGTAGTTGGAAACTTTGTTTACACTACCAATTATCAAACGACCTTCCCAGCTACGGTTCGCTATCTAAAAACATGGGAACTTGCCGCTGGCGGTGGAACTTTAGCAGTTCCATTCTTAGCAAACACTTATACTATTCCTGGCGGTCCTACACCTACATCTACTAAACCTTCTGGCATTGCTGTCAGTTCTTCTGGTAACACAGCATTTGTCACTGATGGTGGTCAGAGTGTTATCGACATCATTGACGTTACTTCGCCCACGTCTCCCAATTATCTAACGTACATTACACCATCATATACTCTTGTAACCAATACGTTGGAAGAGGTCGTCGTGTCTCCTCTAATTAATGGGAACTACATCTACGTGCCTTCTGGCGCAAATGCTACAAATGGTGGATGCATCGACCTGTTTGACATTACTATTCCTTCTGCTCCAGTAAAGGTTAAATCGGTTTACACTGGGGTACCGAATGCTGTTTTCGGGGGTTTAGCTTTAAACAACGGATACATTTTCTGTGCAGATTATGGAGTTTCTGGAGGCTATAGTGCACTTGACGTATTCACCCAAGCCTTCCTTAGTCCAACCTTTGGGTTGCCTGTTACGTCTAATATACAAGTTGAGCAATTGAGTCCAAATACAGCTTTGATAAGTAATGGCAGTCAACAGCTCGCGAGCAGTATAACTACAGCAACCGAGTTAAGTTACGTTCATGGCGTTACTTCTTCTATTCAGGCTCAAATTAACGCCATCATGGGATCAGGTATCACTTCTCTGAATGGCGATGTCGTTGCAACTGGTCCAGGTGCAGCTACAGCAACAATTCAACCAAATGTTGTCACTAATTCTAAACTTGCTGAGATGGCTGCAAATACAATAAAAGGCAACAACACTGGAGTGCTTGCGAACGCAATAGATTTGAGTGAAACTCAAGTTGCTGCAATGTTGTCTTCATTCTTTGATGCTTCTGGCTCAGCAAGTACTGTTCAAACTAACCTAAGTAACTACATAGATCCTACATCTTTGCAGTTTGGCTGGAGTTATCAGAATCCACATTATTACACTCAACTTACTTATACTGGAAGTAATGTAACTGGTATCACTTACTGGGATTCTCCTTCTATGATAACCCAAATCTTTACTAAGGGTATAACTTATACTGGCGGGCTTGTTACTCAGGTTGTGCTAACAAGAATATCTGACAGTGCAACCTTAACAAAGACGATAACATACAGTGGCTCAGAAGTGTCCACTGTAACTAGGAGTTAAATATGGCAACTTTTGATCCTACTAACTTACCGTCTCAGCCTAATCCAATGTTACAGTCTAATGGTGGATATGCTCAAGTTGTAATTACCGCGACCGGAAGCGTATCTATGGAGCCTGGTGACTGGGTTGTGTTAAATCCCGCATTAGGTTTTTTGGACCCAGTAAGAAAAAATTTGTTTCAGGTTAGTAATGTTTTAGCTGCTAACTCTATTGAGATTTTGTATTCTCAAGATGGCGGTTTCACTTATCAATCAGTCAACTTATCCTCTTCGTGGATAGTGTATGTTTTTCGCTTGCAACCAGGGAGTTAATCAATGAGAACTTATTTAGCCGGCCTTCAAAATTCAACCCAGACTTCTTATGCCAACAACGGTAAGACAACTATTTTGGGAAGAGCTGCACAGAAAACTATTAACTCTCAATCTGTTATTGGGCCACCTCTTACACAGTTCATTGACGTAGAAACTCTTTGCGGCTTTGTTCCTACATATTGTTACTTTAATCCAACTACAAATCACCTATTTGCACTTGGACCTGCATCTTCTACGCCAATTGTAGCTTTATTTAACTTTAATAATCTTACTGGTGTTTATTCTTATGTCGGCAAGGTTTTAATGTCGTTGCCCAATGCTGCGGCAACTACTTACACCTTTCGTGGTTTTACTGTTTATGAAAGCGCCGGAACAATATATCCTATTATTAGTGCCACAGGCAGCGTAGTTATTAATGGTGGAACCTATGTTGGTTGGGGGCTTACTACTTCAGATTTTACAGTTGGTGGAACCACTTTATGGTCTGCTAATACATCTAGTCAAAAGGCAGTTTATTTCTTACAGGATCCAGCTGGTCTGGGTTCTGCAAACATCGCGACGACTAGCTGGGGTTGCTCACTTCCACAGTTTTCTTCAAGTTCTGGAGTGAATACTAAGGTTTGGCAATGGAATGGCACACTTGCTCTTCCTCAGCTTTTCTCTTGGGATCTTTCTCTAACGCCAACTGTTGCTGGAACTGTAACTAATGGTATTTCTGCCCAAACAATGCTTTATGCTGGTACGTCTCCATCAGCTTTTTTCACTATGGGCACTTCTAGTAACGGATATGCTAATGGTGATATGGTTGTGCTGATGAACGGTAGCGGTAGCGTACCTACTGCTTTTAATGCTTGGACTGCAGGAACTGCCCAGGTGGCTGCAACCAACGTTTATTTTATTCGTGATTTGCAGCTAGTTTCTAGCAATTATTACTTCAATTTAGCAACAACTTCAGGTGGGGCTGCGGTAACGCCAACATCTTCTACTTCTAGTTTTACTATGATAAGAGCTTTTGGAGCTAATTCTTCATTGTTTAGCTTAAAAACTGGTGTGTTGTCGACAGCTTTCAGCTTAGGAACAATTATTCAGGCGGACTCAGTTGGCTATGCTAAACCAGTTTCTGCTCCTGCAAATACTGCGCTAAATGGGCAAGATTGCTTATACATGCACACATCTGCTGGTCTCTACATGGGAAAAATTTCAGATCTAACTTCGTTAGGCACCACATGGGCTAGTATGACATTTACTGGTGTTAACATTACGGGCACAGGTATTGATATTGTTGCGCCTTCTGCAACCTTAGGTTGCTACTCTGGGCAGAATAATGCTTTCGATGTCGATCGTTTTGTCTATGTTACAAACACGGCCACATATGTTATGAAGCCTTATCAGTCTTCTAATATTAGTTCAGTGTTTGGTGGTGTCACCGATACATACTATGAAACCTTAAACCCTGTCACTGTACAAATGGGAGCTACTGCGTTAACGGGCGTAGAATCAGCTGGTGGTTGGTTATTTGCTTGTTCAAGTGGTGTTGGTCAGCGTGGTATTGTCTTTGCAGACATGTACTCAGACGCCCTTTTTGGTAACTCCGTCGTTATCAGTCCTGTTTTGTCTGTGCAGGCATCAAGCATGTTTGAGTATATTGCTACAGTTGAACAACTTTTCAACTATACTGACTCTATGAATTTTTGGATTCGTAGCGCGTCTACATCTACAGATGCTAGTTTTTCTTCTGCAAGTGCGCCTTCTGGCTATGGTCCAACATCAAATGGTTGGACTCTAATCAGTACGGCAACTAACTTAGCTTCTACAACAATTGGTCCATATTTTCAGTTTGCAATTACTTACGATATTTTAACATTAGATGCGAACACACCAGCTCAGTTGAATGACCTGGTTTATACCATCATCGGTCCTAATGATATCTCTGATTATTGGGCAGGATCTAACAATAACACTACGCAGAATGGTGTAAGTCCAGCTTATACGGCGTTCTTGTTACAGCAAGCATACGCTAGCAGTGTTCCAACTCTCTACTTCCGCGCGTACGATGAAAATGGAAATTTGGTAGCATCAGCTAACACCGCGTCTAATCCTACGTCGTTTCAGTACACTACAAACAATGGTTTAACCTGGAATGCTCTTGGAACTATACCAAACACGATAGATACCACTGAGGTGAGATACATCTGGGCAACTCCTCCTGGTGTTCCTGTGTTTACCAGCATAAGAGAGTCATAATATGAGTTATAGTCAAAACTTCTTTGGAAAATTTACTCAGCTTTTGCCAATAACCTCTATCGCAAACACAACTGCTCCAGTGTTTTCGGGGGTTTCTTCCGCTGTTGGCAATAATGATGGTTCTGTAACTGTTAACTGGTCACTTGCCACTGGAAGCGCAGCTACACCTATAAGGTATAAGGTGTATATAGCAGCTGGAGCCAGTGTGAGTCCTTCTTCTTTATTTGTTGCTGGTAATATTGCAGAAGAAGCACCTTCTACATGGACAAAAGCTAATGTTTTTCAACTAGGAGATCAGGCAACTTATCTAGTTAATGGTCAAACTTACACTGTTGGCGTGAGAGCTTTTAGCTCACAGAATATTACTGAAACAAATACAGCAACTGTAAATGTTACTGCAATTGCTTCTGGAAATCTAGCTACAGTGCTTCAAACCATTGCTACAAGCTTAGGGGTTGTTGAGACTAATTTGTCGACGACAGCAACTAATATTGCTACCACAGAGACGTTGCTAGCGGGAGATATTTCTACTTTTAATACTTACTTGGGAACTTTTTCTTCTAATTTAACCACGCTTGCTAGCGCAAATGCTACATATGCTAGCAACAATACTAGCTTTTCTAATTATTTAACCGCATTAAATACTTATTTAACTACGTTTGCCAGTGACTTATCAACGCTTTCAACAAACTTATCTACGATGTCGTCTTTGAATAGTAGTATAGCGACATCTGCTAGTAGCTTAAGCACTTCCGCATCTGGTTTGGCTTCTTCGGCTACCAGTATAGCGTCTACTGAATCATTGTTAGCAACAGATGTATCTACTTTTAGTAGTGACTTGACCACGTTCGCCAGTGACTTGACCACGTTCTCTAGCTATTTGACAACCATGGGAACAGATATCAGTAACCTATCTACGGCAACGACTGGCGTCACTGCGGCAGCGGCAAGCATTGCAACGTCTGCTTCATTGATAGCAGCAACTATATTGTAAGGGATTTATAAGGTAGAGATGTGGAGTTGCGTTTATTTGATGAGTAGTGGGGAAAAAACCTTATTGGCTTTATTCCCCACACATGCTTAAGATAATTTACGAGTAATTATTCAGTGATGAGTTCGTCCAGAACGATAAGTTCTTGAGCTGTTAGAGATGCCTTATCACCAAGCTCCCCTAACTTAAGTTTTCCAACTTCAATTTCAGTGAGTAAGAGTGCATTAAGTTCAGCTACAAATGCATCTTTGTTTTCTCCAGACAGCCTTACAGAGTTATTATCATCTATTAGCAATGAACCGTCTTCTTTCTTTTCGCCAAAGCGCTTTAGTGCCTCACTGCGAACTTCTTCATATTTGGTAAGTTCATCGGTGACAACCTTGATGATGCCCCTTAGCTTAAAAGCGGTTCTCAAAGGAATTTCCTGAGATGCCAGCTTTCTAATAATTGCTTGGTATTGTGGATCTACGAGTTTACTTAGCTTCATACATTATCTCCTGATATAGTTATACTAGGAAAAATATTATGGACTTGCAAAAAATTGAAAACGACGGTGAATCACTTGTTTCGACTCTAAATGCAGATGGAATTCCTATTCCCCTAATAAGAGATCCAGTTTCCAAGGTTGGTTCAGTCCCTCTATCTTTAGTTGTTCTTTCCACCTTACTAGTTGTCGTTGGCATTATAAGCAAGTGGGCAGGAAAACTAGGTGGAATTGACATGAATATGGCTATGCAATTCTTTTATGCCAGTTGCTCCCTATACGTAGGTCATACCTTGGTTGCTAAACCAGTGACTCCAACAGTTCATCCGAATGCCCCTGTTGATAATCCAGATAATAATTGAATGCCCATCCAAGGGTACATATTTTGATTAAAAATGCATCCCGGGACATCTAAACACCCTTAGAATCATGATCTATTGATCCATATTGATTCCCGTTTAACCACTCTAATGGATACTCTATGATATTATAGTGATAGGCTGGTAGCCTTGGGGAACATGATGTCAGATACTAAGAAGATCGACTATATACAGGAAAAGGTTGACTCAATGTCGACCGCCGTCGCCAGCATTGATAAAGAAATTGCCTTACAGAAGGCTGCCTTTGACACACACACCGAGCAAGACGAAAAAATGTATGGCGAGCTCAAGCGCATGAACGATATTCTTCAAGACAACACGGCATCGCTCAAAGAGCACATGCAGCAAACCATGCTGTTAAAAAATATGGTTCTAAAGATGGATGAGCGTCTGTCTCCAATGGAAGTTGAATATATACAGAAAGCCGCAGTGAAAAGCTGGGTTCTTGCAAAGATAAAGTTTTTAGGGAAACTCGGTCTTGCCTTGGCAACTATTGATGCAGTGTGGATGTATTTGAAACCTGTCCTGGAAAGCTTGCTTAAGTGAGTATAACTGATATTATGATAACGTTGGCCATGAGAATAATCTCATGCCCGTAACTTCTTAAGGAGAAGGATTATGGCTACACAAAATGAACTACAGGGTGGTAATACCACTTCCCCAAATCGTGCCCCAGCGGCAAAGGTTATTGCTGGCGCGCTAGCAAACAACCGCGTTGCTCAGGCTCTTATTGCTGCGCTCGGCTCTGATAGCGTGTTCGCTATCGTTGCTACCAGCACTTCAACTACTGTGAACTTCACTGCTCTTCAGGTTGGCGACATTCTAGTGCATGTTCCTGCTACCGCAGGTAACACGTCTTTCGAGACGGTCACTGCCGCTGGAACTAAGCCTTCTGCTGCTGTTGTTGGCGACCTCTACGTCGGTCTTCGCATCGTTAACCTCGATGCTAACAACCCAATCGTTCCAGCTGGTGGTCAGCTCACTGGCAGAACCACTGGTGACGGCGGTCTTGAGTTCTAAGTTTTAGTTTGAATTAATATCTGAGCTCACCTTGTTGCAAAACTCGGTGAGCTCTTTTATTTTCTGGCTCACAAATTCTTTATCATTGAGTTTGCGATTTCTGCCGGATGGATGTGGCATCTCGTAGAAGGCGACTCCAAGCAGTGTCAAAGCTTTGGCCGCCGTTTTTCCCAATGCAACTATCTTCGTTGGATAAAGACCATTAATATCTGAAGCAAGTCTCTCTAGGCTTGTTTCGATCTCTTCTTGAGTGAGCGGACGATTCTCTGCTGTCTTCTGATTCATAACATTAATATGAACCTTGGTTCCCTCGATATCCTTAATCCACTCAGTGAGAATTTTACTAGATTTGGTAGAGCCATGGAACGCTACGTCGCACGTAGACGCATTTGAAGGATTAGAACCTACGAATAGTATTGTGCTCATTTGCCCACCGTGTAAGTGATCTCGTGAAAACCGTCTTCCCTCTTCTGAATATCAGTCTTAACATCTGGCATGTCAAGAATCTCTTGAAAGTCTCTGTACAAATCTCTAGCCACAACCTTGGTAATACCACAGTTAATCATTAGTCGCATACAGAGCTTGCACGGACTCAACGTGCATATCAGCGTGCACCCTTCCATGGAGATGCCGTGACGAGCACAGTTAGCAATTAAGTTCTGCTCCGCGTGCAAGATGAACTCGTACTTCAATGGACGAGTATTAGGAAGTGCAGTATCGCTTGCGCCTCTAACAAAGCCGTTAAAGCCTGTGGCGATAATAGCCCCAGAAGTGTCATTCACAAGTACAGCGCCAACTTTTGTCTCTGCATCATGTGAACGCTTGGAGACGACGTCGGCAACTTCCATGTAGTTTGATACCTTAGAAGGTCTCACAGGATGTCATCCTTGAGCGACCATGGCTTGCTCTGCATCACCTTCCATCCATAAGGACTACCAATGTCAGTGACGGTTATTTGGCTTTCGTAAGTTGAATTAGGCTTTTTGAAGTAAACTGTTCTATATGATGGCATGAATGACCAATCTGGTGAGTTCTCTATTCTTCGTTTTCATAGCTATTCATAGTTAGCTTACTAACCTCTTCTATCCTGGTGATCTCAGTGGGTCCTGCGGTGATGTCTTCCCAGTCATAGCCCATGTAGATCTTGTCACCCTTTTTAAGGCCGTGAAACCATGTTACTCTGAAAAGTGTATCTGACAAATCTAGGATGAGTTTCTTGTTTTTGTTAATTGCTCTGCGCCTAAAGGAAGCTTTATTTCTGCGTTCCAAGTTGTAGTCGAACGCATCTTCTTTATCGCTTAAGATAAGGTGATCGACAAAGCTTGGATCAAGGACGAGCCTCTGCCTGTTAGGATCAATCTCTGCAACGCATGTTAGTAAGGTAGTGAATCCACTTCCGTCTGCTTTTAACTGTTTTATGTATCCAATGCCAAGCTCGTTTTCAAAGACATACATGTATTTGGTTGGCGTATCGGTTATGTGTGAAGTTCTTTCACTAACCCACTCTGTGTCGCCATACCCCTTACGTTGCATAATCAAGATATCGCCAACATTGAACTTAAAATGTTCTTGATGTTTGATGAACTTAACGGTTTGATTATTCACTAAGTCATTGTTCTCAGTGTTAGCGTCTTTTGCGGTTTTAACGTATTCTAACTTCATACTCCGTCCTCTTTTAAGCTGTAAGGTTTCTTTGTCGAAATTGCATCCCAAGCAGCGACAAAGTTAGTTCTAGACCAATTTTCTTTTTGGCCAAGGTTAGACCAAGAAGGATCAAACACGCCATTTGCGTCATAGATGGTTTCCATCTCGAGTTTTTTATGATCTTTGCCGATAGATAGTATCTTAAATACTGTGTCGCCAACATCGTCTGGGCCATAACCAACATATATAGTGTCACCAATCTTTAGCGATTTCCACCAGACAATGCAAGAAGCTTTATGGCTAGTATCAATGAGAAGTTGCTTATTTTTCTCTATTGCTTCATTTCTAAAGGTCGTGAGACGCTCCCTGTCTTTGTGGTATTGATAATCACCTTCTCCAAGTAGTAAGTGCTCGGCATACCCTGGGTCAAGTACGAAGCGATGTTCTCCGGCGTCAAATCTTGCTATACAAATAGCAGTAGCTCTAGTTGGACCTGAGCCATCGGGTTTTAACCTCTTAACGTACCCAACTCCCACTTCATTCTCAAAAATGTATACATACTGTACTGGGATGCCAATTTGGTCAGTTTCAGTTTCCCAGATAATCTTGCCGTTTTCATCTTCGTAAGACGACTTCTTAACTAAAATATCGCCAATCTTAAACTTAAGCTCATCTTGATACTTTAAATAGCGAAGAATGGGAAGCTTTGAGCTTACCATGTCATCTTTTTCTTTTTTAATGTCTGCAGCTGATTTCTTTAAGTTCATCATTCCATCCTAGCTGGACCCTTAGAAGGCTTTAACGGGCCGCATATGTCACAAACCATGGTCCACTTAACCAGGTTACCTTCTGTGTCTCTAATGTCTTGATAGCGCCACTTATGCGGCGGGCAATTCTTGGCGATAGGTTCAATAACAAAGCTTGTCTGCTGTGTTTTAACTGCCTTTAAAAAGGTGTTCAGTAAAAGAAGTACAAAGATCAACAAAAGTACGAATCCCATCACTCACTCTCCTCAGAGGAACCTGTTAGACCAAGCTCTTCCCCATCACTGTAAATGGACAACCCGTCATCTTGCTCTTCAAGCTTGTCTACAAGCTCTCCAATAGAGACTACAAGATTTTTAACGAGTTGTTCAGGGAGCGGTTTGAAGCGCTTCACTTTAACCTTCTGAGTTACAAGTCCTCTAACGGGGCAAGTAAACGTAACGTCCTCTTCATATATTTCTTCTATGCGAGGATCTTTCTTTTGCTTGGCAGGTGCTTTTACTTTACTCTTCTTTTTCATCGCCAGTCCGCATTCATCACTTGAGTGATAGCTTTTACATAGCTCTTTATAGGAGCTGGTAACTTAGTTTGATTACAGAATCTCTTCCATTCGTTATACGAACCGTGCACTATGATGGTTGTGTATGTGCTTATTGGGGTAAGCACTTGAGACACAAACCTATCGCAGCCGTCTTCTTGATACGCTTTGGGGTTGATGAGTAGAGCGTCGCTGGTAGCTTTAATATTGTCAGCGATGTCTTTGGAGAGATCGTGGGCCTTTGCAGCCACTTCTCCTAGATTAGGACAGTAAGATTCCACCTCTGTCACAGGTACAGAGATTATTTTGAAGTCATGAGTTGATAAGTTAAGTTGCACAAACAGCGGACACTTCATCACAAGTGTGAGTGTAGAGATTTCTCTCAGAAACTGAGAGTCATCTTTCTTAAAGAACTCCATTGCTACATCGTTTAACTTCTCAGATGTACATGAGCTCGCTATTTGGGCTACGTAGCCTTTATCCAGACAAGGAATCTTGTTCAGCAACATCTTCCGTCTTCTTTTCGTGTCTTGGGTCAGAACTTTCTTCTTCGGAGAGCAAACCAGCGCGGCAAGTAAATTCTTTTTGCTCATCGAACGCACCACCGAGCATAGCTTCAGTGATGATATCAGTGTGATGACACTCAATATAGTCGATGGTGTTCTCGTCCAGCATCTCGACCTTCTTAAGCGGATCTTTGCCGCATAGGATCACCTTGGCATGATGCTGATGCGTGTTCCACATGTCGCCAACTTCCTGGACCATCTCAGTGAAGTCATATGGGCCATGAATCGTGCTGCACAAGAACTTTACACCGTCTGGCTTACCAGTTGCTACTGCAACCAAAAACTTACTCTCTTTGATGTGCGAGAGATCCATCACCTCTGCTTCTGCGAGGAAATTGTCCTTCTTAACCGGCAAGTCTTTGTTCATAATTGCTCCCATGGAGAAATATAGATTCAGATATTAAGTTCTTTGTAGGAGCGAGGTCTGGTTTTATAGAGAGCTTTTCCCCAGAAGAAATCAGGCGGAATTTCCTTTTCTTTTGAGTTCTTGTCTCTTACAGTGAGAATAGTGATCGGTGCAGATTGCTTAAGTCTTGTGCAATCCTTCCACTTTCTGTTCTCGTTAAAGTCTTTAGCAAATATTGTTTTCTTGCCTTGAACTAGGTAAAAGCTAGTGTTTGAGGTCCAAAGCGTGTCCCCGACATTAACAGTTTGAAAGAATTGGTCTACTACCATCATTGTGCTGGTGTTAATCTTGTTCGCTTTGTTATGTTGAGTTACGGCTTTAAAAATGTCTTGCTTAGATTTGTGTAGTTGAGCTGGATCGTACTTGTCTTCTAGCAAAATAGCATCTGCATAGTCTGGATCAAGGACAAACTCAAACCTTTGACCTGGGTCTCTAAATGTGTCGCTATCTAGCCCACCGATGCAGGAAAATAAGCGGCCAGTTGGTGTACCGTTTTTGTTAACACGCTTAACAAAAGGAATGCTATGCTCAGAGCTATAAACAACTTTGTACTTTATCGGAGCTCCATAAGAGTTCGTTTGAACTTTCATCTCAGCGGCTTGGTTTCCTACATACAGGATTAGAAAGTCACCCACTGAGATCTGCTTTGCTTTTTCCATGGCATCGAGACCGGCTTTAAATTTATCATTAAAGTCTTGCACGACCTTTTGGTCGTCTGATGACATTTTTTCTACTTCGTCGCTCATAGTCCAAGTGCCTTCTTGATCTTTTCTTCATCACGTTCATAGCAATGCAAGCTGTGTACCGTATGCGTGTAAGTGCCCTTAGTGAGATTAGGGTAATGTGGCTTCAACTCCTCTACCATCCTGTCGATGAGAGACATGAACCATGGCAAGTCATAAGTTAGTCCTAGCCACAAATCATTAGAGCGCATAACCACAGAGAGATTTAACTTGTCGTCCCTTATGAGAAAGTTGCCATGTGTTGTGCAGGTGAAATCTTTGTTACCAACCCAGAAGTGTTCAGGCAATGAGAATCGCATCAAGGCTTGACGAGTATCCTTGTCAGCGATAAGTGATTGCTTTGCCCATTCCCATGGAGTTCTATCTGCTGCCCCACGCCGCTTAACGTTGTTCCAGTAGGTGACATCGTCTGCGGCAATATCAAAAGCACTACCAACTTCAAAGTTGGGATTACCGTGACTTCTGTTTTCCCAAATTAAGTAACCATAAGCAGAATTAACAGTTCCATCTGGGTTGGCAAGCTTTTCCCAGAACTTAGAAGCCTTTGCAAAGTCAGCTGCCTTATTCGTGCAGGAATTGTAAAGTTCGACTTCTTTGTCGGTGTAGTCAGCAATAACTTTATTGCGTTCTTCATCCTTAGTTAGGATCGACTCATTGGTTGGATTCTCTACGCGAAATGTGTAGTCAGTCTTCTCTCTAACCGGGAGTCCTCTGGGGGCAGAGCGATATTCATAGTTAAAGTAGACGTCGTGGAGAGTGCCGAGATATGCTTCGTGAATGTTATTGTAAGTCTTCATATTTTGTAACTTTAGAGATAGAAACCCAATCGTGTTGATAACACCACTTACGCCCAATTAGTACGTCTACTCTGCATAGAAGTTTTAATAAGTTTAAGGTTTTAGTGTATGGATATTTTATTCTTTGTCGGTTTCCCGCAAGATGTTCGTGAATGTTATAAGTCTTCATTACGCCTTCCAAGGAGGGATTGTACAAAGAAATATAGTTTAAAGTGGCGCCATTTGTGGTTGCTATATTTGAGCTTGTCTTGCTTTACAATTAAACTATAGACACTTATTCTTTGTCGGTTTCCCATAGGGTTTCTTCTAGGTTAGAACTCCATACACCATAGCCATAACGTTTCTTTGTAAGACGCTTCATCATCTGACCGATGCGATTAAAAAGATGCTGAAACACAAAAGTGCTCTCTTTAACAGAGCGCCCCTCTTTAGTGCGATAATCTGGGTTGTAGTTTTGAAGCGCCACGCACACTTCAGCTCTCAGGTGCTGACGAATGTCATTCACTGTTAATCCTGAGTTGCCTAAAGCAACATCGCCTCTGTTTTTACTAGTGCTTGCTTCATTCCAGTTCTTAACTACACTATCACGAATGTACTTTTCAACCATTGGCTCGTACTTAAGAACGTCCTCGTTGGTAAGTATGCGCTTTGCTTTTACCGGTTTTTGCTCTTCAACCTTCTCAATAGATTCACTTAAATATGCGCCACCTTCTTCGTTCCATCTATCAAATATGCTCATGCTTTTCCCTCATCAGCTCAAGTATCGCATGCACATTCTTGACATGTGGATTGCTAGTGTCTCTGCAGTACTCGATGTTGTTGTTCTTAATGTATCTATACAGGGTGATAAGTCCATCTATCGATGGGCTATTATACAAATTGCCATTCGCAAGCCATTTGTAAATTCTTGATTGTTTCGGGTTTTTTAGAGAAGAGCTGCAAACAGTAAACTCTCTAATCGTGGAGAGTATTTCTCTATGTGCGCCACGTATGTCTATGTTAGGCTTAATGCTTTTGTCTCTCACATCTAGCTGTTGATGGTGATAAGCCACAAGCAAATTCCAAGCAGGATCTGAATTTGCTTGTGGCTTATAAGCATCTTTAACTTCGAAGTGAACTTCTTTTCTATTAGAAGAAACAGTGACCTTAAACACGGGCTCACCGTTTTTAAAGTTTTTTGCTAGCTCATCCAGGATGCTCACACTTCCTCCTTAACGGAGTAGATCGGCATATTGTTGTGAGTCATCACCTTAAGTTTACATAGATTGGTAAAAGCGGCAAGGTTGCCGTCAATGGCATACTCCTTGATCCAGAAACTTACCTTGTTGGCTAAGTTCATGTCCCTAATGCGCCACTCGTTGGTGGCAAATATTTGGCGAAGTCTGGCGATAATTTGTTCGTTCTTTTTTCTAGTCGAACGATTCTTGATAGTTTCGCTACATCCACCTAATAAGTCTAAGATCTCATTGAGTCTCTCAACCGGCGCATCTCTAGAGATTCTACTAAGCATATCAATGCCTCTAGAGCCCATAAGAGGCTGTAAGTCTTCATCTGACAATGTCTTAACGGTTTTGACTAAGGCTAGTTGACCTGATAATGTATTGTTTTTTAGGTCTAATTCGATCGCTTCACTTCCTTCAAAGTGAAAGCATTTAGAGATTATTCTCTCTTCTTCCCAAGAGACGGTACGACCGCCATCAACATTTTCAACTAAACGCCTAACCAAGCCAGTGAGAGAAAGATTCAACGAGTAATTGCCGCTCTGGCTAACAATCATGCTTGGTGTTATTTCTAGTCTATCGGGCAGTTGAGCAAGAACAGTATTCAAGTCAGAGTCAATGGTCTCAGTCATCTGAGTCATCCAGTCTAGTTGCTCTAACTTATCGTCGGAAAATACTCCCATAATGCCTCAAATTTCCTTAGGACCTGGAACTTGCAACAATGTTCGCTCCAGCACTTCGTCCTCTGCCTGGCGCAGCATCTCCTTAGAAGTTTCTAAGGTTTTATGTGCAATGCTTCCAACTCGCCAGCTGGTTTTCTGCAAATCGTCTATCTCTGCTTTTAGGTTGACTATAAACTTTTCCAAGTCTTCAACCGTTAAGTACTTTAAACCCTGCACCTTCTGCTTCCTTAATAGAGAGGTCTCCACGCTTCTCGTGTGACCTTCTGGTTCTTACGTAAGAGATCTTTTCGAAGTAAACAAACTTTCCATCTGGAATAACAACCTTGTATACAGTACCTTGGTCATCTTGAAAGAAGCCACCGATGCCAACTTCCTTTGACACTGCTTCGGTCGCTGCGTTCAACTCATCGAAGTATTTTTTAACTTCTTCTTTCTTACGTTCCAACTCTACAAATCGTCTCTGTGCTTCAGTCATTTTGCCTCCGCTAGTGCAGTTTCAAAAACTTTGTCTAGCATCTCTCTGTCGGTTGCGTTTGATTGTTCTTTAAGTTGCCTAACAATTTCTTTAATGGCATTTACCACTTCTTGAGAATTGGCATACGTAAGGTGATGAATTTGACCTATGCCACGACTAATAAAGTGAATAGCCATTCTGTGCTTAGTTTGCTTATCCACCGTAGGCGGGTTATCCCAAGTTCTTGGATCATGCCAGACAACATTGGATTTAGTAGTTACTGCATCTTCGCTTGTGTAGTAAAGGTTTGTAACCTTTTCACACTCTAGGTAATAGAATGGCAAGACTATGATCATTTTTCGCTCTCGTGAAAGTCAGTGAGAAACCTCTCAGCGAGCTCGTTGAGGAACTTATGATCTGGGATTTGCTCTCTGATCTGACCAACTACATCAGAGAAGAGTGCTTCAGCAGCAGCTTTACCCCTAAGAGTAATACTCACAGTGGCCGTTTCGCTGTTCCTAGAAGAATTACTGCTGCTGCTGTTAGCAGTAGGAGAAGGAATAAAATCGATTGTCAAGCTGTATATCCTGAAGTTCTCCAGTTGATCCCTCTGGGAGCTAGTGAGCGGCATAATTTTGCCCTTGCTCTTCCTCAACTTAAGTTTTACTTCTTCATAGTAAGTGTCGCTGTCGCCTTCATTTAGGGACATGTAGTTGATAGATTCGCAGAGCAAGTAGCATTTATCCGTTACAATTACCAGTGACATTAGCTGTTCCTTATTGCGTTCTCTAGAGTTGCAGACATGTTTTCCAACTCTAATTCTTTTATTTGGCCTAAGACTTCTTCTTGTATCTTTGTTGCGCGATCTAGGTCTTTTATGCCATATAGCTTAAAACTAGTATCTTTTCCGTCGATATCCCTGTAGAAGACCTTGACAGCGAAAGTTGTTTCCTCTGTCAATGTTTTTGGTTTCCAAAAGCCATTATCTTTTGAGGTCTTTGTAACCTCTTCTAGCATCTCGACCCTAAGGATCCGCGTGACATTAATTGCCGTAGTTGGTCCAATTTTTATCAACATCAGTGCGTTGTCCCGTCATCCTTACCGCCTTTATACACAACGAATTTTCCAGCCTTTCGCGGCTGGTTTGGATCGGTCGGCGTAGTGGGAAGTTTTGTCCCGTGGTTTTCATTGAGCATCCCACTTGCCTGATTGACATAAGCGGATAGAGGTACTTCCTCTCTTGTTCCGCTCTCATTAATGATAGTGATCATTGGGTCAAAACCTTCTGCTAGCACAGTGCGAAGCAGCTGAAGCTTTTCCTCTTCCATGTCGTAGATTTCACCAGCTAAGCCGTTCTTGTACCTTGAGTGAAGACCATTCTGTGACGGTGCTTCCATCTGAGCCTTGAGAGCAAGTTGCTGTTGAGCAAGCTCAGAGGCTTTCTTAAGGCGATCAGCGATAGAGTTACGCTTCTCATCCAGCTCCTTCGCCTTATCTTTAAGTTGAGCGATCAGCGACTCTTTAGCTTTTTCAAGCTTTCTAGCCTGCAAGAACCCGTAGAACGTAAATAGAGAACCACCAAAAAGAACACCCAAAAAGAACGAGATTACCACTTCCATCTTTACTCCTAATATCCTTTAAGGAACTTCTGGTGCTTGCTAAGAACAAGGCTTCTTTTAACTGGCCCAAGTTGGTCTATATACAACTTGCCATTGAGGTGGTCCATCTCATGCTGCACTGCAAATGCGCGAAAACCAGTGAACGTCTCTTGCTTCTCGATGCCAAACCTGTCAAACCATTTTAGCTTCAGAGTAGAGTATCTCTTAGTTGTTGCTAGTGCTCCAGGTATAGAGAGACAAGCTTCGCCCTCAAAAGGGACGAGGTCGGATTGGCTTAAAATTTCTGGGTTGATGAACTCGTTAAATGAGGTCTCGTTTTTAAGGATGAACACCTTAACAGATACGCCAATCTGGTTTGCTGCGAGTCCAACGCCGTTGGATGCAACCATAGTCTCGTTCATGGCTTCAAGCAAACCAACAATGAACGTGTGGTCTTCTAGGAAGTTAACGGGGTCGCATGGAGTGCGAAGCACTGAATCTGAGACTAATCTCACTCTCTCAGGCATAATTCCTCATTCTGTAGGCTCCACAGCAGTTGAAAACTCCAACAAACAAGCTGAAGAAGCTGCCACTCACTAAGAATGCTAGTAGATTAAATATGGCAAAACCAACATTCAGCCAAAACAATAACTTTCCACTGTTATTCATGATTGTTACTCGTTTCAGATTTTGCAGACCTTTCGAACAGCTCTGTCATGATCGCGTCGATAGTGGTCTGAGCTCGCTTCTGCTTGCCTTCTTGAAAGAATTTTAAGATGGCGGAGAGTCTTTTTGAGGACATCTGGCAGATGTGCTTTCTGTATAGGTCATTAACTTCTGGCTTGATTTCTTCTCGCCAGTCAAACCTAATAAGCATAACGATGTCTTGAGTGCGCATCTTCTTTTCTTTTTGACTCAGTTTGTCCTTGTAGACATCGAGAAGTGCTTTCTTGTAGCAAGAATTAGTCCACAGGAGCTGCTGTGCTGCCCTAGGTATCTTTTTGCGTCTTCTCATGTTAGAGCTCGTCCAACTTGGCAATCTCTCCATCGCGAACATACTTATCGTATAACCTGTAATAGATTAGTTGACGACGCTTTGCTTCAGCTTTTTCTGGGGTAGATAGAACCCAGCGGTCGACTTGGCCTTGGCGAGACACCTTGGAATAGACTACGTGATTAGTGTTTTCAATCAGAACTTCGTAGTCATCGCCAAACTCTGGGATGCCATGAGTGTCCACAACACTTAGATCCTCAGCGATGAGTCTTGCCCTGAGCTGATCTCGCTCTAGGAGAGCAGCTCTTTCTTTTACTTCGCGCTTAGTCATTGCTTCTGCAAGAGAGGCTGCCTCGCGCTCGTATTTATCTCTTAGAGCTTGAGGTAAAGAGTCATTGTCTAGCTGATCTTCTAACCAAGAGAGCCTGTTCATGTGTATTTATATGATCGGGGAAATATTTGATGTTATCTAACTAATCTATAATGAGTCCAATTTACAACAATTGGTGTTCCACTCTTGTCTTTTTTGAATGGATTATTTGTTCGTTCAATGGTAACAGTTATGTATTTTTCTTTCACAAGTTCTGTTACTGCATCTTTAACTTTATCGGGCATTAAGTTACACTCTTTACAAATTTTTTCTATTGAAGGAATAGCATACCCGAAAGTCATCATTTGTGGAAATAGATAACCATATACAACAGAAGCTTTATGCGTTAATTGATTCATATAAGAATATTATACAATCATTATTTTAAAGAGATTTTGTGGCAGGAGATAAGTGAGTCGAACACTTTTTTCCGGTTTTGGAGGCCAGAATCCTTCCGAAGGATCTCCCACATTTGGAGCACTCGCTGGGAATCGAACCCAGTCTTTTCGCTTTGCAGGCGAGACCTCATCCCAATCAGGCACGAGTGCAAATTTGGTACCCAGTAAAGGAATCGAACCTTTATCAACTGATTCGTAGTCAGTTATCCTAATCCATTGAACGAACTGGGCAAACTTGGAGCGAGGTGTGGAATCGAACCACTCTTTCCGTTTTTGGCGGCAGTGCTGCCATTACACTAACCCAAGCAACTTGGTTGCTCTGAAAGGACTCGAACCTTCATATAACGGCTTATGAAACCGCTGCCTAACCTCTCGGCACACAGAGCATCTTAAATTTTGGAGGTCCCACTCAGAATCGAACTGAATTCTCAGCCTTACAAAAGCCGTGCGTCACCATTTACGCTTTGAGACCGTGGAGCAGATATCAAGAATCAAACTTGAGCCACTATGATACCAACATAGTATTCTATCACTAAACTATACCTGCAAACATTGGAGCTCTGCGGTGGACTTGAACCACCTACTGCTGATTACGAAACAGCGATTATGCCAGGTTAACTAGCAGAGCAAATTTTTTAACAAAACTTCTTGGTTGTCTTCGAAGAACCTCTTTGCGTCTTTAGGTGCTTCGCTTATAAGCTTATTTAACATCGACACCGCTTCGCTCTTCGCCTTGAATCTTCCAACCAACTCGAAGTTCAAGAATACGCCAATGTCTCCGCTCTCGTTCCACTCTTCTCCACTTATGATGCAAGCATCAAATATTTCTAGTGTCCCGTAGACCTTATAGTCTATAAAGGAGAAACTGTCCCTGAAGTCGTTGAGCACACCTATCCGATACCTAAAATTAAAAGCGCACGTTTTTAAAGTTCTCAAATGTTGTCATGTGTATATTTACCGTTTTTAATGTGACCGACTGTGCTTTTGTCTACATCAACTTCAGCTGCTATTTTTCTAAGACTTAATCCCGTGCTAATGAGCTCTTTAATCTTATCAAGTTTATGCTTGGTTAACTTTACTCGTTTAACTTTATATCCACTCATCGCCTTATCTATTTGTTCTTGCCTTCGTATGCCCATCAACGGTCTTAGTTTTGCCATTAAGTCATATGCAAGTTGCCCCGATAAGCGAATCGAGTATACGGTTTTATAATGCGGCAGGTCGCTCTTCCTGCGTTTTTGTTTGTGACATTTTACCTTTAGAAGCGTAGAAAGTTTTTCAATAATGTCTTTATCTGTTGACGCTCCATTGATAGCGCACATGTTTGGCATTGATGGACATCCATGAAGAAACGAACCTTCTCCTTCTAACCATCCAGCAAGCCAATACAAATCTTTGTCTTCCATAAATACCTTATACTTTGGCGGAACCAGAGGGAGTCGAACCCTCACTTCACCTTAGACAGAGGTGTGTCATAGCCGCTAGACCATGGCTCCAAACTTGGGGTGTAAACTCGGTTACGATCCGAGACCTACTGCTTCACAGGCAGTCGTGCAAGCCACTACACAATAAACACCATCTAAACTGGTCGGCAGTAGAGGGATCGAACCTCTGACCTTGATCTTGTAAGGATCCTGCTGCTTCCGCTGAGCTAACCGCCGAAACTTGGTACGCGTAGAAGGAGTCGAACCTTCTTTTCTCGTGTATCAAACGAGTGTACTAAACCGGTGTACGATACGCGCACATTAAAAACACGGGAGGTGTCCTACCACTAGACGACAGCTGCTTGCGCAGCCGGCAGGATTCGAACCTGCGTTTCCACCCTCTCTGTCAAGACTCCGCGGAGTCTCTAACTTGGTCGGGATGGTGAGAATCGAACTCACTCGATGTTCTACCTCCAAAGTAGACGGCTCACCTTTAGCCCACATCCCGAAACTTAAACTTTGGTCCCCTCGGTCGGATTCGAACCGACAACCTTCGGCTTCTAAGACCGACACCTCTGCCAGTTGGGTTACGAGGGGATCTTGAGAACATCATACTTCGCACATGCAATGCTTTCGCATGTTCTCAAACTTGGAAGGGAATGAGTGAATCGAACACTCGTTGACAGGGTCAGAACCTGTTAGCTTACCACTAGCTGAATTCCCAACATAAACTTTGGAGCGAATAGAGAGAATCGAACTCTCGAAGCCTGCTTGGAAGGCAGGGGTTTTACCACTAAACTACATTCGCACTGGCAGGGAAACATGGAATCGAACCAAGATTGGCCGGGTCAAAGCCGGCTGTCTTACCACTAGACGATTTCCCTACTTTTAAAACATGGAGCGCGAAGAGAGAATCGAACTCTCGACCGATGTCTGGCAGACATCTATTTTTCCATTAAACTACTCGCGCTCGAAAACCTAGCCACTTTCCAATTCTGTCGTCCAATACTCTAACGACTTTAAATCAACATAAGGTTCCCATTCTTTTGGCAGCACCTTCATCTTAACGATCATCTGAACCGGCAACCACTTTGGCTCAATTGGCTTCTTGAGAAGCTTCATCTTTGCCTGCTCAGGAGTTTTGTCCTCTTTTGAGCTGTTGCATGGTCTGCATGCAGTTACGATGTTAGTCCAGTTTGTCTGGCCGCCTTGAGCCCGGGGCAACACGTGGTCGAACGTTAGCTCTTTCACGGGTTTCCTCTCTCTGCAGTATTGGCAAGTCCACTCATCTCTCATGTAGATGTTGATCCTGCTAAACTGAACCTTTCCCTTCCTCTTGAACTTCTTAAGTTGTCTAATTACGCTAGGTAATTTCCACTCCAGATAAGCTGATCTAATCAGCTGACTAGACTCTTCTACAACTTCTGCATCGCCGGTGACGATTCTATGCATTGCGTCCTCCCAGCTAATCACTTTGAGAGGCTCATATGTGGAATCGAGTAATAGCACTGCCATATTCATATCCTCTCATTATACGTTGGTGCACCAGCAAGGTAACGATCCTTGTTCCACGGATTAAAAGTCCGCTGCTCATCCTGTTAAAGCTTTCAAGTGCAAATTTGGTAGGACTACGGAGAATCGAACTCCGGTCTACTGGTTAAGAGCCAGCAGCTTTACCACTAAGCTATAGTCCTATGTTATTCCTTCTAAAGTTTGGTGGACAGCTGGGAAATCGAATCCCACCAACCGCAGTGCAAGTGCAGTTCGCCACCTTGGTACATGGCCGCCCGAATTATTTAATTGTTACTTAGTTTCCGCTAGTGTATTTATTATTACGCCCAAAGCGGGAGGCGTTTGGTAAGTGGCTTAATGCCATCAGTACCTTGAACACATGGGAGTGCGGTGGCGCAATCGCGCTGCATCCCTTTTAGACTTGAGTGTGTGTGTACAAACGTGTTCATAAAATGATTATACCGTGTATTTCCATTAGATTCAGAAATTATTTTTTAGAGTGCTCTTTTTGCAAAACGAACAGCATTACCACCATAGCAATGGGCCATAGAAGTACGCCTAGAATTAGGCCCTTCATTAGGTCTATAAAACTAGCACCATCGTAAGTCTTAAATCTGGTGATAGCTAAAATAAGGTAGAAAATCCAACCAATTAGGAGATAAGCGCTCATTCGATTAACTTCTTTTCTAGCTCTAAAAAGAACTGTATTTCAGCGATAACTTCATGTCTAACTTCGCTATTATCGCACGGCATCCAATCAGTCCAATCTTTGTCTTCTATTGGATTATTGTATTTTGCATACACTGAGTGTTTAACGTAAAACTTCTCATTCTCAATCATCCATCTTGCATAAGATGGGCCGGTTATTAGCCAACTTTCAAGTACATATGTTCCATCGTCGTACACAATGATGTCTTGATCAGCGCGAGTGTTAACTCTTCCCTTAAAGATGATTCGCTTATCGGTCATTGGGCTTTTTAGGGACAGGCAACTTGCGAGAGTAACGAACAACGCCTTGGTACGAAAGAGTTCCTTGAGGGTTGTCATATACAAGTCGAGTGTCTTCGCCGTTAGCCTTCAAATAGTTGAGACAGAGTTGAAACATGAGCGTTACTAGATATTTCATTTGAGCAAGTTTCTTTCCATGTTGCGACTTAAGAGCTCCTCACGAATAATTTCTACGTAAGAGGTATCGAGGGTAATAAGCTTTAGGCGATAAGCCTTGATGAGTATTTTAAGGTCGCTCTCGGGAATTCGAATGGTGTCGCTTCTCTCAAACTTGTGTTTCTTATTTATGTCCCACTCATCGATGACAGACATCGCCTGTTCACGAATTAATTTTGCACGCGCTTGTGAAACCTGATCCCATCCTTGTAGGGCGAAAGAGATTGGCCAAAAGAACACTACCAACGCAAGAAGGAGGCCGTCACCTTTTTCATCTAAGTCAATATGCGTTTTGCTATCGTCTGGATCAATGACGATGATGCTATATATTACAGGCATCACGAAGGCGCTAATTAGGTAGTAAGTAAACCAACTCATTGTTGATTATTAGAATCGGAAATTTGTGAAGTGCGATAAGTTAATATACCAGTCTTTTGCTTTAAGACTATTACAATCTCTACATCTAGGATTTAACCTAGACTTACTGTTTTTATCGTTTGAGAAGTTAGATTCGTCTAGATCTTGTTTGCAAGAAGAACATGTCATTCTTGCATTATACAGTGGTGTTTCCAGCGGGGTTCGAACCCGCATTTATCGATTGAAAGTCGATTTTCCTAAGCCAATTAGAAGATGGAAACGTGGAAGCGCCAATGGGAATCGAACCCATCTTTTCGCATTGAGAATGCGAGGTCCTTAACCAATAGACGATGGCGCCATTTTAAGCTGTGATGGGAGATTTAGGTGTACGAAGTGAAAACAACGCACACCAAGCGTTCTTGCTCAGATTCCATGAATTGGATTGTGATGTTTGCGTTGTTCATGTGATTATTATACCACGTTTAATTCTAATGCATCTTCTAAGGCGCCGTGAGTTCTTTTGTACAGTCTTTCAGCACCTTTTTCAGCTAGTCTTTCAGTGCGATACACTGCCGTGTAAGCCATTTTGCCTTCTAACTCGCCGTCTTTGTACTCAATGACGTACTTTATCTCCGGATCTCTGCCCATCCCTACTAGCCACATGTAGGTGATAGTAGTTATGCAATAATAGTGGCGCCACATGTCATTCACGCCCATGAAGGTTTAGTGCCGTTCTTCCAAGTAGGAGCTCTCTTGTCTGCAAGCCACTTCTCTTTCATCGTAAGCTTGTATGCCTCAACAACCTCCATATCCTTATGAGGACTGCAGTTGGCAAACGGAGTTTGAGGTCCTTGAGGCATGAGCACTCTGCCGTCGAATAGAGTGCTAAAGTATTCGTGGCACTTGTGAATTTTGCCATATCTTAAAGTGTACTGCGCGAGCAAGGAATTAAGGTGAAGAAGTAGCCATACATAATTTCCACGAGAAGCTCTCACCCAGACAGAGCACGGATGATTTGCGTGAGTTGTCTTATAAGGTCCAGCTCCTCCGGAGAGGTTAATTGCTGTAGATAGCATCTGCGTTGACTCAAGGATCATCTTGATGACGCGCTTGTCGTCAAGATGATGAGCTGAGATTGCAGGGTCGACATCTGTTACAAATATATTCATCACCAATACCATCCAGATAATGTTTTCTTAGCAGATTGAAGACCAAGTTTTGCTAAGATAGTGAACACTAAACCTTGTCTCACTTCGGCCATACTAGGCGTATGATAGTACTCTTCCGCCCCATAAAGAAAGTCAAAGTACTCATCCCACTTCAGCGAATCTTCTTCGCTCGCTTGTTCTTTTATAGAATCAGAAGCACTTTTTGACCTATTGTATTTGCCTTTTAATTCTTTACTATTTAAACTCATAATTTCATTCTACTAGGTTAAGAAAAATAAATCTAATTCCATCTTGTATTTTTGAACTTTTGTGTTAGAATCTAGTTATCACCCCAAGGAGGACTTATGAGTCAGACCGTTAATAAGGGTGCCATATCAAAGCTTTGCATCAAGAACAAAGCTCCAGGCACTATTTCCACAGGCGCAAATACAGAAGTAACACTCGACGGCCAAAAGCTAGGCGGAGTTTCTTTTCTAAAGATGGAGTTTAAACCTAAGAACGTTGTCAAGATTACTATGGAGATGTATTGTGAAGTTGAAGTCGATGTCGACGTTCAACTAGAGCAAACATCTATCAACCCAGACGAAGAGATTAAGATAGGCGATGCTGTCTATGTCTTAGGTAAGTACGAAACAGTTGGTTTCCCTAAGAAGTAATGGCGGAAGGTAGGGGAGTTGAACCCATGGGCGTTTTTTAGGCGCCGGCAGTTTAGCAAACTGCTGTGGAAAACCGACATCCACGTACCTTCCATTAATCCTCAAACGTTAGACCAATTGCTTGCTCAAGTGTCTTATCGATCCAGTTTTGATAGGCTGCATCAAGTATCTTTTGCTTATCTTTGTTGGCAAAGAAACTTTGCGCCCCAATCAGCCGTTTCCTGACAGTTTCTAACTTACACACCTTATCGTTTTCTATAGCTAGTAAGCGAACTGTCACCATTTGGTCATGAAATATTGGTTCTTCAGGATCTAACCTTGCAGACATGTTGTCAAAGTTAAAATACCAACAGTCTACTAATACTTCTGTTTGTTGAACAACGTTTTGTTTCTTCTTGCTAAATGGCCACATAAATTTGGTGTCCCCGACAGGAATCGAACCTGCCTATCAGCTTTAGGAAAACCGAGACCTATCCTTAGGCGGGGACATGGTGCTCGAGATGGGAGTCGAACCCACAACACCTAGGCTCTCGACCTAGTACCTCTTCCAGTTGGGTTACTCAAGCAAATTTTTTACTCTTGTACACCGGGTACGACATAAATACCCGCCATTCAAGTTTTTCGTCTATTACTTCTAGCTTTTTAAGCAAATTTAATAGATCTGTCATCATATCTGGTGGTCCCAGAAGGAGTCGAACCTTCTTCCCAAGCTTAGAAGGCTCGGTACCTATCCACAGGTGGGACCAATATTTGCCCGACTAGGAGTTCAACTACCGCGCCGGGACTTCAGCGTCGCCAACGTCTTTTCAGGGCGTTCTTACGCTTTTATCTTGGTGCTCCGAGAGGGATTCGAACCCTCAACATTTCGTTTTTGAGACGAACGACTCTTCCAGTTGGTCTACCGAAGCAAATTTTGGTGCCCACCATCGGATTCGAACCGATACTGTACGCGTTTTAAGTGCGCTGACTCTGCCATTGGTCTACGCGGGCAAATTTTGGTGGGGCCATTCCATTAGTCGGACTGCAGCGACCCCTAGTTGGACTAATCAACTCTCGACGATCTATCGAGAATTTGGTGGAGCGTGAAGGATTTGAACCATTCGTCTACCAACCCTACTTATTTTTCGACAGCGGTTTTACAGACCGTCGTAGGGAACACACTCCAAATTTGGCGGAAGGTGGACGAATCGAACGCCGGACCTTTCGGTCCCCTCAGGGTTCAAACCTGATTGCCAACCATTTAGCGGCACCTTCCATAAACTAATTGAGACAAGCTATAGCCGCGATTCTGTCTTCGCCTCGCGGCGGAGAACATCATTCGTCTAGGAGAGTTGTCGCCAACTCCCTCAAGCTTGGTACCCGTAAGCACTACGAGCCGTAGTATAGCTTACCTATTTCCAATTGCTGCACGTAAAGATTGCTCGTTTCAACCCGCACTGAAGCGGTTACGTTCCTGTAGCTCTAATTCTCAGGTCGCCCTGGGCAGTTGTTATCTGCTACGTTGCTCTCACAGTCGCGAACTTCCTCGACCCTTGGAAGGATCGCGATGTTCTCGCTCATCTCAAACTTATTAGACTTCTTACTATTTTCCTCTAATGTTAGAAGTTGTAAATTCCAAGGCACATGAAGTCCGCTAACATTTTCGCCATTCACTGGGACGATATGGTCCACAGTTAGGTTTAACTCTTTAGCTGATTTATAAAGAGCCTTCATTTTATCTTTTTGCTCTTTTGTTAACCATTTTGGACTAGCCAAACGTCGTTTCGCCCTATATTCAGCAGTTAAAAAGTTCTTAATATGTTGATTTTCACTTCGCCATTTTCTTTGACGACCTTTTTCGTCAGTATCTGCTCTATATTGCATAATTCTTTTTTTATTAGACTTATAATAATTTGCACCCGCACCTCTTGTGCAAATTTGGTGCCGATTGTTGGTTCCGCCCCAACGATCTTCTCCTCTTCAGGGAGACGCTTCCACTAGGTTAGCTTAATCGGCATGTAACTTTGGCTGGGAAGGCAGGGATCGAACCTGCGACGTCTTGATTAACAGTCAAGCGGACTACCAACTGTCCTACTTCCCAACATTAAACTTTTTTGGCGATCCAGGATGCCTCGCGACACCCTGGATCATATAAACTTTGTCTTTTGATTTTCCCCGTGTAAGCGGACGGAGTAGCCTGCGTATTATAGTCTATTAAAACTATACAATGACACGCTGGAGCTCGAAGAGTTCCTTAAGAAGAGGTTATTTGTAATAACATGCGTTGTCATAAATTTATTATACCACGTGTTTTTATTAAGTCTCAATTATTTTTCTAAGTGCTAATTCAGCATCTAAAAGACGATATATTTCTTCTGACTTTTCCCAAGTATGCCATCGATCTAGTTCTACTTGGCGTGAATACTCTAATTTGTCATGTTGCAGTCGCCAATAGCTTCTATCGGTGTAAGTCCAATGAAGATACTTATAGGTTCCGTCTATGTAGAAAACAGCCGTAAAAGATTTACCTTCCAAGCGTGGGTTTTGCTCTACATATGAAACCAATATCTCATCACTGAATTTGCTCATTGCCTTCAATCATGTCGTAAGTTGCTACTGCCAGCTCTAACTCTTCTGGTATACCAGAGGTTGTAAGTACTTCCTCTTCCCAGTCGTGCCAATGAGTGTGATGCTGTCCATTAACAGGATCACCATTTGCTTCTTGACTGCCAGCTATCCAGTAAAGCTTTTTGTCTGCAAGTCTCCAAAACCAATAAACGCCTTCTGCCCAGTTGTCGCCACGATAGGAACCATCTCTATAGAATCTTAGAGTTATAGGATTGTTGCGTGGATCTGTGTCAACAACTGTGTAAACTAGCAGGTCATCTTTGTTCATTTTTCAAGTATGTTTCTAAGAGCCAGTAAGCCCGTGAGTTCTTCTGCCCAACATGGATTGTTGGTACCTGCCCAAGGTATAAAGGTTTTATCATCAGTGTGCCTATAATATAGCCGACCGTCTATTACAGTCCAACTACTGCCAATTGCACTTCTTTCCATTAGATTTTTACTTCCATCTATGTGGACCCTGTCGTATGTTCCGTCTACGTAGAATGTGTAAACTCTATCTTTATCGGGCAAGGACTTAACAAGAAGAACTTCTTTATCTTCGCTCATCTATTGATATTTAGAATCGGAATTACTTACCGGTTGCGTGCTTTGCGATTGAGTAACAGTACTTCGAGAAGTTAGTCTTCTGAAGCTTGTTATCGTTTAGAAACTGTGAGAGCCAGTCAGGATAGTTGCCACCGTGATGCTTGATCTCAACTATGATGTGCTCCTTGGGAGAATAGTTGTCGATCATAGACATGAGAGCGCTCTTCTCTTCACTAGCCTTGCTAAGCTCAGCGCTGATCCCGCTAGGGATAACATCGAGAACCTTATACTGAACTCCCTCGTCAAATGTTACCCTAAGTCCTGCATCGTTAGCAGTGCCGTCTGTGTAAGCGCGACGAACATACTCAGTCTCGCAAGAGGGACGGAGGTGGAAGAGTTCTAAAGCTTGATTGATGTCAGCCACGCGTTTCACCAAGTCTGGGAGAGCAACGTTGGGATTCATCTTGGCTAGTTGAATGGTTGGAGTAAGTGGAGCACCCTTCTTAAAGGTCTCCATCGTGTCCTTAGGAACCTTGATGCGAAACTTGTCAGAGATGTCGCCGTGTTTTGCCTTGATCTCTAGGAAAGCGAAGTCGTTCTTCTGCAGCTTCCCGTTAGGTGCGTACTCTCTAGTCCTGAGTTTAAACCTGCTGTTTGCCTTGGACATATGATGTTGAACCATGTCAAGGTTAGAGGAATCAAAGTAGACGGACTTCATTAAGTTGAAGTTGGTGCCCTTATCTGGATAATCAGCCTTCATGTGCTTGCTAAGGAGTCTAACAAGCTCATCCTTAAAGGCCTTTGGGATCAAGTACTTATCTTCAAAACGTCTAAATAAAGAAGTATCAGAAGACTTCATCAAACCTTCTACGATGTACTTATCTGCGTAAGATTTTGCGAATGTCTCTGTCGTGATTGGTTCTGGTGTTGCCCACTGATTATTGTTCTTATGCATCTTTCTATTATATCATTCTTCAATATCTAGGTCAAATGCCATCTCCATGAGGCGACTCATGAGTGCATCTGAGTCAAGCATAAATTGCTGCCTAGTTGCGAGCTTGTCTTTTTCTTTGCTTTCGATGCGATCGTCTGGGTCGCTCCACGAAGTTCTCTTTTGATAAAAGCACCAAATGTAAAGTGGATCGTGAAGCTGCGCATAAACGTTCTCAAAATGTTTAACAAGCTCGCGGCCGCGCATCTTGTGGTAACCTTTTACGCCTTGCTTTAACGCAGTCTCTAAGGCACTAACGATGCTGCATGTTGAGCAGATTTCTATGTCAACAAGTATAGCAGAAATATCCTTGTGAAGAGCTTTCTTTCTTAAGATGAGCTCTCTAGCTTTCTTCATGGCTTGCTTACGTTTTAAGTTTCTTTCTTTCATTGCCGCGTTATCCACTCAGGTCTTCCTATGATGCCCCATTTAAGTCCATGTGCACTAACCCAACCTTTTTGGTTTAATGACTTTAGTTTGAACAACATGTCCAATAAGTACGTGGTTGATTTGAGTTTTATTGAGACCTTTTGTAGGTCTCGTTCATATTTACTCATCATTTGCTCTGATAATACTTCTTGCCAGGATAAACCAGGCACGTCAGCGGACGATTACCCTTGCCGCAACCAGTATCGATGAAAGCTCTATCCTTAAATATGCGAGGGTTCTTGTAGTGCCCAGGTTGATGACCGCAAACCCTGAACTTGTCGATGCAAGGAATGGCTTTGTCCTCGTCGGTGAATTGCCATAAAATCTCGTATTCCAACTTCTCTAGGAGATAGTGGAAGTTTGGGTTGTTTGCGCGTTCTTTATACTCTTCCTCGTAGTAATCTCCACCATTCATCATGACAGCAGTGTAGTCAAGAGGAGCGTGTGTTGCTAGGATCTCATTGGTCTCGTAGTAAGGTATCATGCGCGATGTGATCTCTTTGAAGCCCTTGCTCATTAGGGCTTGAGTGATCGTGTCCGGGTTGATGTCTGGCAAGTTCCACTTATCCTTGTAGTCGTTAAGCGTTACCTGCAAGTAGCTCATCCAGCCATTGCCACCGCCCATGAGATAGTGCTGAAGCATCCAGTCGTGGTTGCCTCTAATAAAGAAGACTTGGTCTGGATATTTCTTAGCGAGATCAACTAACGCCTCTACAGTGAGAGCAGCTTGTGCACCGCGATCTACTAAGTCTCCGCAGAATACAATATGGTCTTCCGGAGTTATGAGAGGTAGAATCTGGTCGAGCACGTCCATCAGCTTGTCAGCTTCATTATGAACATCGCCAAATAGATACACCTTGCCGAAGGGATGATAGAGAAGTCGATGACCGTATTGGATGTCACTCATATTTTAAGTCCCGCCATTCTCAAGAAGCTAGCTTTTTCTAGGTGCCACACGTTGCTAACAACGGGTAGATGAACATACTCTGTTACATGCAGTTTTCTAAGCAACGTGATAAGGTTGCCGAACGCCTGACGCTTCTTACTCATGATCGTCAACTAAAGCTTGCTCAGCAATGATCTCTTTTGCAGATGGAACAATATCGCATATGATGTTCTCTAGTGTGGAAGTTGTGTTAGTCATCTTGCAGTATATAGCGACTGCGTTATCGTACATCTTTCGTTCACTGCTAAAAAACCAAGGTTTGCGACACATTAAAGATGCTATTGTCCCAATAGAGACATAAGCGTACGTTGGCTCTAAAGATATGTATATATGCTTATCTGTTGCGTGACCTGGATAGTAAGATACGTGACTAGACTTAATTGAGAAAAATTCTTTACTGGTTGCATATTCCCGCTCAAGAGAATGCATCAACAAGCTGAATTCCTTCACTGAAATCGTGTCTGTCATGATTGGATTATACGGTCAGGATTTAACGAGGTGTGGAGATCAGCGGTTGCTCTCTCCCTGAACGGCTCAAGCTCTAGGTCAACTTTGCTTAACAAGTCACCGCCGTCCTCAAATAGGGCTGCGTGCTCGATTGCTTCGTGGTAATACTCTTCTGCGACCATGAACACTGCAACCTTGCGGTGAGCGTCCTTCTCTTCTATGGCAAGATCGTAAGATGCGGCGGCTCGAGAAGCCCAAGTAATGGCTGTGTCTTTTTGAATCTCTAGGTAAGATTTATGTTTTAATTCTTCTTTAGCTTTTTGTAGGTTTAGCATTTTTAGCCTCTTTTTGAAGTAAATCTCTCTTAATTTTAGCTTCTCGCATTTTGGCTATTGATTCTTCGGTATGTTTACGTCCCTTACCAGCGGCACTAATTTTTGCTTTTGCTTCATCGGAATGCTTTTTACCTACGTTAATAACGCTTAGTTTGACCTACATAAACCTTTCCATTGATATTATTCGTTATTTTATAAATAAACATTATTCTTTTGATTCTACGTCGTTATTATTTATCCAATTTGAAAGATCATTGGGGTGCATCTGGTCAAGCAGTGTCAACAATTCTTGATCATTAGTTTCTTGAGCTTTAACCAAACACATTGTGTAAAATTGCTCATCCGTAAGATCTGTTTTCTTTAAGCGCTTGCGCCAATTGGCTAGCTTCTTCTCATCAACGTGATGACGACCTCTATTAAGCTTTTCTGGTACCATACGAGTATTGGAAGCTGCGTAACCTTTTCCATTGTTCTTACGATCTGGCGACAGTTTTTGTCCAGTCTTCTTTTCCGCTGATTGAGTCTGTTTGACGATAGATTCTCTACTGCCCAACCCCGAAGACTTCTTGTGTGCTGTTCCATTCTTGCCCTTTTGGCGGCGCAAGGCATCGTCTGCCTTTGTTTGCGCTCTTTGCCAGGATCCTGGCTTCTTCTTATCGCTAGATAACTTGTCTAAGTGATGTCTGCAGCGACCCGCAGGATTGCTAGAGTTTGCGCTGGCTCCACCACATCTAGGGCATTTTTTCTCAAGAGGTTCCATGGCTTAGATTATACCATGGCACGCTCTAATAAAATTGTTGCTGCTGCGTCTATGACTTCAGTAGACCAACCGCCGTCATCCTTAATATTAGGTCCAATAAGTACCATTCTTTCCAAGGCTTTAGTGCTAAGCTTGTGAAGGTTTTGACATATGTACGCTCGCCAAGGCTCACCCCACAAATGATCAGTGGGCTTAGTTCTTAACTTTGCGTCAAACTCTTCGTCAAATGCTTCTTTGGTCATTCCTTGCTCATTAGACAAGCTTCAGCTAGTGCAGTTTCAAGATCTGCAACATAGCTAGAGAGCTCTTCAACCTTACTCTCAAGAGAGTAAACTTGGTTGTTCAATTCAGTGATCTCCTTGTCCTTGTCGTAGATTTTACTTTCCAAGTAGTTGCACTCGTCCTCGAGCTCAAGTATTCTATGCTCGTTCTTCTCTATCTCTTTTTCGCAGGCAATGACTTCGCCACGACAAGCAGTATGCGGATCAAGTATCTTAGACATAGTTACTTCTTAGATTCTTCCTTGGACCTTCTTGCCAGCTCATCATGCAGCTTATCCAACCTAGATACAAGGTTCTGAATATGGTCATCGCAGTCACCACAGTCATTTTGATCCCTGAAGCTGTCAATCTGACCATGAACCCTCTCAAGCTCGTGGTTAAGAACCTGCATGATGGTAGGTGGAGGTGGCGGAACATACGGCTGAGGCGGAAGTGGAGGCGGAGGAGGAACGAACAAGGTTCCGGGTTGGCCAGTGATCCATTGCCAAAAAGTAAGCGGTTGACGTAGTGGGGTATCGCTCATACTATCTCCTTAGTCTTCTTAGCCCGAGGCTTCTTCTCTTTAGGTGGACGACCGGCAAAAGCATCCATCAGAGACTTATACATCTTAGGAGTACGAATCTCTGGCTTCACGAACGGAGGCATAGCTACTTGCTCCCCACCAAGAAGAGCTTGCTCCATGAGTTCAACCCCAATGCGATCTAAGTCCTTAGACTCCACACGAAGTTGTCTACGCCACGGAAAAGTCACTTCTGCCCTGCAGTCCCAAGACTTGCCGTAGTGATAACCTTTCATAAGGAAGGTAAAGGGCACTGAAGTATTGGGGAAATACTCAGTGAGCTCCTTGCGGATCATGGTAGATGCAGCTTTTTCAACGCCGATCTCAGAGACTTGACGACCAAGCTCGTTGAAGAAGTTTAAGATCTCTGCAGTGGGTCTCTTAGTAACGTCTTGAAGCAGATACATCAAAAACGAATCAAAGCTGTAGCTAAGATTGATTTTTGGCTTCATGCCTCCGTTAAGTGCGTCATCTCCGCCGCTGTTACTCATTAAAAGTCCTCATCCTCTACGTCTTCATCAGAGCCATTGAGCTCAATCTCGTCTTCGAGACCAAGGTCGTCCGGGTCAGAGAGCTCATCAGTTTCAATCTCAAGGTCAAGAAACGTGTCGAGCTGATTCTTAAGCCATTCAACTTCGTTGTTCTGCAGCGAAGTGAGTGAGATACCAAGGCGATCTTGGACCTGATTAGCGATATTCTGTGCTTTCTTAAGAGACATGTTTACTCCTTAAATTCTTCCCAGTCTACGGTTTCTACGTCTTTGCAAGGCATGCGCTTGCCGTTCAAGTCTAGATAAGATCTTTTGGTCCATACTGCAGCAGGAAGGTCGTCAATAATCCACTTTGGCTTAGCCATAACCATATCAACATGGTCAGCAAGTCCAAGCTTCTTAACAACTTCAGCTGCCCACTGTGGTCCACCCTGAGACCAAACAATGACAAATTGTCCACGAACCTTAAATTGCTTCAACAACTTGATATGCTCGTGGTGAGGAAGAAGGTTCTCTGAGAACCCAAAATTATCAAACTTGATAGTTTCGCTTTCACGACCGGCTGGTATGTTCCATACCACTAACGTATCGTCTACATCAAAGCAGACCATATTCTCGTTATCTATTACTTTCAATGTTCTACTTCCATGCTGTGTTTCAAAAGCCAACTTACTTCCCTTTCTGATCTGTCAAAGCCGGAACCATTGCAAGCAGGGCAAATATTGGCACCGCAGACCATCCGCTCAAGATCCTCTTTTGAGGCAGTAAGTTGGCCGATTCCTTTACAGGTTAAACAAATGCACTTATCAAGTGCATTAGCTACTCTGCTGTGTTTACTCCAGATTGCCATTATCTTACTAGCTTCCCGATGAGAGTGAGTGTAGTGACAATGATAGCACCTGCTGCAAAGAGGGCAATCACCCAAACAAGCTCAGTGAAGAACTCTTTCATCTGCGCCCCTTGTTGGCTGCGGTATCCGGAATTTGAACTGTATCCCCTAAACGTTTCAAAGGATGGTCTTTGGTCCCGCCTTTAGAGATGATGAACAACGTAGTTGGCCACTTCTCACCAGGCTTCATCCAAGACTCCACGGGAACATCGCCGTAGCATCCGTCGGTAATAACCACGCTGAGATCCGGCTTCTTTTTGAGGATTTCCGCCATCACTGGAGTGAGGTCAGTGCCTCCACTCTGGATGTCCTCGCGCTTGATGCGCGTACCAACGCGGTACTCCTCATTCTTGTATAGAGCTGTGTGAAAGAAACCAAGTTTGCACTTGCGTGCACCAACCCTAAGGAACTGATCCACCACCTCGAGAAACTCGTTAGCTTCCTCGATGGAGATCGACCCAGAAGTATCGATGAAGTTCTGCAACTTAGGCAAATCGCCAACCTTAGTTCCTGGAGCTTTGTTGCCAAAGCGCTTACTCTTGCGAGTCCAGGTGTTCTTGCGATCGTGACCTGCAGCGTGCTTCTTCATAGCCAAGAGCAAGAGAGCTTTGTAGTTCAGCTCTGCACGGCGAGACTTGATATCCTCAAGAAGCTCCTTGACAGAGTCAGGCAAGCTCGAGTAGTCAAGGCGAGCCTTAACCATGGCGCGCTTGACAAGCTCCTCGGTGGCATCGAGCATCTCGCCTTCTTCAGCAGCTCCATCCCACATGTGCTCGTCGAGAGTCTGAGGCAAATCGCCTGTGTCAGCTCCACCACCGGCATTGCCTTCTCCATCGCCTTCACACTCGTCATCTTTGTCAGGGTCGTCAAAGCGCTGAAGCAACTTCTCGTAATAATATTCCATGGTTTTGTTCTTGTCCCAAGGAATCTGCTTCTGAGTCTTAACGTCGATGTCAAAATAGTCTTCGACAAAGATGCCGCGACCTGGACACATGTCATTCTCACAAGGCTTGCGCTCCTCAGGCTTAGGGCACTGAGTGCAACCTTTTGGCAAGTTCTTGATGTACTGATTGATCGCCATGTCTGCTGCAACGTTCATCAGCATGCGCTTGCGAGCGGAGATCTTGAGGAAGGGAACACGGAGTGGATGTTTGTGAGTAATGTGGCTCAACTCATGGAGTAAGACCGCTTTCTGCTCAAGAAGATTGAGCTTCTTGCAGAAGAAATATGGGTTGATGATCATGTCCCAGCGCTTTGCATCAGTGTTAAACATGATGCCTGCAGTTGGGATGACGTGCCCATAGCTGATCGTGAGGCACTGAAGAACAGAACCAAGGAATGGGTGAGTCTTGGAACACTCGTAGATGGCCGAAGCCAACGCACGCGTCTTCAACTCAACCGAAACTTGCTCGTGATCCAACAACTCTTTAGTAATCTTTGGACGAACGCGTGATGACATTAATTATCTCCCTGGGCTTCTATAGTTTCGGAATCGATGTTAAATAACGTAACTTCTACAAACCAAGTTTCTAGCTTGGCAATAAATTCGTCAATTTCTGGGCCTTGCATGCCGTGAAAGAAGTCGCCCCAATCGCCACGACTGTATCTTACTTCTTTAAATTGCAGCCTTTTTATACCACAGTCTTCGTGTATTCGCCAGATGCGCTCTTTGCTTTGCAGTTGATCTTGCGACGAGCCATCAAATGTGTACGTGCAGTCCTCATTAAATCGAATTGAGGTCCTCATGTTATCTTCAAGAATTATACTTCTCATGGAATATCCGTCGTTGTACCAAATTGAAAAGAGCCTAAGCACTTCTCACAGGTTACATCTCTAAAGTTGTTAGAGCCGTCGTCACCCCGATCAGCGCACAGGTAGATGTTCTCGTCCCATCTCCTATAGAAGTGAACTGGCTTTACTTTCTCGCTGCTGAATAATCTAAGTAGTTTTTTGATCACAGAATAAAAAGACCGGGAGCAGTGGAGGAACATCCGCTCCCGGTCAACTTGGGCTTACTTACCAGCTTTCCCTGCGTCCACTGCCCTCGACAACTTCAGGTTTGCCTTGAGCACATCGATGAGCTCAGGATGGCGCTTGCAGAAGTCGTTGAAGAAGTCACTCATGCGACCTTTCGTCTGCTTGAAACCGCACTGCTTGATGAGGTTAACTGCGTAATCGGCGGGGATGATCTTGGCAACTTCTGCCATCGTATCCTCGTCGATTTGGTCAGTCTTGCAGTCTTTCTTTGCTCCGCCGTACGCCTTCGTGATGCTCTCGACCGTAGCCGCAAGCATGTCGCCCTTGTACGTATCAGGGTGAGAGTGTTCCTTCAGCTTAGCCAAAGCAGCACCCTTGTCTTTCAAGATCTCGGTTGCCGTGACTGGAGCTTGGTCATAGCAATACTTATGGTACTCGTTACCGATGTCTTTGCCGAGGATCGCGCCAACCACGATGCGATGGAGTTGGCGATTCTTGCGAACACCAGCTTTTTCAGCAGCTTGGACTTTGGACCAGGTACGAGGCGAGATGTACTTGCCGCCCTGACCAAGTTCCTTGGTGGTTTTGTAGATCCAGATTGCGTCTCCGACGAAGCGCTGGACGCTTTCGTTCCAGTTGTTGTTGTCCATGAACTCCATGAACGTCAACGGATCATAGTCGATCTCGTACTCTTCGAAGCGATCCTTGAGAGCAGCGTCCATGGTGTTAACGTCATACTCAGACGAATCAGGGTTGATGCAACCAGCAATCAACCAGCCGGGAGGAAGAGTGTAGTTGTGGATCTTGCGATCGGTGAGAACCTGCATGAGGCAGTTCATGACGCCGGTCGTGCCACGATTTGGCTCTTCGAGAAGGATCAAGCCTTCGCCTTCGGTTGGCCAGAACTCAGGGAGACGATGGCAGGTACGAACCACGCCATTTGCGTCTTTAGCAGTTTCTGGGAAGCCAATGAGATCGGGAGCTTCCATGTAGGCGATGCGAAGATCAACGAAGCCGAAGTTCGGATTGCGTTCTTTCTGCTTCTTAACCCACTGCTGACAGATTTGGCTCTTGCCAAGACCTGCTTCGCCAGTGAACAAAGGATTCATCACTTCGTCCGCCTTTCGTGCTGCAAGTGCGGTATCCATGATAGTCATGATATGGGACGGTTTCATTACATTTCCTCCAAGTTATGGTTCGATACAACTAACAATAGTTTCAGAATTAATGAACTTCACGCGAGGTGGGTTCACCAATTTCTGCCACAGTTTTGAACTTCTCGTAAAGCAGCGCAGAGAGCTGCGAACGAGCAAGGTAGGCTTCTGCGGTGACAAGGTCACCATCTTTCTCACAGTTTCGAGACATCTTGTCGAAGATCTCAACGGAGAAAGCTAAAATCTGAATAGCTGATAGGATCTCGTCGGTGCGAAGCTCCATCGAGAAACTACCTTCCTGGATAGGCGGCTTCGGATCAAAGGACGCAAGCTTGGCTACTGTAATCTCACTCTGAATCTTCTTCGTCTTCTTCGTTTTCTTCTTTGTTGGCACTGATCACCTCATCTACATATTTTTTTCTCAACGCTTCAGGTAATGCTGACAAATCAATAGTTGGTGCGGCTTTCTTGGCCTTCTTAACTTTCGCTTCTCCGTGGTAGAGATCAGCTTCATCCATGGTGATAATGGTTGCTGCACCACCTCCACCGCTCACAGTTGACTTAACATAGTCACTCTTACCGTGAGCGTTAGCAGGCACAACTGTGACCTTACCGCCTTTTGCTAGGAATTCTTCAATGGTTTGAGTCTTTAACAATGTATGTTCTCCAGACAAAGCGTCGCCAATCATTGGTCAAATTTAATCTAAACAGCAATTTGAACAAGTTGTCTTGTCCCTGTCGTTTCAGAAATTGCAACTCTTCGGATGGAATTTTGACAATCTTTCCACCACGAGCTATGAACTCGTGAATTGATTCATTTCTCACAATGAAATATAGATTCGGATTACTTGTCTAGAAGGTGGGTGTCGAGCGTGTCTGGAAAGACAGAGGAGAGCTTGTTAAGGTAGGTGAGATTTTCTTTGCGCTTATCTCTAGCTACAATTAGGTCCCTAAGCTTGAGGAACTTCCTGTAGTTGCCTCTCCACTTCTCAAAGGAGCGCTTGGAAACCATTATGCAATCTGGAACTTGTCCACTTAAACTAGTTAAGTCAGCTCTAGCGTTGAGAAATAGGTAACAGGTGAGTTCATTTAGGTTATGGTTAAAAGAGACCACGACGGCGTGGTTATTGTTGGGATCCTGCACTGTGGCAGAGGTGATATCGCCTAGTTGGACCTTAGGTTGCCAAAATATGGTTGGACTCATGCTACTGTTGACTTTTCTAGTCTCATCGTAGTACTCAAACGACTCAGGACTACTGGCGAAGTGGTCGATGAGCTTTTGTATGGTGATTGCTACTAGAGCGTGCTTATCCATGGCTTCCTAACAGGTATAATGAAGACGTACCCTAATATTGTACCTTAAGGAACATGATGGCTGAAAAGAGCGAATTAACAGATAGCCTAATTTATGGCATCGACTTAAAGGCCCGCCGTATCTACTTTGGTGCAGCTGGTGACGTCTCAGAGGACACACCAGGGGACTTTACCCAAGCCTCTGTTGAGCTTGCTATCAGGTCAATGCACAAGATGGCCTTAGAAGCACCAGGGAAGCCTATAGAGATACATATGAATAGCTACGGCGGCGATCCATATGCCATGCTTAGATTGCATGATGAGATCCTGAGTTGCCCATGTCAGGTTAAGTTCTTTGGGGGTGGCGCTATCATGTCTGCTGCTACCTGGATTATGGTGGCATGCGATGAGCGATACCTATATCCTCATGCCACTGTTATGGTCCATGATGGCTCAGAGGGCTACGAAGGCAAGCACACAGACGTTCAAATTAACGCAGCAGAGAACAGACGCTTGCAGGACTTGCTTTACGACATATATACTAGCAACACTAGGATGCCTAAAGAATTCTGGCAAGATGTATGTCAGCGCGATTTATACTTAACTGCTGGCGAAGCAGTGTCACTTGGCATGGCTGATAAGGTAGTTGAACCTAGGAAACGCGGCAACCTAAGAAAGGCTAGGCAAGCTGCTCTCAAGAAGGCTCCAGATGTCGACATGCGTGCGCTCATCACTGATATATATACTAGGTTGAACAAGGTGAAAGTGCCAAAGCTCGAACTTAATCCTATCGCCAAAGAACCGGTTGATCCTCAGCTGGTCGTTGACGATCGTCCACTAGAAAATGAAAAAGCTCCACAACCAGCGGTTGCAGAGCCTCTCAAGAATACTCCTAACACTTAATTGCAAGACCCGTCGTTGTCGTCTGTCTTATCGACGTCGATGGTGCTATACACTACGTCGTGAAAGCAAGTGTAGGCTTTTCCATCTTTGCATCTCCAAAAACTAGCACCACATGGATCATTTTGAGAGCACTTACAGATTGTGTTATGGAACACGTAGTTTGTAACCTTCTCAGGTTCGGGTGATGCTTCTGGCACTGGTGGATTCTCAACGGCTTGCTGCTCTTCATGAGCTTTCTGCATAGCCTGCTCAGCTTCCTGTTCTTTCTTTTCTTGAGCTTCTCGAGCCTCTTCCTTCTCGATTCGTTGCTGCCTTGCAACTCGAGCCTCTTGCTCTTTGTCAGTGCAACCACCAAAACCGCCCAAGGCACCAATCAGCCCAACAACAATAACGCTATTAAGGAGTAGGAGGCGTAGAGTCATCTTTGTTATCCTTGCTGGGTGGAGTGGTGAGCAACTGACGAGCAACACCAAACAAAAGAAAAGCTCCGGCCAAGACGAAAACTGCTAGCGCGATATCGAGTAATGCAGGCATAGTATCTCCTTTTAAAATGTGCCCCTGTGGACTTTAACCACTCCGTCCGCGAGGCCCACAGACTTTTACCCGGACTAGAGGCGCGACCTCGGTTGGGATAAAAACTTCACTTACTTAGAGTCACCATGAGAAAGCTTCTCATTGATGCGCATCAGGCTTTCAAGACCAACGGCTTCGAACGGATCAGCAGTTTTGCCGCCCGCACTTCCGCCAGTGACCATCATGGTTGGCAGGGTAATGCTAGCGAGCTCGTGAGCGACGCCAATAGCAGTTTCCTTGGCAATGGTGGCCTTCTCAAGAGGAGTCAAGCCTGCAGCAACCTTGAGGCGATTGACGTCGGCCAGGGCTTTACCAGCCGTGACTTCCGCAATGGCATCCTGCTCAGCTTGCTTGCGCTTGAGCTGGGAGACCTCGAACTCCTTCTCAGCGATCGTCACTTCTTTGATCTTCTGCACGTCTTGCTCAGCCTTCTCGATTGCGATCTTGGCATTGCCTTGCTCGCGAGCAGTGATGGCATCTTGCTTCGCTTTTTCAGCGTTAGCACGAGCCACAACCTTCATCTGCTCAGCTTCCTTCTTCTTCTGAATGAGTGCTTCGATGGTAGGATCGAAGTCCAATTCCTTGATGGTGAAGGAGACAACTTCAATGCCGTACTGGGTCAAAGGAGAAGTCTTGCGAATGATAGGTTGACCCTTGTCATCGCGCTTCACAAACACTTCGTGATCAATGAGCTCATTGCCGTCAGCATCCTTGGACTTGATCTCACGAGCGGTGACATCGTAGATGCCGTTCTTGATCTGGTCTTCCACGAGTGACGTGAACTCTGAGCGTCGAGTCGAATAAGACTCTTCAGCTTTCATGAGAGTGGCAGTTTGCATCATCGCTTCTGCGACAGTTTGGCGGATAAGGTCGTGTTTCAAGGCTTCGTAGGATTTGAAGTCTTGGTGAACCTTGAGCCGTTTGACTCCATCAACAGGGAGTCGATACTTGATAGCGCCGCTGATATCAGCAGTACCACCGTCGTTGAACCTAACGTGAATCGGATCAGACTCAGCACCATCGCCACCGTCGAGCTTCGACTTGGAGAAGTAATGCATGTCAGAGATCTGATACGTAGTGACGTCTGCGAACAGACGAGCGTACGAACCAGGTTGGTCAATGACAGTCATGTTACCGGTCACTGCGGCTTGCTTGATCTGATAGAAGCCGGCGTTATTAGTGCCGACCAAGCTTCGGCCAACGCCGACGAGCAAGAAGAGACCTACCACACCTGCAACGAGGAGGGATAGGAGTTTCACTTTACGAAAATCCATATTGTTTCCTTTCGGGGAACTGGGATTAAGACGTTGACTGACTGCTGCCATTTTTACACACCTCTAATACTAAAATGCCCACCACAGAATATATCTGTGATAGGCATCATTAGTTTCGGAATTTTATTTAGATTACAGAGTCTCTTCCCAGTCAGGGCCATGCTTCTTGCGAAGCTTCAAGGCCTTGATGACGCGAGTGCGTGGATGTCTGCCGAGCTTGCGATTATAGAAGTTCTTCTTGTTATTTGCATCGTTGATGTCGACAATGTTACCGATGAAGCCAACAAGTGCCTCTTCTCGAGCAGGACTAGCAGGATTGCCGATCTCGTCATAAGCTCCTGCCCAACCAACAGCGCAGTATTTCTGCTTGCCGTCCTTGCCAATATATGCGGCTTGACCACAAACCCACTCACTTGGCTTAGTGTTCTCGAAGAAGTTAATAAAATAGTTTAGAGTATATCCCTTGTGCATCTGGTTTTCCTTAATTTGTTTGTGTTCGAATTGAACTTGACGAGAGGATTATACGAAATGAATATTTTTAGGGTTTGGAATAGGTTGGCAACTGTTTCTCTTTATATTGAGTCATGATGCCAACCCCTATCTAACCCGTATCATAAGTAGAAACTCGCTATCAAGATAGCTTTGGCAAGTCTCTATCCATGTTTATAAGTATATGCAGCCGCAAACATGGAAACTATCCGGCTACATTGGTCAAGCTCATAAAGGATTTCTCCGTGAGCTTGATAAGTTTCTTGTATTTTCTTTTTGCTTGCTTTACAGCGTACTTGTAATCCCTGTAGTTGCCAACAGGTTCATTGTTGTGAATATTAATCACATCATAGCTGAGATGAAACACAGAGCCAAGATCACCATCGTAGGTGTATGTTTCTTTCTGTCTTACTTCAAATAATGTTTTCCAAGCAACATCAGTCATATTTGGTCCCGCTGATCGATTCGGACGATCTCGCTACGGATAGCTTCCATGTGGTACGAGCACCTTTCAGGCCTTAGTCGACGTATCTCCATACTCGTCTCGCACCGCGGGTAATAAATTTGGTCCACCACCCAGGAATCGAACCTGGGTCAAAGGCTTATAAGACCCCTTGGAGCAACCAGCCCCGACCATGGTGGTTATTCCTTATTATACATCGACAAGGAAATGGGGATGAAATCTCCGTCGATATATGTGCACTTGTCTTTTACAGTGCAAATTTCTTTAGTTTCAGTGACATAAGCGTAACCAGGCACCTTGGAGATTACGTCTCTCTTGGCAAACTCTATTGCTAGGTTCTCATCAGGCGCAAGAACAACGGCCCAACCGTGCTTCTTGGTGTTCTTGTTATGCCAGTGAAATCTTACCTTGAAGACCTTCATTAGATGAAAGTGACCACAAGGCAGTACGCAGCGAAGATGCCAGTGAGATACAGATACCAGCGAGGATATATGTGAGGGTTCTTGTATGCTTGAAAACACCAATAACTGTTAACGCCAGCGAGTGCTAAGTCCATAAGCGAAAGAGCCAAATGCATACTATTCTCCTGCTAGTTCTTGACGCACTTGCATCAGTGCCTTGCCAAGTAGGTTTTGCCCAGTTCCAACTCCACCCTTTTCGCCAGTGCCCCAGACTTTGTCATAAGGCGAATCTTCGTAGATGAGAGCATCTCCAGTGGATAGAAGGATCTCTTTAAGCTTGGGATTGTTGCCAAACTTGGCCGTGAGAGCATCAAGCATGACATCATACTTAACATCGTCCCAGTCAGTGCGAAGCGTGATCACTCTGCCCATCCGCTTGGCATCAAGCGGAGTTGCTGCCTTGCGAATTCCTTCTTGCTCCTCTTCGTTTAGCGTCTTCTGAGCAGCAAAGTAGTGCTCTGTAGTCGGCCAAGACTTCCCGTCGATCTCAAAAGGACCAGCATAAAAGTTTGAGAAGCAACCGTATTGCTCCTTGTCATCTTCAGACCAGAAGAAAATCTTTTGTCTTGCCATTACATTCCCATCCCCATGCCCAAGGAACGCTTCTCTTCGAAGTTCTTCTTGTACTTCTTAGAGTGCTCAACAAGCTCAAGAACAACTTCTTTGTAAGACTTGTCGTGCAGAAGGCTGCGAACGGCGACTTCCTCAAGGTGTGCAATGCTGAAGTCTTCAGTACCCTTCATGCCGATGCAGTCCTTCTCTTCTTGCGTGAGTTCACGCTTAGAGATGAAGTGAAGCAACTCGATCTTTTCTGCATGGGTTGGCGGAGCCAAAGCAAGCATCAGATCGAAGCGACCTGGACGATCAGCAAGAGATTCAAGAAGATTCTCGGGATGATTGGTTGTTGCGACGATGAACGTAGGCAAACGGAAGGTGACGCCAACACCGTCAAGCAAATTGAGCAAACCAGAGTCAACAGCTGAGCGACCATGATCTCCGTCACGCTCTCCGCCTCCGATATCTTCGATGATGAGGACAAGGCGAGTGCATTCCTTTGTGTACTCGCTCCGCGAGCTCAAGAAGCGACAGACAGAATCTGCTTCGACGTCCGAAGTTGGCCAGATAATAACTACGGTGCCCGCATCTTCAGCTACCGCGTCCCCGCAGAACTTCTCGATCGCAGACGTCTTACCCATTCCTGGGCGAGAGTAAAGCAGAACACCGCGCTTCTTAGGACGACCAAGCTGCTCGTACACGTGAAGCTTGTTGAAGAAGGTACGAGCTTCCTTGATGATTTGCTTAGTGTTATCAACAGTCTCAAGCAGGCCGCGCTTCTTGAGCTCAACCTTGGTAGTGACCAAGCCTGAAGAGGTCTCAGTGAAGGTGTAGATGCCTGGCTTGATCTCGTACTTCTTATCTTCCTCGGAGCGCTCGTACTTCATCTGAACGATAGTTTCTTCGTTCTGGAAGCAGAGATCACTCTCTGGGAGCTCCAAGATCTGGTTCTCGACAAGATCTTTGAACTTAGTGATCTTCTTAATTCTAAACTTGCCTTCAGCAGTTTCTGCCATGTTATTCCCTTCCTCTTACGAGGACCTTGAGTTTGCTCATCTTGTCGGTCTTAGAATCGTTCACTAAACTTATCTTCTTAACAATGCTCACCGCTTGATGGCGTTTACCGTCAAAGGAAGAGATCGCTACATTGTCAGCATCAAACATGGTAAAGCTATAGTATCTTTTAGAGACCTTTGTAGTAGCTTTAACGTTGTGTACCTCCAACCCCTCACATGGGTCAGATGGAGCCCAAAACCTATCGAATGTTGGCCTTCTGCGCCTTTTTCTTCTCTTACCCGCCACTTACAAAACCTCTGCAAATGTCTACAAAAAACTTATCAGAGACTCGGTGTTCCATCTTAGAGAGACCAATCACCTGAAACGGTATGTTTTTAACACCGACACAGCTAACAGCTGCCTCGCAAGAGAACTCCTCAGAGTAAGAAGATACGTAGAAGTTGCGATTATTAATGCGTCGCCTCTTCATAACTTCATGCTCGTCGGTGGAGACTTTTCTAAAAGAAGGACGACCTGGGGTTCTCATCACTCTCCAATATACTTAAAACGTGGCAACCCACCATCTTCAGAGTCCTCCATGACTCTTGACGTGAAGTCCTTCAATAGACGCGTGTAATAAGTTCCATGCATCTCGTTCATGTAAACGACCGTAGGTTGATTCGTTTCAGAATTAACCGCCGTGAATAGAACTCTATAGATGCCACCTTTATAGTGCTTGTATTTTCCTGGTTTTACCATGGACTCCTAGTTTTCTTAGAAGAAACTTAACATTTCTTTCTGCTTGAAGTCCATGGACCCAGATATCCAACTCACTTGGCTCTGATTTGAACAAGTTTATTAACCAATTCATCTCAAATTGCTGAGTAAGCGCTTACGAATATCGCCAAGACTGTCATCGCGAAGCAGCTTACCGTTTAGATAAACAGGCTGCAACAACCCACCCTTTTCTTCGGCAGGAGTAACTTGCTGACTCAGAGTGAGATCCTCGTTGACTCGCAGCAAACCCTTTGCAGACTTCTTGACGCCAGAGTCTGTTTTAGGAGCCTTGAACATGTCGACTGGAGTACCGTTGATAACACCGTACGTTGCTTTAAGAGCCATGCCAAACGTGTCACGGGTGTTATACTGATACGTATACGAGCCGATGCCCAAAACAACGTTGGTAGAAGCAAAGCCTTTAGCCTTGAGACCAGCAATGATTTGTTCAGCGCGTTCCAGGGTGATAGAGTCTCCATAGATCAAGCCAACGTGCGGATCAAGGCGTTTGTATCCAGTAGACGTAGTCGTTCCACCGAAGATGTCCCAGAGCGTCTCGATGCTACCCTTATACTGAGGTGAACCAGCAGGTGCGTCAGGATCGCCGCAGATGATCTTTACAGGATCACCGGAGTCAGGACGGAAGACCAGCTTACCTGGGCGAGCCATAATAACTGGCTTCAACTCGGTTGCCTTATTAGTGATAGTGTCCCAGTAGTCCCACGTGTCAGAGACAACAGAGAGCACTGCAGAGAGCGGATAAACGTCCTTGAGAAGGCGTAGGAAGGTTTCCACTTCAGTTTCTTGACCACCCATGCACATGACGGAGTGCTCTGTGGCAGGCACGGAGCCACCGATGAGTTCCTTCTCACAGTCGGCATTGTAATAATCTTCAAGATAGTCGATCGAAGGGATCGTATCAGTGCCAGTGAAGCTCAAGAGGTGAGCAGCACCAGAGCGAGCCGCGCTCTCAGGCCCATCCATGCCGCGGAAGGAGAAGTCGTGACCTTGCCACTGGACGAATCCTTCAACCAGCTCAGGATCAGTTTCTTTGGCTGCTGCCGTGAGAACCTTACGATACTCAAACGCGATCGTAGCGTTAGTGGATTGCTTCCAAGTGTAAGAAGACAAGACAGTCTCAAGGAAGTTAGGAACCCAGAAGAAGTCTGGGAGAGTGTTGGTGATCGTGAACACAGGAACGCCGATCGGAACCAAAGTGCCCTCTGGAAGCGCTTTCACTTCGATGGGAAGGTAACCAAGGTCGTGAAGAGCCGCGATGTGATCGTAGGTGACCGCACCTGGTCCGAGATAGTTGTCGATGCGGCGCTTGTAGCGGAGAAGAACCTTATCCCTTGGTTGGCTGAAGAAGCTGTCTTGCCAAACTTGATGAAGCTCTTTCAAGCCGCCTTGCAAACCAAACAACACAGTTGATGTATAGCGTGAATCGCGAGCGCTGCGAAAGGTTGCATTAGTGTAAACCTTCTGCGAACCCTTTGGGTATTGACTGCGATGATCGACCTTGTATCCATCTTTCAAATTAACTGCATTCAACTTCATACCTTGTATCCATCCTTATTTCTAGTTAAACTATTAGTAGTATACACAGTGTCAATTCCGTTAGCCAATAGAAGCTCTTGACCTTTACTGAACAGTCCGTGGGTCACACAGAGATCAACCTTAATATTGTGGTCTTGGCTTCTCAAGAGCTTTGCCACGCTTAGGAACGTAGCTCCTCCGTCACATAAGTCATCAACGATGAGAAACCTTTTACCAGGTTTTCCTTCATCCTTAAAGACAACCTTGTGCCCAGTGATCTCACCGGTGAGTTGGTTTCGAGTCTTATCGCAGACGATGTGAGAGTATTGATTGAGGTCTTCGTTGTAGCGATCTTGCGCTCCAACATCCGGGAAGACGATGTAATCAGGCTCAGAAGCCTTGATAACATATTCCTGGAACTCAGTAGGATAGATATTGACAAAGTTCTTGATAAGACTTCCAGCCTTAAGAGGGTTATGAACGTCGTTGGAAGAAACCTTATAGAAGTTCATCGAGTTAATAAGGTCCGCTATGACTTCAAAATTAAACGTTGAGGAGTTAGAGACCTCCTTGTCTTGACGAGCGTAAGGCATGTACGGGACATGCAAGCTCACCGCAGCAAGCGGTCCAAGGAGTTTCCTTAGCGAGAGTAGGTCAAGCACTTCACGCTCGCTCTCAAACCGCCAGTCAATGTCGACACTGCTACTTAGTAGGATGTCCTCTGGAAGCTTCCACACCTGAGAAGTACCATCGGGAAAGATGGTAGGCTTAAGGACGTAAGAACTATTTGCGGTTGCAACTGTGATCATCTTTTTCCTCTTCTACTTGAACGCGGTTTAAATCTTTGTTGCACGTAGGGTCATCGTTTCGGAATGAGCCATCATCGCGGTAGCAATGAGAGCCCAAGCGAAGATTGACAGTGGTGCAACTAGCTAGTGACAGGAGTAACAGGATCGGCAGGAGTTTCATCTTTGACTTCCTCTAATACAGAGACACGATACGTAATCTTATGTGGTACGGTTTCGACGATTTCTAAGTGGGCAACTCTACCCGTCCAGGCAACAGTAGGATCTTGCGGGTCGTCAACGATCTTTTCTATGCTGTTAGGATCAAGGTTGAAAAGAAACGCCTTGTAAGCTTCAACAGAGGTAGTGACGTATGGTTCGCTAACAGTGATAGGTTTTGGTATATTGTATAGCAAAAAAACCTTGTCAACAAACTGATCTACTGAGCCATAAAATTTAGTGTGGACTTCTCTACCATCATCAAAGATGACTAATGCTGTAGTGATGCCTACCTCAAACTCTTTATCTATGTACACGATATTAGCTGCAGTGGTAGCTTTCATTACCACTCTCTCTTGAGTAGACTTGTTAGACCAGAATCCACTAAAGAAGCTCATTTAATGTAGACCCTCACTTCAACCGGACCAGATTCTTCTTCAATAATCTGAGCAATGATATCCCAGTTACCACCAGCGAGTCCAGCTCCTATTTTAGGCATAGCAAAGCCGTTGGGCCAAGATTTAACTAAGTTTTTAATAACAGCCCTAATAGCTGGATAAGAAACATAAGGGCCTTCGTCGGGCTTTCCATATCTCTGTTGGGTAGCGCAATTTGCAATGATGATCCCAGAGCCGTCTCCCACACCAACCAACTGTGTTTCCCCGAGTTTCCAACCTCGCGTGTTATACCTATGTAGATAAGCTTCCCGTGCCGCGGGAAAATTTCCCGCCACGCTCTTAGCAAATCCGGATCCAAATCCGCCGCTACAATTACATCCGTGGGCAATAAGCTTTTCATCTGTTAAGAAGATGTCTCCCTGCTTATAAACGATCACAAATCTAAGTCTTCCCACTCAATACCAATGTGGGCTTTTTGCACAGAGTTAATATATAAGCCATGAGACTTGCGATAACGTGTGCGCACCTTATTAATAAACTGATTTAAGCCCTTCTCAGTGAAGAAGTCATAATCTAAGTCGCGCTCACCAAAGCCGCTGCCAGAACTAGTTTCTTCGCCTGAATTTCGCTTAGCGAGCTCATCTAGTTTCATATCTAAGCCACTGTCGAAACCGTCATAAGACAAATAGAGCTTGAACGGCGCATGCTTATCGCCATCTCTGTCTACAAAGTATTTCTTCTTAAACTTAAGATGATTCTTGGTCTTCTTTGTTTTCTTCTTCATTCTAGCTCCTCACATGTTGCATCAGTGTGATCGCTTGCCCACCAGCGATAATCCTTAAGAAACTCTTTGTCTGCTTTAGACTTCGGGTAATAAGGCATAGCCCAACCAACAGAGAACCGTCCCTGCCATTGTTGTGCTACATCTGCTACAAGTTTAGCGTGAGCTTCGCTAAAAGCTTTTACCTTGAAGACTTCATCGTCATCGCGGTTGGTAGCATTGTTCATGTAAACAAAGTATGTCTTAAGTTTTGCCTTCTTCATGATTACCCCTTAATACACCGATTGAATTTTCATTAACCTTGTGTGGCATACCATCTTTTTCGCGATTTGGTTCGCCAAACCAATACGTATCCTGACCAGCGCCGCTGCCAAACATCCGCTTAAAGAGCTTATACTCTGGCAATTCGATCAAGCCCTCGTGGCCTTCGACGCCTGCTGCCAATTGTATATAGCGGCAGCAACCAGACGCATGATATGTTTTCCGCTTAGAAGTCCAAGTGAGTTCTCTCTCTAAGAACTTAATAGCTTTCTTATAGATGCCAACTCTAAGTTTGTTCATGCTTCACCTAACAAAACTTTGAGCCACTTCTCTTTGTCCTTGACCTTGTCGTCCTTGAGGTTCTCAACGGCTTCAAGCTTATTAAGAACAGTTTGCGTGCGAGCGTAGTCTTCCTTAGACTTAAGCATCACATAGCAGAAGCTTTGGCTTTTGCCTTCATAACCAGTATAAGCGAGACCACTCAAGCCAACATGGGCAGTTTCTCTGTCTTCGTCAGTGAGATCAAGAATCTTTTCGACAGGGTCCAAGGTGTGCCCATAAGTTCCAACCTTGAACATGTACTCAGCATACTTCACCTTGGAAGCTGCGCGCTTATCAGTCTCATCAAGAGCTTTGAGCTCGGCGGCGAGGGCGGAATACTTCTTTTGAGTTTCGTTCATCTCAGTGCGGATTTCGACTCTGCGACTCATTTTTTAACCCTCTCTTTGCGAAGTCTATTCTTTTGGACTTTAAGTTTAGAAACATATAGTCCTCTAGTTTGTCCGAGGTGTTTGATAGCAGCCTCAATAGTTCCATGTGCCTTCTGATATTTAACTAATGACCTTATCTCTTCAGAGACATATTCAATCTCATTTTTAATGAAGTCTGTAGAGTTGGCTTTTTCAGCAACGTCGTGAGCTACTCGAGCATTAAAGGCCAGTTCTTCTTCTGGAGTCATTACTCTACTCATACTTCGTATCTTCCGTTTCACTCACAATGAGCTCAGAGGCCGCTTCAGGAGTCTCGCCAAGCAAGATGTAGTCAATCTGCCTATCATCGTGCCAGTCCTTAAACTCTTTCTGAATACTCCCTTGGATGTAGGTGAGCTTACCCATCTTAGAGGTCATATACAGGTTCACTGTCTTTGGGCACTTGCAAGTCTTGTGGGTGGGAATGCCGCTGCTGTTCACGCACTCTTTGTCTAGGATCGCTCTAATCTTGCCGAAAGAGGACTCAGAAGCGGACGTGGCTCGAACCCATTCCGGACTCCACCAATATGGGACTCCACGCTTGCTCACGTGGTCAGGTTCGCGGAGTGGACGATCAATCTTTTGTTTTGCCACGTTATTTACTCTTATATTGCAAGCAATAATCACCAGAGATATTCTCGGGTTGATTAATGTGATAACAAAGTTTATCACCGTTAGCTGCCGCCTTGATTGCCAAGGTGTGAAGTCCTTCTATATCTAGACTGGAAAATGGTTTCACTAATGCGGTTGGCTTTTTACTGCATCCAACTAACAAAAGAACCAACAACGCAAATGTCAATTTCTTCATATGTAAATATATGATCAGAATTATAGGAGTTTACCGAGCAGATGGAATAAGCTGTAGTAGGTCTGGTGGTTTCCTACGAATATGCCACCGCAACGTTTTATGATGATGTCATCTGCTCTATCAAGAATTGCATTTTTGGTATTAAACAACACGCGTGTTTATATAATCAGAATAAGCGGCCACGAAGCAGTGTCAAGGTATTAATCTTGTAACCCTAAGTTTGGATAACAATAAGACCACATAGTACGTAGAAACTTCTTTATTATAGGTATCTAACTCATCGAACAATAAAGCAAACGATTTTATGACACGATCTGGCTTACGATAGCTCTTCATGAGCACATCTCGCAACCGATGTCGCAGAAGCCGCACTCTGCACAGCCATAGCCGACCGGCCACTCATACATATAAAGACAAGGATCAACACTGAGACGCCTGAGGAGAAGTATCAGTCTAGTTTTCGCTTGGTGATCTGTTTGAAAGCGCATCACAGACGATCCGCATTAATGAAGATAACGCGGCCACGCTGTCTCCTACTGATTATAGTGAGATGCATCATTAGACGGGTAAGATCCGATATTGAGATATAGTGCCGATGCGTAAAACGCATAGAGAATTTGGTTGCAAGGCCAGTAGTCGAAACTGGTACACCTTCATGCTTATGAGGCATGCGAGCCGCCGTTGCTCGATCCTTGCGATCTAAATTATACCATTAAAAACAATTAACTTAAAATTATCGGTGCCAAGGACAACCTTGGTTTAGAGGAATTCGACTCCGCATGCTGCCTCAAATTAGCAGCCACCGTGCGCGCAACTTATTTCTTGCTTGCGAGAAGCAGTACAATGACAATTAATAGAAATATAACCATGTGTATATTATACAAACGTTTTCACATACGCTTTCAAATCATCTGGCAAGATGCTCTCATCAATAAGGCTCAATGCTTTCGGTGCCTTAGATGTAGACACAGCCGGTCCAACTCCGTAAATTTGATCGCCGTTAAGTTCCTTAGCCTTCTTAAGGTGATTCATCACCATAGAACGAGCATAAGCAAACACTTCTCCGCTGTTAGTGCGGTCTTTGCTGTACTCTATAGTCCCGGTGTAGATACCTAGGCCGATTTCGTGCTTAAGACTTTCTAGCTGTACGTTTGTCAGCATCACTAGTGCTATCTCTTTGTTTAGCTTCAATGACGGTAACATTCTCTGTACTGCTTCGATCACTGCTTGCTTCTGGCCTATCATTAGTTCCTACCTTTTGGGCTAACTCTGCCAACTTAGAATGCTTAATCTCGTAACAGGATAGCATGGCGGACCTATGCTTGCTTCTGATCCACTCTCCACCCAATGGGCGAAACCAAACGCTTCCCACGTTAAGGTATTGACCGCTGCCTCCAGGTGGAACTCCTGCGTCAGCGTGCGTTACCTCAATCTCAAAACCGTCTTCAGTCTTCACTGTTATGCCAGTCATATATAGAACCAACTTAACCTTTTACGTTTTGCACTCGATATGATGCCAAGCTTATGGATTACTTGTATCAAGTTATACTTGTACCAGTCAAGCTTAGAAATTCCATTATCGATGAAGACTTGCTTAGTAACCAAAAGAGAATTCTCTCTGAACTCTATCCGTTACGACCATGATCTTGATGCGCTCCAACGGCAGTACAATCCATTCAAATTCTAGGAGTTGGAGCTTCTTTGCCTTGGAGAGTGCAACCAATCTTGTGTGCAGCATCTTAGGAACCTCCGCCGTAGACCTAATAGCCCTTGCTTCTTCGCGAGTCATGAGGTCTTCCTTTATGAGAAAGTCCATCACCTCGTCGTAGATAGAACACAGCTCATCTAGGCGAGCAAGACATTCAATCTCTGTGCTAGTTTTGCTACTCATCTTGCTGCTCTCTTATTCATCAGTCGACTAATCGACCACCATATTAACCCATAGAATGCAAATACACCAAGCATAGTGGGCTTAAGATATATGCAGTAGGCTAATGCACACACAAGATTAACAGAGAGAATACTTAGAAACGTGATTGCAAATACATCAAGTGCTTTGTTCATCATCCATCTTTATACAAACAGACGTCCAACTTGAGGCCCACGCTTTGGCTTTTGTCATTGCCTCTTCTTGGTTAGCGCACCTGTTGAATGAGGTTAATGAAAAGCCTTTACTCGAAACTAGCTCGTACTCTCCATGTCCCACATCCTTAAGGATGAACTCGTGGTCGTACATTAAAGTAAACTCTCAAGTTTCTTAACTACAGCAATACCAGCATAGTTATCGCCGCGGGCCGTATGCCAATCAGCGTCGATGTTAAAGAACTTAGCAAGACCAGAGAGACTCTCTGGCGCCATCGGGTCAAGTTTACCCTTACGTTTCAGCAAGGTTACAATAGTGGTGATATCATAGTGACGGTAGGATACAAACTCGTTCCAGGTCTTAGAGCCAAGAAGGTTGTCATTCACCCACTTAACATCGCCACCGATGTTCTTGCCCACGGGCATTAGCTTGATCTTGCCGTTAGAGCTATACTTCCACAAGAAGCTGCGAAGCTCTTGTCCCGCAGCGCTAGGATGTAGCGCAACCTTGTTGTGCTCGATGAGATCGATCTTGTTAATCTCCAGCGCAGACGCAGTGACCTTATAAATAGTGCTTCCCGTCTCGTCTACGTCTTTTGGCTTTAGCTTCAAGTCAAGTTCGTCGATGACACTAAAATCCTTATCGCACACGGCAAAGTGAGCTGATAGTAGAGAGATCTCGGTGCCGATGCCGCCAGATTCACAGTCAAAGGGTAGATATAATGCTTCGCTCATTTAATGTTTGCTCTTTTCTTTCCGGTTGCTCTCTCGAATAATTCTGTTAACGCTGCAGTTTTATACTCTTCCACATAATATCCAGTGGAGAGTGCGATAGTGTCTAGTTGATACTTAGTGAGATATGTGCATATAAGTGTATACTCTGCTGCACTTGACGCACGCTGGCTAACAAGCTTGCGCGCCCGCAAAATATTCCAAACATCTTTCTCACTCATTTTTGGGCAAAATCACATCAAGAGCAACATCGAGCACGAGCATAACAAGCATTGCAGAAACACTACCAATAAATGCCCCAAATAGGGTTGCATGCAGAACGCCCAAATTGATAACAAAGCCAGCAAGCGCGCCAACAGAACAACCAAGCATGGATAAATGCTTCATACGAACCTCTCTCCCACTGGGAAAATCGGGCAACCATAAACACTGATATACTGATACTTGACCACAAGTTCCTTACCCTTCCAAAGTTTAGGATTCTTAAGGAATTCTTTGAGTCTTTCTTGTGGTCCGCGCATCTTAACCTTAAAGGTACACTCATTGCACAAGCAATCCTTGTGTGGAGCAGTTGGGATTAGACACCTAAAGATGCCGCACTTAGCGTATGTTCCCTTGCCTTCAAAGCAATCCACGATGGGATAGTTGTCATCTTGGAACTCTTTGATCTTCTGCAAGTTGTAGCTGCGCTTGCTCTCATATAAGCCGTCAGCGTTACGAGCCATCCCGCCTTCATAACCCAAAGCCAAGAACTGGTCGAACACTTCCATCATCTCATCCTCATCCTTGATGAGAATGGTTTGCACTAACTTCAGGTGCTTGAGGTTTCCGTGCTTCTTTTCGTATGTGTGCAACTCTGTTCCAAGTCGCTCGATTCGAGCCCCAAATCCGCTTTCCATTCTTTTATCATAGACGTGGTATTCGACATCGGCATGGTCTGGGAGAGGCACTTCTTGTCTAATGAGGTGAGTAATATGCTCAAAACCATCCTTGTAGGCATGGTTATACAACTCTCCGTCAATCTCGTGATAGCCTTTAGGATAAACATCTTGAAGCTCCTTCACAATGTGAGGCATGCTGGTGATAGGTTTTCTAGTTCTGCTCCAAAGAGTGGCAACACCGTTGTCAACAATGGCAAGACACCTATGTCCGTTGAGCTTAGGTTGCTCATAGGCTGGAAACACAATCTTGTGCCCATGGTCAGCATACTTATGAGCAAGCATGCAGTCATAACCGCCATCGATATCTTTCTCGCCGGCTTCAGCTCTGTTTACATCCTCAACGTAGCCGCTCTTGATCTTGCCTTCCCAGCGAGAAGTGGCCTCAGCTAAAGCTTGCTCGGCAGGAGTAGTCTCGTTGGATTTACCAATGTTCTTGCCAACCTTAATGGTTTCAACCTTGCGCTGGATCTTTCCACCTTGCTGCCCATGGTTAACAACGATGTCATTCTTGTCGACTCCGATAGTCCACGTTTGGATCTTACCGGTAGATGCTTTTTTGAACAATGTGGGCAATGTAATCACCTTGTGCCTCCAAATATATCACATAGCATAATTAGGTACAGTTTCATAAAAACTTCTCCGCTAAGTATGCTAACGTTATTGCATGCAAGAGCTGATCAAAGCCAATAGTGGCGTAGAACCAATGATCTTCCCAGAATTGCCACTCTCCACCGTCACTCATTAGTGAATGATGTGGCTTACCCTGCATCAAACTTTTCCACTTATTGCCAAAACCATCATAAAGTCTTTGACCTACGAACCACTTATATCCGCGCCAAATATTCCAGTCAATAACGCCATGGATCAAGGCATTGGCCGTAGCAAATTGCCAGTTAGTAAATAGTGCAAATATTGTCCACTGAATTGCTAGATGACCTGCGAGCCAAGAGAGATGAGAAGATTTCTTCTTTCCCATCTCCCTCGGCTGTAGTAAAAAGTCTGCAGTAAAATGCAAAGCTAGTAGCTTTGCAAACAGCTGGCATGCTTCGGAAGAGATTATCATGATTTATTATACGATCGGGATTACAGCTTGACCGATTTCTTGAGTGCTTCCACGTTCGCGAGGATAGCACGTCCTTGTTCGGTCTGCTCGAGGATCTTCTTGGTGAGCTCGGCGCGAACCGTAGCTCCACGCTTGCTCAAGCGTGCAACTTCATCGTTGAGGGCAGAGTATCTCTGACCGACATCTTTGTAGGAAGCAACGAGCGTTGCTGCGATTTTCTCTTTTTCCGCCTTGACGGACTTTGAGAAGTCACCGTGGATGCTGAGCGTGTTATTGTCATACTGTTGTCTCCAGACGCGCAAGCGAGCGCTGCTTTCAAAATACTGAATAACCCCTTCTTCGTCATTGCGGTTCCGGGAGCGAGGATCGGCGCGCAACTCAATGTACGCATCCACAGTGACTGTTGCCTTGGGAAACTTGGCCTTGAAAGCCTTGGTGAGCGCGGAATACTCAGACAAGACGGCCTTCTTAAGTTCTTCGCCGCAAGAAGTCTTGAAGTCCTTGATTTGCTTGCCGATAGCTTCGTTCTCTTCCCTGGTGGTTTGGAGCAAGACATCAAGCTGAGCGCGACGCTCCTCAATGACCATGTCGACGAGGTCACTCTTGGACAATTTCATGTCCACCTGAGAGAGCACTTCCGTGCTGAGAGCCATGCTGGGTACGGTAACGACTTCCTTAATTTCCTTTTTCATTCGATTTCCTCCACAGTTAAATCGAATCAGAACAGAGTTAATCGCCGATACCAAAGCTAGAAAGAATGCCAAGTGTTGGGGTATAAGCGCTTCCGCCGCCATCAGTAGCATAATAGACTTGAACATTAAGTCCAACTACTTCACCTTCTTTGTCAAACACTGGCCCACCGCTCATACCAGGTTGAAGAACACCATTGAGACACTTGATGAGGAAGGCATCGTTGGACTTGGGAAATAGGTTTTCGCAGTGAATAAAATGAGAACCCTGAGGATAGCCGCAGGCGAACACTACAGGCTCAATCTTAAGCTGCGTGGAGACTAGAATTGCGCCAGGAATAACGGAGAAATTACCATGAATCAAACCCCAATCCATGCGCGTGTTTACGCCGACTAGCTGTCCTTTGATGACAGCGCTACCGTCGTCGTTTACAACTCCCAGCTCTTGATCCTTCATCTTGCCTTCTTCATCAACTAGGCAATGTGCTGCAGTGAGAACATAGTTATTACCAATGACAACCCCAGTACAGACGAAGTCTCCACGGGCGTACAACCTAACAATTGATCTAGTTGGATCTACTTTAGAGCTTGGTGCTAGCTTTGGAAGGTTTTTGAACACTTGATGGCTTGAAACGGCGGCGGGAGGGAGAAGCATGCTAGTGAGAAACACTAGTCCAATTGCCATGTATGCTAAAGTGAAGACCAGCATTACTCCTTTTATGCAAGAACCTGTAAACTTAGCGAGACCCTTAGCGAAGGAGATGAGTTGTGATAGCATGATGGCCTTTCAAATTAGATTGCTAATCTAATTTTACCTCGCAACGAGTAAGTATCACCTGCTGAGCGCTTCTCTCACAAGCTTTCCAGTAGCAACTGCAGTAGCTTGTGAAGTGCCAGTCATGCGTCCAAACTTTCCGCCAGGCAGAGTTGAGAGAACTTCCGTACCAATTTCCCAGCGCTTAATATAGCTACCATAGTTAGAACTAGGCGCACGCTTAACTTCATCGATGTTGTCTTGTAAGTTACCAACAACCACAATCCTGTCGTCGTAGCAAGCAGGGAAGTAGTCGCATTTACTCGGAGCTGGTTCATCTGGGATTACACTTAATGGTCCAGGAAGCGCGTGATAGTTTGGTGCCTTGCTTGCACCGTCTAACGCATTCTTGTCACCAAGATCCGTGTGCTCATTGCCTGCGGCAACTACCACCTTAATACCTTTATTCAAGGCATCAACAATGAGACTATACTCGTCTGAAGACCAACCAGGTCCACCACCAGAAATGTTGATGAAGTCAACCTTGATGTTAATAGCGTACTGAATCGCCTCAAGCAATGCACGCTTGTTCTGATAGCCAGTGTGGTACTCAGAGAAGTACTTGATGGCGACCAGACAATAATCACCAAAGCCAGCATTAGAACTCACTAACCCAGCAATGTGAGTGCCATGCCCATTAGTGTCTTCGGTTGGACTCAAGAGAGTGCGGCCGCGATAGGCGAAAGACTTATGACCCATCTTGCAAAGATTGGGCAATGTCTTATCGACACCGGTATCAATGATAGCGATGGTGATAGTTTTGCTGTATGCCAACGCGGGCATCACGAACATCGAGGCTAAAACAGCGAGTTTAAGTGCTTTCACCATGAGATCCTCCAATGATCTTTAAGATCATTGAGTATATCTCGTTTCGGTATTCATCGCCAGGTTCAACAGAGGCACAGACGCTCTTGATATCACCGTCAGTGTAGCCTTTAGCGCGCATAGATTCAAACAGCTCGTAAGCTTCATTGTGAATTCTATTCTTACTTCTGATCCTGTCGTCTTCGTACATTCCCATTGCAGGGTTCTACTTTCTCTTGTTGGACTTCACTGGTGCAAAGTCTCCAGCCAACAAAGCAGCAACCTCACCCTTCGTGTAGGTTTGATAGTTGTAATCTGCTGGTGGTCTTTCAGGTTCAACGTACGGAGAAGTAGATGCTTCAACTAGAGCGTTGACTTCATCTTGGTCGATAAGATAACTAAGTACCATTCGATACTTAGACCTAGGTTGTTCTTCGTACTCTTCTTGCTCGAATTCGGGTTCGTACTGACGTACGGGTTCCCTAGTCTTCTGTTTATTTTTTTTGGCCAAGAAGTCTCCCTTTAGGACATTGTATCACTCCGAAGAGTGAGCGAACCTAAGGTTAAGTCTTCGTGGTCGCAACTGCTTCCGTGCCCAGGGTTTGCTCAAGAGCTTCATCGAAACCCATATCGTAAGTGACATTACGGCACTCTTCCACGATTTCCTTGAACATTTCGTCCTGGAACGCTTCGTGCTCAGTGTAACCGATCGCCTTGCAGACCTGCAACTTAACTTCGTTCTGGTTCTCCCAAGTAGGTTCCTTAGAGAACTTCTCGAAAGCTGCCTTCAATGCTGGAGGCATAGGAACTTCGAAGTGAGTCCAGAAGTCAGCCGCACCGCTGCAATCTTCAGGCGTGATCGACACCGTTTTCGAAACTTCCTGCAGCGCGTTGTTCTCAGACTCTTTAACTTCATTATTAGCCATATTAATTCTCCTCGATGATGTGCTAGTTTCAGATTTTTACCCTCTGTATTTTCCACCAGTTAGCTCGCAGTGATCAACTTAGGTACATGATAATATAGGAGAATGACAAAAGTTGACGAGTTAATTAAGAAGTTTCAAGAGTTTAAAGAAGAGCTTAACAAGAACGGCGTCAATATGTCTTGCACGTCAATGCCTAACGCAACCACGGGAACTTCTGGTGGTGAAGGCGGAATGTATCGCTCTGAAGTAGATAAGGCAGAAGCTACTAAAGACGCAAAAGTTATCTCAACCAATAAACTTATCAAGCCAAGCCAAGTAGAAGATCAGGGCGCATCTAACTTCAAGATTAAGTCTCCTAAAGGAACAAAGATTTCTGGTGGTTCTCGTCACCCAATGACTCAAGATGTTCCACAGCTAAGACAAAGTGAAGTAGACAAATGTGGCGAAGATATGATGGCCATGTCTGAAGACGTAATTAAGTTTGAGAAGAACGGCCAATGGAGTTTGAACAAGAGCGCATTCAAAACACTTCAAGGCAAGATCGAGCGTGAAGGCCATAGCAAGGAATCTGCGGGTGCAATTACTGCTTCAATAGGCAGGAAAGAACTTGGTCAGAAAGAGATGACTGCAAGATCTAAGGCTGGCATGAACAAGGTTGACCCAGATGAGAATGTCAATATCGCCCATCCTCAAGGCAAGGCTAAGATGGCTAACGGCGTTAACAAAGGCGAAGACGGTATCGACAACGCAAGAGAAGGTACGAGCCAGCGCATTGCTAATCCCCCTGTTAAGGATGTCGGAGATGCTCGTGGCAAGATTCACATGGTTAAAGATGAAGGCATAAATGAGAAAGCTGCCTCTTCTAAGCCACACAATAAAGGCAAGTTTAAGGTGATGGACGAAGTCACTGAAAAAGAATCTAAGAAAGAAAAAGTCACTGGACTACCTTATAGTGGTGATGACAAGAAGATGCATAAGGCGGATGGCACCAACCATGAAGCAACAATGAATGCAACAGCTCCAAAAGACCCTAAGGGTCAAGTTCACGTCGTGCAGCACAAAGGCACTGGACCTCAAGGTAACAATGCTAAAGGCAATGACGAGAACAAAGCTCCTGGCCGCGGAACGCTAAGCGTTTAACTCCAATTTAAGGCAGCAGCCACATCAGGAAGTCTACCCTTGAGTAGGTTTCTGCACTCTATCGCTATGTCAGCGTGTTCCTTCTGTGTTCCATTACCGGAACGCAACTCAATATAATGAATCCAAGAGCGCACCGACCCGCTCATATAAATAATAGTAGCTGTATTTAGCGGAAGTAGAAACCTAGCTTGCTCCTTTGCTACACCCTTTGCCAACGCGTCTTCATAAAGCTTATACTGACGCTCCCATGTTTCTTTCTGCGTGTGCTCAAACCAATTCTTGGTTGTCTCGTCCATGTCATCTATTGAGTTTTGTCTGTTCTTACTATCTTGTCTACGAGCAGGATAAGGAATGTACTCTGAGGATGCAGCATACCTCTGGCTAAACTCTTGAAACGTGAAAGAGCGATGGCGAAGTATCTGGGCAGCAATGGCACGAGAAGTTTTAATCTCCATCGTAGCGAACGAGTGCTCGAAGATGCTCCAGTGTTCGTGCGTGATACAATACTTAATAAGCTTACTTCCTGTCTCAAAGCTCATCTGATTATTCGGATTACTCACCCGTGCGACGTACGAGATTATATCTTGCGCGCTCTTCCCCACAAGATCTTCTACACCTTCCGTTATCGCAACTAATTTTACGCTTTGATCCATTTTTATCCCTCTGTTAATGCGTTCAACTGGTAAAATAATTATACTTACCGCATGATAAATAATCATACAAATACTCTCAGGAGAGACAACTTGGAAAACGACTTCGACGTATTCTCGAGCAAGTTCGCATATGACATATATATGCAAAAATACAGCATGAATGGCACTGAGAGATGGGCAGACACTTGTCAAAGAGTTGTCAGCGCTGTATGTGGTCAATTAATTGATACCAAGTCTAAGAACAAGATTCTTAAGTACATGGTTGAGAGAAAGTTTATTCCTGGTGGCAGATACTTATATTCTGCTGGCAGAAGCTTTCACCAGGTCAACAATTGCTTCCTGTTCAGAGCAGAGGATAGCAGAGAAGGTTGGGCAGATCTCATGTTTAGCATCACCTCTGGTCTCCTTACAGGCGGAGGAATTGGAGTGGACTACACCAACATTAGGTATAAGGGCGCGCCTATTAAGCGCACTGGCGGAGTTTGCACTGGTCCGACTAGCTTGATGCATATGGTCAATGAGAGTGGCCGACATATTATGCAAGGCGGACAACGTCGCTCTGCAATCTGGGCTGGACTTACTTGGTCGCATAAAGACATTCCAGAGTTCATGACTGTAAAGAACTACAATGATGACCTTAGGGAACTCAAGAGAAAAGACCCTATGTTCCCACTCCCAATGGAGTTCACCAACATCTCTGTTATATACGACACAGAGTTCTTTATAGCAGTTGAAGACGAGAGTCACCCTAGGCATGCTGAATCTAAGGCTATCTGGTTACAAAACTGTAGACAAGCCTTTTCCACTGCCGAGCCAGGCATGTCGTTCAACTTTAGAAGAGACAGCGAGTCCCTAAGAAATGCCTGCACTGAAGTTGTTAGCGAGGACGATAGTGACAAGTGTAATCTTGGCACAGTATGGATGAACAGGTGTATAGACAAGAAGGAATTTGCGGACGTGTGTAAGTTTGCAGTGTTGTTCCTACTGTGCGGCAGCATCTACAGCGATCTCCCTACTAATAAGATTCAACAGGTTGGCAAGATGAACAACCGTATTGGCCTAGGGTTAGGCGGCATTCATGAGTGGCTAATGACCAGAGAATACGGCTATGAGTGTGTCCCAGAGCTTCATAAGTGGCTTGCTACGTATGAGCGCGAGAGCGATTCGGCTGCATTCATTGGAGCTAAGCAACTTGGAGTTGCAGTGCCTAAGGGCGTAAGAGCTATTGCGCCCAATGGAACTATTGGAATCATAGCTGAGACTACTACAGGAATTGAGTCCCTCTTCTGTAAGGCATATAAGCGTAGCTACTTGAAAGACGGTAAGTGGGTCTATCAGTATGTGGTAGACGGTGCAGTTAAGAGACTACTTGGCCTTGGTATTAAGATTGAAGACATACAAGACTCTTACGACATCTCATTCAAGGATAGAGTGAAGTTCCAAGCTGACGTGCAGCAATATGTAGACATGGCTATCTCTTCTACCTGCAACCTACCTATGTGGGGTTCAGAGAAGAATAGTGAGGACACGCTGGAAGAGAATGCAGCTATCCTACTTAAGTATGCCAGAAGACTTAGAGGTTTCACTGCTTACCCTGACGGATGCAGAGATGGACAACCTCTCGTTAGGGTAGACTTGCAAGAGGCTCTCTCGAACGAAGGTGTACTATTTGAAGACAAACAGGTAGAATGTACCAATGGTGTCTGCGGAATCTAATATCATTACAGTGACAGAGAAGGCATTAGCAAGGCTAGCTTCCATAAGAGAGGAAGGTAAAGCTTTGCGCATTGCCGTTGTTGGTGGTGGCTGCAGCGGGATGAGCTATAAGCTCTCTTGGGTCACTTTAGGTGAAACAACCTTGGCAGATAAGAGCGAAATTCATGGCGAAATCTCAGTGGTTATAGATCCAAAGAGTGCCTTGTTTCTGAGGGGAATTACTTTAGATTACAGTGATGGATTGAATGGACAAGGATTTGAGTTCAATAATCCTAATGCGAAGCGTTCATGTGGCTGTGGCTCAAGTTTCTCTACGTAATAAGTTTTTACACCCCGGACAGTTATCAGTTGAAACTACATTGTTGATATGATAAGAATGATAATGTTTAGCAAAACCTAGCGTAAACACATCTAAGTAAGTTAAAAAATAAATCATCGTACTAGTCATTGTTGCATCTTTAAAAGCAGGAACCATGCTAGTTTTAGTACAAGCACACTTTCTAAGTTTGCACTTCCATGCTGCCCACTGAGATTGTTTCACTTATTGTTCCTTAGCATGTATGCATCAACTGCATCTTTTGCTTCTTTTAAACCTATCCCATAAGATAAACCACTACGCCACGGTGGTCTAGGCGCTGGCCATTGTTTAGGCCTATTTCTCGCTATCTCATCATGATCAACAACAAAATTACGAAAGCCCAAGGCGCCTAAAAGCTTAGTAAGACTACGGAAGGATTTGATCAACTCTATCCTTCTCTTTGCTGCTTCCATTTCCGTTTCGCGCTGCTTTTGCAAGCTCATCGCAGCGTTCATTATTGGGCTCTCCGGCGTGACCTTTTTCCCAACGGGCTTTGGCATTGAGAGACCTAAATACCTTTCTAAGTCTTAGCACGTAAGGTAGCAGGTGCATCTTCTTTACGTTATATTCGCCAGTGGCAAACCTAAGAACAAGTTGACTATCTGAAATTATAGTGACGTCCTCACATTGAGGATAAGTGGCTGCAGTGTATTCTAGTCCTTCAATGGCTGCTAATAATTCACAAGTGTTATTGGTTGCTTTTTGCTCTGAACCACTAGCTTCGTGAACCTTAACTCCATCAACGACTACAACAAACGCCCAACCACCAACTCCACCGGTCTTACCGTTACTTGAACCGTCACTATACACTTGAATTATCATATTATTAGTATATCCAAGTTTTAGCGGACATATCGCTGACAGTTGGATCTTTCATTAAAGCAACCCACTTATCTATGCTTTCTCTGGTCCACGTAACTCCACGGTACTGTTTCCTTCTAATAAGGAAAGCCACTAGAACTTGAATATTAAACATTACTTGTTGTTCTGCAAGTATTCGTTCGCCTGCTTAGTGCAGTAATCGAGCATCTTAGCTTCATCTGGAACTAAGCCAACACTCTGAAGCATCATGCGAGCGGTTTCCCTGCAACCTTCAATATAAGCATTCTTTTCGGCTTCACGTGAACCTTTACAGCCAGAAAGCACACCAACCATCAACAAAGCGATAAGACAATTTTTAAGCATATTATTTCCTTTTCTAACAAGATTATACCTATCATTCCTTGGTATAATGTCACTATGCCACTAGTAGCCGCTGAAATGAAAGCAAAATTCCAAAGTAGAATTCACGATGGCTTGAAAAGAACCTTCGGTAATGATACCGACTCTCAAGCTGATGCTCAATGGGCAAAGATGGCAGATGCCATCAGCGATATCGCAATGGATATCGTCACCGAACTAACAACTAACGCTATGGTTGTTCCAGGTCAACAAATTGTTGGCGTTGGCGGCGGAATTCCAGGACCTGTAAGTGGAACCACTGTCACTCCTGGTCAAATACTTTAAGTCTTCTTCCACACTAAGTCTCTAGTAGTCATCACTGTGAGTCTTGCAGGTCTATTCTCAGAATCTGCAAACACCTCTAACGTATACTCATGAGTTGTATCTGTCTTCACGTCGTCGTAACTTGACGGCGTTGATACACCGCTGCCGCGAAGAACAAGACACTCGCCTAACACACCATTTTCGATATTTTCTTCTCGAACGCTAATGTCTAACTCTGTCTGAGGACTGAGTCCTCTAAGTTGACCTAGCGACTTCTCAAGTTGAGCATACTTAATCTTCATAAGGAACATCCAGAATTTGGCGTACAAACCACTCATCCGCACTCGAATAGCCCTTTTCAAAGCGAGTATTGATAGACTCAACCGCGTTTAAAGCTTGATATACTCCGAGCATATAGTATCTATTGGATCTGCTGAATAACTCAAACCTAGGTTTCAAGGTCTTAGAAGCCTCTCTGGCAATCTTAAGAAGCTCTTCTCTCATCTTCATTGTGTCGCCTCTGTTCTGCTTCTCTGAGCAGACAGCGAGGCACCTACTCATCGCTCTAACATAGGCAAATCTATTCTTCTCGTTGCTGATATGGCACGCTGTATAAGCGCAAGTAGAATTGATGAGAATTCTAGCAAGATCAGCTACTTCCTTCTTTAGGTTCATAGCTCACCCTGTGAGATAATAGGTGACATGACTATATGCAACTCATGCCATCTAGGATGCTTGGAACCGCACCCTGAGTTGTATTTTTGGTGTAAGTGTAACATATGCGCCTATAGTTGCCTCAATCCAGATTTATCCAAAGAGAACCAAGCTAACGCTGACAAGCACCCACTCATGCGTCTTCCTGACGTTGCCGCTCTGGCACTAATCGAGGAACAGCAGCTGGATCTATATGTGAGATCATTACCAAGTCCTTCCACTTCTTCACGTAAGGGATGTGACCAGCAGGAACTTCAAGCTCAAACAATCGACCCTCAGCGCTTTGAAGAGTGACGTACGTATCTCCAGTGCCTAAAAAGGGCGAGTACATATTATCCATAACCCGTACTCGCATATCTCGCTGCTCATCATTGACGTAATAAATCTTCATATACCTATCCCGTAAGAGGCACCAACTATGCTAGTTGGAACTCCTCTGTCTTGCATTGGAAACGAACCAGAAAGCGACAAACCGATGTGACCTAAAAGGGTCTTGCTAAAGCTAGTCGTGAATGCTTGCTGATTAGCAGAGAAACTTGCATTCACTAAAAATGAAGACACAGCGAGAGACGCATTTCTGCCCTCCACGCTTCCACCCACTATCACCTTAGTACCTGATGCTATATCAAATGGAACACTTGCTCCCTTGTAGATGCTGTACGCGCCGCCAACTAGCACTGCAGGCACCTTAGTAACGTCTTCTATCTTAAGAACCGTGGGATTGTCTTTCAGCTTACCAAGAACAGCGTTCCTCTGTGTAGTCATCTGATAAGACTTAATCTCTGAGAACACATTAGAGCTAAAGCTTGTCATCGCGTTAATGTAAGCAATTTGATCGTTGATTCCCATAATGCCGTAGTTGGAACGCATCTCATAGTAGCGATTAGCATCAGCATACTGCTGACTAAGTTGCAACTGCCTATTCTTATCAAGGATAACAATATCACTGCCAGGAGAAGAGTACTTGGTATCTAGCAAATAGGATTCATTTGCTTGGATGCCAGCAAACTCAGCTGCATTCGCATTGGAGGCGGAGAGCATTAGAATAAGTTTAGCCAGTCTTCGCACGCTTTTTCCTAGGTTTCTTAGGCTTCTCATAGTTAAAAATCTTAATGCCCTTTGGGGACATGCACCTTGGCATCTTAATCTTTGGTAGCATAGGTTCTAGCTTATGATCAGCACCAAAGAACCTATTCTCCATGCGATTAATGATGTTGTTATTAAGCTCTTTACCTTCCAAGAAGATGTGAGCCTTCCTTGACTTAGAGGGCTTCACCAATAGAGGTGATGCCTTGGCATAATAACTCTCAGACCACGCACCCATACTCTCATTTAGCTTACAGATGCTAAGCTTAAAGAATATAGGTGAACCAGGATAGAAACCTCGCATCAACCATATCCTAAGCTTTTTCCCAGTGTAATTATAGTTAGGTGGACAAGCGAGCATGGCTTGAATCTGTGCAGCAAAGAACCCCGCAAACTCCTCAAGATCAATGCCGAGCACGGTTGCCTGTATCAGCAACTCTGACATTATTTTAAGTCTATAAGGCTGCGCATCTGCTTCTTCAGGCGATTCCAAGCTTCTCGAATCCTGTGTTGTCACTTTGTGTGAATGCTCCGTTAGTTACGCTGAAAACTGCATGAGCAGTTCCACGAGAGGCCATATCGATGAGAGCGTAGTCGATCTCTTCATCTGGTACACCAAGACCTTCAAGGTGATCTGCAGCAGACTCAATCGTGTTAAAAACTTCCGGCTCTTTGCTAAGACGAGAAGTAACCACCCAGCAAATCTTTGAAACCTTGAACAAGTTGGTATCCATCTATTCCTCTTTTGTTAGAAGGTCAATGCGCTTGTCGATTAAACTCTGTATCTCCATCTTGGATTGCTTATCTGTCTGAATCTCTTTGAGCTTTTTAAGAGCTTCAAGCTCTCTATCCTCTTTAATTTTCTTTCTTAACTCTTCAACAACTGGGCTTCCGCCATCTCGAACGCTCATAATATCTCCTGTTGTGATAACGTATTGATATTATACAATTTTTCAAAAATGGATGTTTTATCTAGGTAGTTGGTTTGATCTCGTCACGTTCTTGGTCTTCGTTCCAGTAGTCATGATCCCAATCAAGGGGATTGCACTCGCAGTTATCGTGACCAACCATGCCGCAGTCACCGCAACTAGCCCAATCAGCTTCATAGCTGTCTACAAATTCGTCAAAGGCAGCTGCAGCACTTAAAAGTTTCAACGTATACATAAAATCAAGAAGAGAATAGACAGACTCATAATGCTCTGGACTAGTAATCTTCATGAGTTACTTTCTTTTTGCGCTTATAATCTTTTTTAGTCTTATGGCGCTGCCTAGGAGGAGCAACTGGAATACGCCTTTTAACGACTTTTTTCTTTTTCTTGGGTTTCATAACCTATCTTTCAGACGGTTTAAAGCCTGACATTTTCTTTACTTCTTTGTCAACCTCTTCGACGATGTCTTCAACCTCTTCCTCTAAGCGACATAGGGCGCAAACGCCACCCCTACACTCTTCGTATTCACCGCAAACATCACAGTCTTGGCGCATATATCTTTCTGTTGTTAGATAGGATCAGGGGTTAAGTTGAATCTTTCTTTTTACGAGTCTTGCGCCTTGGCTTATCGATGACAGGTGGACCCATAACTAGTTTAGTTTTTCCATGGTGTCCGTGGATTTCTTCAACATCTCCGATGTTCTTATAGTGGTTGATTGAGGAGTGGAAAGTGCACCACTCCAGAATGCAAGTACCAGAAGGCAGCACAACACCACGAGCAACCACACCAGTGCCGCTGATTCCCGTCTCGTCCTCAAGTCTAACCAGATGAAACTCTTTAATGAGGTCCATAACGATGTCATCTCCAGGGTTCCGCCACTATATTCGGTGACTGACAGAGTCCACATTGCTTGGATTCTGATTTGCGAACAACCAATCGTATTCTACAATCTGAACAAACAGTAAGCGTGCTAAGAATTTCACCTCTAAGAGAAATCTTCTTTTTCTTGGTTTTCTTTTTCATTATTGCGCTCCTTAACGAAGGTGAAAATTCTAATACCCCAGGCGAACTCATAGTCGACGCAAATACCAAGTCTGAATAGCAGACTTAGTAATCGATTAGTCGACACATATCTATCAGAGTCACTCATGCATTGACCGCTTAACAAAGTTTCCAGCTTCTTTCATGTTTATCTTCAGCGTAATAACTTCCTTAGAAAGTTTAACCCACAGGGTTACAGTGCTAACTAAAAAATAAGTTGCTCTTAATTTAAGGATATACTGACACGATATTCTGCCTCAGCTAAGTTTGTCTTAGCGTTTATTACAGCAGTTTGGGCACTTGACAGTCTATATGCTAGATCGTCTCTAAGTTTGCTATGTCGTTCTTTATCTTTTTCTTTGCTCATCCACTCTCCAAGCGTACTCGTCAAGATCTTCTGGGTTTGCGGGCGGAAAACTTGCAATATCTAAGAGAGCTACAAGTGCAAATAAACAAAAAGTTGCAAGTCCACCCTGTTGCACTCTAGAGAGCTTTGACTTATCGAACCCCATACTTGATCTTCAGAGCTTCCGGAAGTGCGCTGTAATCAATCTCTTTGACCACTTCCACTTCCTTCTCGTAGCCCATCTGCTTGGGTGTAAGGCGCTTATGCGCTTTGGTTGCAACCTTAGCGATTTTTCCGCCACGCGCCATGAATTCAGCAACACTCTCAGTCTTAATGGTATTCTTTTGCATAATGATCTCCTTAGATATTATTAGGATCGGATTCTTGGTCAAGCACAGAGTCCACGGCGTCCATGAATTCGAGCTCTTGCTGCCATTCACTAACAATATTTGATATTTTTATCATGTCATCAACCTCATCAAAGAATTTGCGCCAACCATCATAGTTATTAGGTTGATATAGTAATCCGCCCGCAGTCATCCTCCAGCGCCACTTTTCTGGGATGCTATTTCTAATGTAAGTACCATCTTCAAAGAATGTAAACACTATTTCACAACTATAAAATTGACTACCAACAATCTTTAGCTCTCTCATTCGTATCTCGTTTTAACCTTGCTAAGAGCCTCTTTAGCCATCTTTTCAATAGCATCGAGAGTGGTAGACTCATACTGCACCACTCTAGGGTCTGACTGCTTCTTAGCTGGCCAATATAACCAACCAAGGGTGAGTTTTTTAAGCGCTTGTTGCAGGATAGCAATGTTCTCTTCCAGCTTGGTTGTGTATCGCTTAGTCTCATCTGGTGCTCCATAACCAGATACGACATCGATGTGAGCATGCAGCTTAACAGTTTCAAGAAACGCCTCTGGGATATTCCCATTAGCCATCAAACTCTGAATATCTTGAAGCTTCCTCTTGATTAGAAGCGAAGGCTCGAGACGTCGCTCCAAAGAGTGAGCATAATCTCGACATTGAGTATCTGCTTGAATCCAAACCTTAGTTGCGGTATTGCGTTCATCGAGTTGCTTTTGCCACTCTTTGCACTTCTCACAGCTCATGAATCCCTCTTTTCAAAGACTTCATCTACTGCTCGTTCAGCTTTATAGCGGAACCTAGAATAGGCAAGACGCTCGTCATATTCTTTTGTTTGCTGTTCACCAGCAACGTTAACACAAACAGTGCAACTCACATTCACTGTTCCTTCCCATCTTGGGAGAGAACAAGCAGAACACGTATTGCTGCTTAACTCATCTATTAATGTTGACACAGAGATTCCTCTGGTGTTTATATAAGATCGGGATAGGGTGGCTCCGGCGTAGCAGTGTCAGTCACTATGCCGGGTGAGGCATAGTGACCAACTTTATTGTTTAGAGTTGCTTAGTGATAGAAGCCAGCAGAACTCATCAGCGCGCCATCTTCGTTGAGGATGAGCGCTTCGTTGCCGGCACCTTGCAAGTAGTCAAGTTCAAAGCTGTAGAAGCCATACTTGAGGTACTTGGACTTTGACACAGTTTGAGCTCCGTGCATGCCATCATTGTTGATGAGCAAGCCGCTAACATAGAGATTGGCACCATCGTCGCTGGTGAGATCAAACTCATGCCAGTTGTCATCAGAGACCACGAGATCCCCAGTGCACTTCACGATGTACCAAGTCTGGTATACGTTCTGCATGCCAGCCGGAAGGATATTCAGTCCTGCAGAGGTTGGTCCATTGGCTTGGTTGAATTGACCAGCGTAAGAGAAGCTTCCAACACCGGTGAGCACTGGAGCAGTTCCACCGTTGGCTGCTGCGGTGATGCCCGTCGTGGTCGTAGGAACCGTGTAGACGTTGCAGTCAAGGCCAGGAACGAGAGCTTCTTGTCCGACATTGAGACGATAGTTGTTCTCGGTGTCCACCATTACTTGGACAGCGCTTTCGGTTGGGGTGGGAGATGGAGTCGCCGCGGGTCCAGTTGCACCCGGAGCTCCTACAGGACCTTGAGGTCCAAGATCACCCTGATTACAAGCCGCTACGCTAAACGCCATCAAGAACACGAGCATACCAAGATTCTTCATACTTCTTCCTCCATTGTTATTCGAACAGCTTTCTTAACATCACATCTAAACCCGTTGAGTAGTAATAAAAAGGATTGTTGATCAGCGGGTTCATAATGTTCTCTGCGTCAGTGGTGTGATACAGATTCAACACGCAATGACCAAACTCATGATAAGCAAGAATAAGTTGTAAGTCAGGACCAGCTTGGTTCCAAAACCCTGGATCGATAGTGACCGTTCCTCCACCATAGCCAACGGAGGAACACTCGCCAATCACCTCACCTAGGGTAGTTTGCTCTTCAAGCTTAGAAAACTGAACCGTTAATCCTTGGTTAGATTGAAGTTGATGGCCGTACGTACCTGAATCCTTAATGAATTGGTCGTAGATCGGCTGCAATGCGGGATCGATGTTATTCGGACCTTGTCCGCACCCGCAAAGCGTCATTGATAATGCAACAACCATCATTTTCATGATGAAATCTAGATTCAGATTTAAGTGATCGATTGATAAGTCTGCGGGTAATTTCGCCAAGCACAAAGCCAGATATAACAGCGTATAGAACGTAGTAGATAAGTAGCATAGTTTTTGGGGTGGACGTTTTTAAGCAGAACGTCCAAACTGTTATCCGAATGGATTATGAGTTGACGAGGTGCTGCAACTCGGGAGGGAGAGCAGAGACATCGATCTGTTTGACAGGCTTGCGAGAGGCTTTCACTTCTGCAATGCGAGTGTCGATGAAGGACTGAATCTCTGCCTTCTCAGCTGGATCAGTCTTCGTATCGAGCAAGAGTCGCATGGCGGTGAGTTGGGCATCTTTGGAGCCAACGCGGGTGCCAGGATTTTTAGCAATATACTGAACGCCACCATTCAAACGCTTGTCCTTGCGCAGCCAGTTGCTCGTGAGGCCAGAGCAGTAGGTGCGAAGATCAGCTTCGGACTCAAAGCTCTTATCAAGAGCGATGTTGCCACCGTTGAAACCTTCAACGAGGATGTTGGTGACTTGAGCGCGAAGTTCGCGATCGAGGTGCTCAGCATAGTTACCACCTTCAGGCACAGTGATACCAGCTTCAGCGAGAACAGACGAGATAGCAGAGAATACTGCTTCTTTTTGGGACGTAGGCACACTCATAAAATTCCTTTCAAGGAAAGAGTTGTTTGTTATCGGACATCTACGAATTTTAATAGTTTCAGAAATTTTCTATGAAGAGATAAAAAGATTCCACAGCAATCTAGTTAAAGATCTACGTATATTAGTATGCTCATCAACGCGAGCATTAACTTGAACTACCATAAAATACCACTCAGCTTTAGTTTTCATTAGCACATTAACTTATAAAGAAAACGAAGAAGTCGAGATCGCAGGATATTGACATTTTTTTATGCCCAATAGCGTTAGCTAGCATTTCGTACCATTCATGCTTACTCTTCACCGACAATTTCCCTTAATGCATCATCTACTTCCGTGCTGAATATTCTCTCCATAATGCTTTTAGCTTCTTCGTATTCTGGCATTCCAAGTGTGTTGCTTAATTCATCTCTATTAATTGAATAAAGCGCCTTGATATGAGCCCAACGCTGATACTGATCAACCCTAAGACGACGTTGCTCTTCCTTCTTGTGCTCCTCAGGATGATGCGGATTAAGTCTAAGTCGCATGTTATAAGCATTATCCATGCCTACTATGTAATCCATAGTAGTTTTAATATGTTGCCATTTGGCCTCTGTAGATTTAGTAGCAAACTCTTCTTCAGTCACAGTTTGTTCTTTCCGTATATGTTAAGCCATAACCTAATCATGTCATCTTGATACTGAGTCATGATGTACGCAGCGTTAACATCCATGCCTATTGGACCAAAAATTTGCAACTTCTTTAGTAAGACCATCAAGTTAATGCAGACATCTTCCATGTCAATCCACTGCTCTTTATCTGTATACCCTTCGCTAGAAGTACGTAAGTTCATGGAGTCCAAATCTTTAGTTTCCATAGAAACTCTTGAAGACGATATGTACGTCTATATCTTGTTAGTGCTTCTACCTCTGTAGACGCCCATCTTTTACTAAATCGACCACATTTTATGGAGTATTTAGTAAACCAGGGACTGTCAAATTCAGTGATAACATTTCTATGTGCAAGTCCTCTAGAGACTACCTTTGGTTTTTTCATTCGTACTTCTAAGAATTAATAATGTTGTCAAGAGTGTAAGCCGCAAGTTTCTCCCTGAACTCATCCGCAATCATGCTATGATACTCATTCTGATTATCAAACCATCTTACAGATGGAACTGGAAGATCGTTCTCTACCCAAAACCTCATGATGACGCACCTGTAGGCAACAACTCTAGGTTTTGATCCTGGAGACATATAGGAGTTAATTTCTCTGACAACAAACATCTTGTTGCTGCTCATGTCAAACATGCTAATTATCCCATTGCTTTTACAATAGAAGGTATAAGGAAAAGTGTGTCTTGCGCCATAGTCAGTGATGATTAAGGCAGCCTTATTTGGCTCAGAGATCCTTACAGATACAGCATCAAACTCATTCGCTGTCATTATCATTTTTCATTCTGTCCCAATATTGGTTCCAGTGTCCTGCGGCTCTAAGATCTACTTTAATGAAAACCTTCAATAAGCGGTATAGTGCAGCCATCGTAAAATAGTAAGTTTGAGATGCTTCGCGCTCTTCAAGCCTCACGCGGAGATCTCCCTAACAGGCATTCCTTCTTTAATCCAAGCTCTAACCATATCTGCATGACGACAATACTTGTTGTACATGCCGGATGGACAGTTGCACTTGAGTGCATCGTTCTTGCCCATCTCAACTCTATAAACTTGAATAGGTGCAGTACCCATATCCCACTTGGACACGGTGAACTGCACCTCTGAATCTTGACGAATGAGATAAGTTATCATAAATTGTGCCCCGATTTTCGTGGACTCGGGACCACATCCTAACCTTATTCGCATATGGTGCTGGACTCGAACCAACATTACCGTAGTATAAGTACGGACTCTTACCATTAGATGAACCGCAAACCGTCACAGTGGACGTTAGGTTACCTGAAGCTCCGTCGAGTTCAGGACTGCAGACTTATTTAACCACAGTGGGTTGAAAACTGTTTGCCATTGCACTCTGATAGAACTCTTTGCAAACAAGCGCTTCGCGAACGATTTCGCTCCCTTGACCGATCACTTCATCTTGACCAGTCTTTGGGTTGTGACGATAGTAGGTGCGTTGACGAATATGGGTGACCAGGCGATGAGCGGGTTCATTGGCTTGAGTTTGAGCACCAGTGACTTGACATTTGAACATATAATTTTCCTCTGAAGTGATATTGATTCGGAATTAGGTTCAATCAAACTCTGACGTTGGGCGCATGCGCACATTCACAGTCCCAAGGTTTACATACTCGTCGTCGAAGGTGAGATCCGGCTTAGAACCATCCTTCATCTTGCATTCGACATTAGCAACTAGATCCGACATCCCGTCAAGGAGGTTATAGTGTCTGACCACCTGTTGCCAGACGCTTTGAGCATAACTCTTTCCGCCACCAGACCACACGATGACATCTGCTTGATTAGAGGCAATGAAGCCAATCAGCAACTTACACATGTCGTCGCGTAAGGCATTATTATAGTCACGCAAAGTTCCATCACAGTCAAAAGCAACTCTAAGTCTTGCCATATTTACTCCTTATCAGAATAGTTGTACGTGTTGAAGAACCAGTCCCAGAGTGGAGATGTAACACCAAACTTACTCTGCTCATCTTTAAAGTGATGAAGCATATGCTGCTTCTTAAGGTACTTAAATATAAAGAACCTGGGATTAGTGAGGTGAGAAATGTAATGAACATATTCATACACCAAGAATCCCTCTAAGATCCCAGAACCAAAAGATAAAGTGTTGATAGCATTACCTAAAAACAAATAAAACACACCCATAGTGATCAAGTAAACAGGTAATGCTAGGATAACAGGAGCTGTAACGTACTTCTTATTTGAAGGTTGATCGTGATGAATTAGATGCAATCCAGAGTTGAATGGTTTCATTAAGTAATGCTCACTTTTAGAGTGAAACGAGAACCTATGAAGCATATACTCCATCAGCGTCCAGAAGAATATCCCTGCGCTAGACAAACCTAGTTGACAAAGCATAGAGGTTTGATGCGCATAGCCAATGTATCCGAGCTGTGCTACTAGAAGTGGCCCAAACAGCCAATAATGGACATTTGGACTGACATGTCCAAAATCTGGCGGAATCTTAGCAACAAGTCGACTCAACCTCATTCACTATCCTTGTCTAGGCCAATTGCTCGCTCAAGCATTAAGGTATTAAGAGCTTCCCTGAACACGATCACGTTAAACAGATGTCCATCTGCGGCCCTATATTGGGAGATGAAAGTAAGGTTACTTTTTGATAACCTTGAAAGTACTGTATACCAGTAAGATAGTGGACCAGAAATATCAGTAGATAGGCTATTATGAAGTCTCTCATTGAACTCAATCTCTCTGATCTTGTAGACGAGTTTGAGCATCTTTTGTCCAGCTTTAACTCGTCGTGCACTCTTCTTATTGCGTTTCTGCATATAACTTCCTTATATGATTCTAGTATCGGATTAATGATACAATATAGCTATGAGTTATGAGGTTCTTAAGATACACGCTAATGGTCAATGGACTCTAATAAAGAGTGCTAAAGCTCCATATACTTCACCTGAAGGTGGCATCTCAACCCCAAGAGAACAGGGTGAACCAGATAATGACTATAAGAGCTATAGAAGCACAACTGGTCAACTACGCGAAGACCATGGAACTAAAGGCTCTATTCATGGCGCACCTGGTAATAAGCGCGCGCCTAAGCAGGGTCAAGCTCGTCGTAACTGGGCTAAAGTACCCACAATGCTTCCTTCTGCTGCTGAAGACTCTGAGCCTGGTTTAGTTACTTAATGCGTCTTCTTACGTAAGAATCTATCTTGTTAATGTTGATATGAGCGATTGGCATATCGGGGCATAAAGTTTTTAACACGCTAATAAGTTTTACTGTGCTCAAACCAGGCGAACTCTTTATCATTCTTCTAATCTTTTCAAGTAACTCCATAAATAAGCTCTAAATCTAGCCTCTGTAGCAGAATTAATTACTTCTAAATCTCCTAACAAAATCACGAATGAGCGAGCTGCCCTAAACTTCCACTCTCTTCGCATCTTTCTAGCTTTACGTTTGTGGTTTCCACTCATACTACTGATACATGCCGATGTACGTACTCTATCTCGTACGATGGTACACTATTTGGAAACGCTTCTTCCATGTAGTCAACGCTTGCTGTCTTCACGTTAAGCTTTTCTAAAAGATCTAACACTCCGTGAACAGCATATACCGCGACATTTAATTTAACATTTGGCATTAGGTTCTATATTTAGTTTATATAGCAATATAACCAACCTAGTATGCCTTATAACAAAAGTTTCTTTACAGGCTTCATGCTTGCATGGTTCTTTGTTGTCTAACGCAATGACCATACAAACCCAATCTCTATACCAACTTGTGACACCTTCAGCTTCAGTCCATTCACCTCCATATTCTATTTCTTTGCCGCAGTCTTCACAGATTATTCCCATTGCCACTTGCTTTTACCTATCTTTTTCATGATTCTTTCTGCGTATTGATAAGCGCTAAAGCTATCCTTGTCGGCGCCTTTTACATTCAAGCGTATAAGAACCCTTATAAGGCAGCTTACTGAACTTATTCTGCTTACAATCATTAGTATAGATCATCTCTGCGCTTATATGAAGCTGAACAAGTGCCTAACAGGGCAGACAAAAGATAGCACAAACCTCTAAAAGATGGATCACGCGAATCGCTATACTTCTGTATCGGACCTTTAAAATACAAGCTATGAATAAGCACATCTACTTCTTCACGCAACCTCATACAAATATCTAGTATCGGAATAAGGGTTGTAAGGGTACAGTCGGCGTAGCAGTATCGTGCGGGGCGCGATCAACGTAGGTCGATGATATTATTCTTGATGGCACGAAGATGCTAGGAGCTGATATGGTTAAGAAATTAGGTAAACTTCCAAGAACTCATGATCCAAGAGTAAAGCATATGAGTGCGATGCTACTTGGCAGACATCTACCTACTCCTCCAGAATCAGTTGACTGGACTAAAGGCATTAAAGACTTTGGCATGATGCTCAATGATGAGCTAGGTGATTGCACCTGTGCTGCGGTATTTCATGCTCGTCAGATTTGGACAGCAAACACGGAGACAGAAAGCACTGAGCCTGACGCCATGGTGCTTAAGCTGTATGAAGCGGCGTGCGGATACAACCCTGCAGACCCCAACAGCGACACGGGTGGAATAGAGCAAAACGTACTTAACTACCTGTTTAACAAAGGTATTCCTTTAGCTGATGGCAGCGTGGATAAGATCTTAGGATACGCCGAGATTAACTTTAAGAACATTAACGAGGTCAAGGTTGCTATTAATGAGTTTGGATTGGCGTATATTGGAATTCAAGTTCCAGCTAGCATATATGACGCAAACGGTATTCCACTATCTATGTGGGATTATGTCCCAAACAGCGAACTTGAAGGCGGACATGCGATCATCGTCGTTGGATATGATAACAATGGGGTCACTGTGGTCTCATGGGGCGCATTATATAAGATGACATGGGCATTCTTTGATCACTACTGCGATGAAGCATATGCAATCATAGATAAAAACTGGATCGCCACAAGTGGTAAGACCCCATTAGGAGTCTCTTTGGAAGAGCTAGAAACACTTATGAAAGAGATAAGAGAGTAGTCAACGATCTCTCTTTAAGATAGAAGCTGCCCACTCGTTCCACATGCCTCGACTATGTGATGAGTTTTCTTCGTCAGATCTTTTAATGTACTCTTTAGATACCCTCGTTCTCATCCATAAGTATCTGAGTAATTGTCTTAAGTTAATCATGTTAAATGACTCTTCCATGAGTCTCGATTCATTACCGAGACCACTCCTTTGCTAGATCATTGTATTCTTCCTGCATAAGAGTAGTTACCCGACCATTCCTGAGTATTCCGTAATGGCACTTAGTCATGCCCAACGACGATCCGTAAGTGGCACGAAATGCACTCAGACTGATTGTCTGACACTTAATGTGGTTACCATTGATGTCATGCACTTCAATCTTATAGACATGAGTGAGAGGAGCATCGCCACGATAGGTTGGTGAAGTGGATGCCTTGATAACCCGAATAAGCTCAAAACCTTTATTCATACGTTTCTCCCTTAGCCTCTTGCTAAATGTTTATATGTTCATTTAGATTCGGAATAAGTTGACATTGAAATTAACTGAGTTACATGGTATTATTAAGTCATATTGTGAAGGAACGTGTATGTCGATTAATACATTGAATTTTGGTAGTAAAGTAGTTTTTTTAAGTGGCTTGCCTCTCACCTTGCCAGTTATAGCATCTGATCCAGGCAGCGCAGGCGCCGGGGACATGTACTATAACTCAACATCTAACACAGTTAGATACTACAATGGTAGTGCTTGGCAAGACATTGGTGGTGGCGGAGGCGGCGGTGGAGCTAACACTGGTCTAAGCAACCTTACATCTACAGCTATTAATACATCTTTGATACCTGCAAGCGATGGCAGTATCGGACTTGGCTCACAAAGTTTAGGTTTTGCAGATGCATTTTCTGAGTCATGGAATGTAACAGATGGTGTTGGTAACATCAGTGCAGTGCTTCAAACTGGCCTGGCTGCTCCAGATGGTTCATCTACAGTTGCTCAACTTACTTCCAATTATGATCCTGCAAATACGAGCGCTGCGGGAGCTTTTGCCGTATTCACTGGTAATGATGCTGTAAACAATACTGGTAACTTACTACTTGAAACTGGTAATGCAACTGGTGCAACTAATAACTCTGGCGATATTCATTTAACTACAGGCACTACTGTCGGTGGTACAAAGGGTAACCTTGTAATCGCTGTAGGTCAAACTAACTTCTCTGACGGTTCACTTGTTGCTGTTCAAGAGATTATGTCTGGTGGCGGACTACAAATTCTTGACTCCGGCGGCAATACCTCTGTTAATATTGAAGGTCGTACGCTCATGTATAACACAGGAACTGAACTTTCCTGGGGTTCTGCTGGCGTAAACATCTTTAATACACTCACCATGAATGGTCAGTATATTAGCGGTTTACATGATCCTTTTGCTGCTCAAGATGCTGCTACTAAACACTATGTAGACATGATTGGTACTCGTCCATTCGTCACCCTTAAGGATGATACGGCGGTAATTCTTCCTACTGGTTCTGCATATACAGCAGATGGACAACCGGTTGTTAACGGAAATAGAGTTTTATTCACAAATCTTGTTACTGGTAATAACGAAGTATATGTCGTAGGTGGCGTTGGCACATCTCTAACATGGACTCTTGCAACTGATGGTCAAAACGGTGATGGTACTCCAGCAGCTGGCGACATCTTGCTTGTTCTTGACGGTACAGCAAATGGTCAAAAACTATTTGATTACACTGGGGCAGCATGGAACAATATCAGTTCTTCTGGTGGTGGTTCAGGCGCTAACACCTCTCTATCTAATCTAACAACTACCTCTATCAACACCGACTTGCTTCCTAGTTCAGCAATCGGTGAAAGCATTGGTAGCTCAGCTCTTCCATGGTCTACCGTTTGGACTTCACTTATAAATCTCTCAGGTGGACCGGGAACAGTGGAAGCCCAAATTGAAGGTGGTGGATCAAGTCCATCCGGTGCTGCTTTACAACTTAGCATGTATGGCATCTATCAAAACTCTGCAGCACCTGGTAATGCTGGTCTTTGGGCTGGTGGTGATGGTACAGCAGACGCTAATCAAGGCGGGAGCTTATACCTAGAAACTGGCAATAAGATTAACGGAACAGGTAACGCTGGTGACATTAATTTAAGAACTGGTACATCTATCGGCGGTAACTCTGGCAATATCAACCTGATGGTTGGTCCAGCTATCGGGCCAGGTGTTGGTAGTATTAATATTAATGCAAACATTCTACCAGTATCAGCATTCGGTAGTAGCATTGGCAGTCTTGCCCTTCCTATGGGCTTAATGGTATCTGATGCATTCCAAGTTTCTGGTGGCGCTTCTGATCCAGGGAACGCACAATTCTACGCAGGTGGTACTTCGGGGGCATCTGGTCAACAGATGGCTGCGTCTCTATCTGGTAGCTATGATTCAGTATATGCTTCAGCATTAGGTATAGGTTTTGGTTCTAACCCTGATAATGCAGCTGATGCCATCAACACTCTTGGTGTTTACATTGAATCTGGTAATCAGTCTAATGCTGGTGGAACAGGTAACTCTGGTCTCATTAACATTCAGACTGGTTCAACATCTGGAACAGGAAACACTGGTGGAATTAACATTCAGACTGGCGCACCACTTAACGGTGGGACTCGCGGTGCTATCACGATTGTTGGTAACGGTACTATAGTTGACAACAATGGCGACCTATCGATCGATTGGGGTATAAGAACGCTTAATGATAGTGCTGGCGTACTTGCTATAGATTACGATGTAACTCGTGGTTTGTATAGCACAACAGGAGTTGCAGTGGCTGGTTGGGGCGATGTTGGACTTCTTCAATTTAACATGCTCACTCACCCAATTGTGAACTTGGCTGATCCTACTAATCCTCAGGATGCTGCTACCAAGAATTATGTTGATAATTCTGCTGCAAGTTTCCCTGCAGTTACACTTACTGATGCCTCATCTACTAATGTCTACACAAATCAGGTAACAAAGAGTCGCATTATCGCTTACGAAGTTACAAGAAGCGGCGAAACTCAGACTGGCATGATCATGATTGCTACCGATGGTGCAAGCGTTGTAAGTATCACTGATACTAATGTCAATACTGCAGCACTTGGAGTTACATTCACTGCAACTTCAACTGGTGGCACGACTACTCTTATTGCAACTACTACTGCGACTGGCACTGGTGCAGTTATGAGTTACAAGTACATGTTCGATAATGCTTAATAAATAAGTTCAGGAGGTAGACTCTGGATCGTCTCCAGGTCTATCTCCTTTTACTTTTAGTATATGCAATGCCCATTCTTGGCGAGATTCTGCTGGAAAAAATCCGTGATTACCATCTATTTTCTTGCAAAGTTCTAAATACTTAATCAAATAGTATAAGTTAATCACATACCATCGCTTCTTCAAGAAGTTGCATGGCTCCAATGCTTGCCACTTGATCTCTTCCTGAGAAGATACGCGTGAATCTGCTGCGATCCTCGTTGTAGTAACCTACTCCATTATAATAAGCACTGTGCCCATCAGTACAAACATACCAACCATTGCGCCTACAAATAGCGTTCATCTCCTTGCGATTAGCAAAAGTAAACTTTCCAATCTCAAGTTTTGCCAATTCATTAGCGATGTGTGCTTCGCGAACAAGCATTTTAAGTTCACTAATGCTCTTTTTCATGAGCTTTTTAGAAGCCCTTATTGGACCATCTGGATCGTGGGTAATGTAACGCTTTTTCCAGTATAAATGATCTGCAAAACGAGCTTCACGCTTACGAGCAGTATGCCTCATTGCTTGCAACTCATTTTTCTTATACATTAAGGCACAAAGACGAATTAAGTCATTGTTATGTTCCATAATTCCCTCGTGTTTAGATAAGATCGGGATCGAGTTATTGATGCAGTTTTACTACACTCTTAACAACTTTCCAGTCAATTGGTCCACTGTTTCCCCAACTTTTGCACTTTTCCTGCAGTTGGCGCAATGAAACCCTCTTAACTTCGCAAGATTTCCTTATGCACAAACCATGAATAGATCCGCGAGGATGCTCGGAGTCGTAGTGCTTACCACCAACAACAATCCAGCAGTGACAATCACAAGACATGATCTTTGATCTAGGATTCAGCTTATGCAAGATTACAGCAAATTGATAGCACCAACCAGAATTGATGCTGTATTCACCATAAAGTGGATAGTCAGCACGATTCTTATTCCACACATTAACAAAGTTTTCAATCAGCTTCTTTGTTATCATTAATGACCCCAAAAATGCTTAATAACCATTCCAACAGCGAGATAGAGACAAAATGTGCATGATAAGTCAATCAGTCTTATTATCATATTCACTCCTCATTAAGGCTGCTATTTCTTGTCTCTCTATAAATGGGTCGATCTCTCGATCAGTAACCTTGTATTTGGTGGAACTTTTTATGTCGAGAGCAACGAGTAGATCTAATAGATAGCAACAACATAAAAATGGTCTATCTTCAACAACTCTCATTGCTCACTTAATCTTATAGATAAATATATGTTCAGGAATGAGCGTCTGTGCCGCATTCTACGAGTAAAGTCACCTATGTCGCTATCATAGTGCTTATTACCACAACTATTTATTCCTAGGCAATACAAGACCCACGTTAGATCTATTGCGGACTGGTGATCAGGCTTTCTATCCACGACTCATTATCCTATCTACGAAGTCACCAATTGGTCTAGGATCGTGGTGGCGCTGCAAGACGTCGTCGGCAGATTGAATTCCTAAACTATTAAGAAGAGAAACTAATTTATCAGCAGATATAAGCATAACCCATTCACGTTCTCTAGAAAAGCAAGAATCATTATAATTCATATTGATCCAGTATACTTTCACCTACAAGGGTTGATAGCATTCGCATAAGCTTACCATGAGATCTCCTCATCTCCTGAGTCCATGGAGTAGTAGGTGGAATTTCCATCCACTTTAACAAAAGTGTATCAAACTTTTCTCTAGTCATTTGATAGGTGATTCGAATTCAAAACCAACAAGTTTACCAACTAGAACAACTAATAATAGTACATTAATTTTGCTCTTATTAGATAGCATTAACCATTGAGGATCATCGCCGTCGCGATTCCAGCGTTTAATTGCTTCACGCAACTCCACATCTCTTCTCAACGCATCCATCAATTCTTATAAGATCGGGATTGGGGTAGTAGGTTGGCGTAGCAGTGTCAGTGCATGGTGCGGCCGATAAGCACAGCGAAATTAGTCTTATATTTCATATAGTTATAAATAATAATGCAGACCCCAGGTTTCCCCAGGGTCTGCGATGTTCTGCCACACACTCCGATTAAGAAATAAGTACGACAGCGATTCCCTACTATAAAAGTGGGATATTGTTTAAAAACCGTTAACGATATCGTAGACTACAAAGGCAACAATGGTGATGCAGATATTTGCGGCTAAATTCTCGTAACCGTGAGTTTTCAAACCGTCACAGAAGATCCACATAACGGGGACAGTAACTGCCATTCTAACTAAAAACATTAGCGCACCCGCTTTCCGTTCGTGAAAGTTCCAAACGCATCGGCGAGATGAAAAGCAGGAGTGAGCAAGTCTTGGCGCAAGAGTTTTTCTCTGCGAGCCTTCACCTGAGCGATATACCAATCGCTTGAGAAGTAAACCTTCGCTTCATCGTCAGTGAGAGTGGTCAGACCAACGCGCGCAGGAACCTTAACTTGAAATTTCTCTTCCATACAGACTCCATTTGGTTATAGACCCTATCTCCACATTCAGGTCCATACTTTGTCTTCTATGAGTTACCATCACACTTTGACAGCAGGTAACCGGTAGTGGAAAGACGCTTGCTTCTCATTTATTAGCAGCAAAATTAAGCTTAAGTGCAATATCACTCATGATATCACCTTAATTTTGCCCCACATACTTGAATCGCTTCGATTGGGTTAAAACTCTTATCGCCCTGCCGGGTTTTCGGAGTAAGCCAATGCCATGGACTTCGTTCGGTGGTTGCTAAACCTTTTAAATTTCTTATGTCTAAATCTAGATTCGGAATCGAGTTGGAGTTATCCTACTCTTAATGAGATTAAGTCCGTTGTATTCCCAAGTAGTCCCACTTAATCTTCCTACTTTATACAATACTGCTTCGGATAGAAAATAAAGTAATTGCCGAAATTGATTATCAGTCATATAAATAGGTGTGGGAAGAGCAACTACCTCGCATCCGGAGGATTGCTCTTCCCACATATTGGTGGCTTATCGCAGTCGATCCTTACCCGACCAGGTGCTCGAGACCAGAAGCCTTGAGCAATGCGATCTGGTCCGCAGTGAGCTCTTTCTTCACAGCGGCAGGACGAAGTTCGGCAACGCGCTTGTCGATGAACGCCTGAATTTCAGCGCGCTCAGTCTTGTCCGTCTTCGTTGCGAGAAGAAGGCGCATCGCAGCGATCGACTCGTCCTTCGAGCCGGCGCGAGAGCCAGGGTTTTTAGCTTCGTACTTGACGTTGCCGTTCAAGCGTGGGTCTTTGCGCAGCCAGTTGGACTGCAAGCCGGAGACGTATGCCTTGAGCTTGGCATCGTCATATTGCTTGCTCGAATCGAGCTCGATCTTGCCTTCGCGAAAGCCTTCGAATAGGATCTGGTTGACTGAAGCCCGCTGTTCCTTGGTAGGTTGGCAAGCTTCTTCGAAAGAGGTGACACCGAAAACACCGCAGAGAGCGGCAAAGACTGCATTCTTCTGATTCATTTGGCTCATGTATGTTCCTCCAAACATGATTTGTTACACACTTGATTAGTTTCAGAATTATTTCGTCACTAATCACTTACACTACAATTGTAGGTTCGGAATATTCTTCCTTGAGAAGGTAACTATTTGGCGGGTAGAAAAGTCACAATTAAGTTTTAACTTAACAAGTAAGCATTCCAAGGCGATGACAGCTGTGACGTGACTTATTACACTATTGCTCATCGTATGAAATTTCTTTTTCCTTGTCTTGTGGCAAACTCTGCAAAACTGTAATTATTTACTTCATCATAATCCACTAAATCAAGATTATGAAGTAGTGCTAATAGCATAGATAAAGGTGGAACAGTAGTTTCCTTGCACAGGCTAAGATAGTTTGATTTATTTGGCATTGAATAGTGCCGCCTTCAAGTTTAGTCCTGTTAAAAGACTTAACAAATCAAATAATTTATATGCAGATTTTCTGACCTCTGGTGTAATTTCAGCATAGTTAGCAGAGTTACGATATTTTGACCACTTCATGCTATTCCTTTAAAACCCTATCAGTATAGTCACAAACCCTTACAACAGTTGCACCATCTTTCCAAGGTTTCATGAGCTTAAATGTCTTTAGAAGATGAACAAGTCTCATAACGCTAGCGTCAATAATGTGTCTATCTTTCACCATAAGGCTCTATCCCTAAATCTGTTTCTTCTTCTACCTATATAGCTAATAGCAAGGAGAGCTGTATCGGCAATATTAGTAGACTTTGTTAAGCTTAAACTAATCAAAAGACGTAACAATGAATATATCGAGTTATCGTGACTACTGGAATACTTCATTTCCACGACTTCCTATATCTTTTGTTATAAGCATGATGATTGCCAAGATCATTCATGTCTTCAAAATCCATCACATGTAGGTTATTCAGCAGCACCAATAGGTATGCAATAGGTTTACAAACGAACCCATCTACATCATGCTTATGCAGTATTATGTATTTTCTTCTCACCATCCCGGATGATACATCTTTCTATGCTTCAAGAACTTAAAACTTCCCAAAAAGCAACGACACATGCCAATCTTCTCAGTGTACTTGATAAGCGTATACCAATACGACGCTTCTCTTTGTCTTATCAAAGATATTGCTTTTATTTTGCCAAGAAACTCAATTAGATGCTTAGCATCACTAAAATCTGTGTTTTCCATCACTTTAGGTGCCTAATTATAAAATTGTTAACACGTATGACACCAGGAGGTGTTGTCTCCATTAAACCTAGGTTGCCCAAGATAACGAGGAGCGAAACGACGTCATCATGAATCACACGATATAAACTATAATGCCTCATAGCAGATAATACCAATAACTAAACCAATCACTGCACTAATGCCGACCCAATTGGGGAAGAAATGGAAATGTGGTCTAAACCATGCCAAGTATGAGCTATTACCAATATTAAACTGGCCAATAGGTGTTTGAATGACGAATGTAATAGCATTCACCTTAATCGCACTCTCATTGTCATAAGTGCCAAAGGTTTGAGACCAAGTATATCGCAATTTACTTATATTTACCAATCTTTAGTTTCCTCACAGTGAAATTCCACGCATCCATTCTTACAATGAATGGGTAGATTTTAAGTCGACCTATTAACTCTAACAACAATATAACAGATAAATATTCCTTATGAAAATCCTTCATGAGTGCCTTCTTTGCAGCAAAGATGTCATAAATCGTAAAACTCGCCTGTTCCCAGAAGTGCGGATAACAACTCGAGCAATGCGATCACGCTATTATCATGCGCTTCCTGGCCCATACCCTTGCAAGTGGGATACCACTCGGTGCATAGTTTATCTAACAGAAAATCTATCTCTGCGTTAGTCATTACTTTTATGCCTAACATATCTATCAACAAGTCCAGATATGTTCTCGTAATCTAGCGCGTCAACAGGTATGACTATATTCAAGCGCATTAGAAATCGCACTAGCGTTAGTAATTCGTGCTTAAGAAGAAACCTATTAATGCGCTGCTTAGGAGTTAAGTTGGTTTTCATATGTTATAAAACCTCTTAGTGCCGATAAGCGCCGATAACAGCTCGCATAATGCGGTTACGGCATATCGCTTGTCATCGTCGTCCTCATAACCAGCTTTTACCCAGAAATCCTTAACAATGTCTTCCCTAGTTTTCATCCCTTTGGCTCTATTCCTAACAAATACAGCAACTTAGCCAAATTGAACGCACCACCTCGCGCATCCTCGCTCGAACCTGCCACCCAATGTGCGTTCAACTTAGATATGAATCCGTCTTTCACGTCATACCAAGTCTCTGCACAGTTCCACTTGTCAAGTCTGTACGTCATGGATCCCAAAAGTCGTTTCTCTTCCACACATCCACACTCAACTTAATGAGGAGTACCCCTAGCACTCGGGTAGTGCGGATATCTACCCACCAGCACCCGTTGCATCCACCTCGAGCGTATGGGTAGACATCCCTCTCCTTAAGCCTATTAGCCCACCTATACCAATCATGCCAAGGGGTGAAGTATGCACTCTTTGGATGCTGACGGTGCCTGTTATCTTTACACATTTTACATTCGGATGACATATAACTCGCTGATATGGTTAGGGCAAGGGGAGACAAACCTATCGATGGGCCGCCCACTCACTATACACTCACCTAAATTAGAACTCTGCCGTGCCTATCAACTTAGATAATAGCCTACATAAGCTAAACAATGCACCTGCGCGGTCCTGTCTACCCCTTATGGGGAGACGACAGTAGAGATAAATCAAGGATTGTCCTATATCATCTCTAGATCTCACAAGTTTATATCTCCTGTCCCTAGGAGGGAGGATAACAATCTTGCGAGACACCTCTCGGAGCGGCTCGCATACGGTGGCAGGTCGCTTCTAAAGAACCAGTAGAAGAGGAACTTGTCTACCTGCAGGGGAGATGGTCTCATATGAATCTCCCATTAGATATGAGGATGGACAGGAGTTTGCACAGGTTATACTTCGGGAGATACTGCCGACTGCTAGCCAACGGCATCACCTGGTAGTACCACTTGTGCAGCTGCCAATCAAGGTCCTTCACTGGAATGCTCCGTTGCCTATAAATAGCGATAACAGCTCGCAAAGCTTGTGCTGAGCGACGTTCTTGCTCTCCCTATAGTTGGGTGTGTTGTTGTAAAACCACACGTCGAGCACTTCATCTACCCGACTACGTCTCCCTGTCATGTTGATGTATATGATCGGGATAGGCCGATGGCGCACTGGCGGGGAGCTGGAGTGCGGCGTAGCAGTGTCAGCTATAGCTAGGGCCACGCTCAGCGGGGAATAGGAGTTGGGAGGGATGGCCTGAGCCTATCCCTCCCTCTATGCAGCGTTGGTAACAGCTGACGTAACACGCTGCTAGGACTGAGTTGACTGTAGCTCGCAGAAATAACAGCGGCAATCCGCGCTCGGATTCTCTTTAATAGCTACAACATGGGAATGCTCTGGCATGGGGATAGATGCACCTTCCACAATCTCTTCGAACTGCTGCATCAAGTCTTTATCTGAGTGATAGCTCATTTGCCCCTCCGAGTCCAGTCGTCAAACTCCTTGTTAGCAATCCTCATGGCGTAGTTGTATCCGCACATGAATGCCACGAAGAGTGAGAATAGAATAGCAATCATTCCATAGGCATATGTCATGCAACTCTCCTCTTGGCTACGAAGTCCACATAGACTACATTATCAGGTGCTGGACCACTCCACTCATCCACAATATCGCCGTCATGAGTATAGCTGCTTGAGTAGCAACTGCAGTCGTCAGCGGCTTCATCGCAACGGATACAGTAGTCCATACGTCCTCCTTCAGTCAGTTTGCTCGAAGTGATTGATGAGATCAGTCTTAGTGAGATGATCTGCCCAGCAATAGAGTTTGCCGTCTATCGCTCTGAGGAGCGAGATTTCCACGTCGTAGTGAGTGACTTGACCAGTTACTGAGTTAGTCCAACTCTTCCTAGCCGCAAAGTCAACCACATTGTCCCCAAACTTCTCATGAGCGCACGTGATCACTGTCATGTATGGCTCCTCGCTACCATACACGTTTTCCAGGACAGACTCATGTTCAGTATCTCTCAATTCCTCATCAGTGTAGTCAGAGTCAGCAAGCACAATCAAGAATTTATGACCTCTCATAGATCCTCCATAGATTCGGATAAAGTTGGTGGTCATTTTAGGCGTACACCACCATCCGCCGGATGTCAGACATGTGCTGACCCATAATTAAGGTATATAACCTCGTATTACTCGTTGGTGATGTATGTATATAGTGTCGGGATGGGGCAGGGTAGGCGTAGCAGTGTCAGTAGCCCCAAGGCATGGTGCGTGCAGACTTGATGCGCAATCTCTGCAGTAGATAGAACAGGTTGTATAGTTCAGTTGAGACTGTATTGGGAGGGAGACGTTGCATCTCCCTCCCTTATACTTATCGATCAGATCAGGTGAGCAAGACCCATCGTGCGCAGCTGCTCGATCTGCTCAGCAGTGAGTTCCTTCTTGGCGGGCTTGAGCTCGGCAACCCGCTTGTCGATGAAGGCTTGGATCTCGGCCTTCTCGCTCGGATCGCTCTTGGTCGCGAGCAGCAACCGCATCGCTTCCACGCTCGCATCCTTCGACCCAGCACGAGACCCAGGATTCTTCGCCTCGTACTTCACGCCACCGTTGAGTCGCTTGTCCTTGCGCATGTGGTTGTTGACCAGACCCGGGATGTACTTCTTGATCCACTCAGCATCGCGATCGCCGCTCAGCTCGATCTTCCCACCCTCGAATCCCGCCTGCAAGATGCCGTACACTCGGGCTTTCTGCTCCTTGTCCAGCACGCACGCGCCTTCGAACTCGCCGACCACGTTCACAACTGCCTGATAAACCGCATCGCTTTGTTTCATATTGCTCCTTAGTTTCAGTGTGTATGTATATCGTGATGAGATGTTGTATGTTCAGAATCAACCAACAGTTAGACAGTAGAATCAGCAACCAACTCGAACTCGCGCATCAACTCAAGTAACTCAGCATCGATGATTTCGATATTGTTTTCATTCATGCATTGTTATAGAGTCAGGATTGTCCGATGCTATGAGCAAAACAGGGCCCGCTGGCCTTGCCTTACTGAGGCTCCCTTGAGTCGGGACCGGTACCCACGGCCAATGCTTTGTGTACATAGGCTTTTTCTAATAGGTCAACTCAGGTACTGGTACATTCCTAATAGGTATAAATATAATATGCAATTCCACACGCATGGCCTTTGCGAAAACTTCCACTTGCGCCCTTACCTCTCGTCATATGCCTGCATCAAGGGTTTATGCCACTGCTCTTGCCACACCAGCGGCGTTGAGGCTCTCTTTACACTTCTCAACAGCTTATCTATTCATCACTCACGTGCTTCATACCCATTCTTAGGTGGCTAACATGAAGCACCTCTATCCTGGCTACAATCAACCTTACGAACTCTTGCCACCCCACGTTGTGAGTGATGAGGGCGCAATACTACTTCACGAGAATGCCCACCCCACTTGCGCCCTCATCCTCTTCCTCAACAAGCTCTCCCTGATACATCGAACAGTTTGTCCTGTCGTGGAGGAAGATATATGATGGTTCATTCAAGGGAATGTGCTCGACCTCACCCATGGAATGACTGCTATATTAAGTGCGCTTGTAGATGTCATCATCTCTACTACCTCATGCATTTCTTAAGGGTACTCAGAGTTTTATCGCACGACTATAGACCCAACATATGAAATACATGGATAACATTGCTGCTTGTATCAGCCTGTGTCGCGGCCCCGCTGAGACCGACGCGGAATTGCTTAATCGCATCAAGTATGCTTATAGGTCGAGAGCTTATCCCAAAGAGCTCCCTCTGCTGCGCCTCCTCTCTAAGCTACAACTTAAGTCCACGCGTTGGCACTTCAGCGAGGTCCCATGACTGGACTACTTATAAGACCCAATACCCCAGAGTTTCGCAAGTTGCTCATATTGCTTCTTAAGGTGCACGCAGTAACCCTACCGTACAACTTAGGCGCAGCTGTTTCCCTGCTTGCCGCTATAGGATATGAGGGCTCTGGTATACAGCTATGACAACATACACTCCAGAACAGTGGGACCACATCTTGCCAATGCTCTATTTGTTATGGACACTTAGAGTGAGGCGTAAGATGTTAAGCATTCATCGCTACACTGCGCTAGCAGGCAATCGAGTTGAGGTGCGTTGGGTTGGATAAGAATTACATCTACCTTAATAAGCTGTTTCACTCTGCTAATTATGACGCCCTCGCTAGGTTGCTTAACTCTTACCCCATTCACGGGGATTACAAGTTGGGTGAGGCGCACATAGCCATCAACATGGCTTCTCACTCGTACGCGTTCACGAGCGTTCATCACATTGAGCTGGGCATCTTCTTGCACAAGCTTGGACTAAGAGGTAAGGATGTCGATTAAGGTAAGCTTTAATGGAGCTACAATATACAAGCCAAGTTGTAATAGCTTTAGGTTGTTACCCACTTGCTCTTGTCCATCTATATTTCTAAGTAGCACCGCGCCGCTGGCACACTTAGACCTGTTTCGCTTGCTTCATGCACTCTTGCATAAAGGTCCGTCCCTGTGAAGTACTTTCTCAAATATGCTAACCCTACCTTCCGCATGGAACATCGGTATAATGCCGTCATATCTCTTCTGCATCTTGTGCAGAAGCTACGGGTTGGAGACGATGAGATATTCGGGCGCGTAGGTTCTCTTTTGGTACCAGCAAATTATGATGTTTGACGACAGACGAATTCCGATGCTCATGCTGCTCACTAAGCTCAACGTTGTTGGGATAAGACGCGTTAGCTTCTCCATGATGCAGCTAGTTACATCTAACAAACCAATCGAAGAACCACCGTTAAGTATTCCCATGGCAATAATAGGTTTGTCACGCGACTTTGCTCAATGGGTCCCAAAGAATCGTAAGTATGCAGGAGAAGATTGGGGTGACATGGTAAACGTGGACACAGATATCGACCTTCAAAAAATGAGGTGGAACGTGCTCATGCTTCTTGTGAAGCTAGATTTGTACCCTAGCATACCATTGGGTGATGGCATATGGCCAGCTAG